CCCTCGATCTGGGCGGGGGCGCGACCGGCTATCACCTGTACCGCACGGACCCTGGCGCGACGTGGCGGGCGCAGAACTGGGTTCCGGAACGACTAATCGTCCGGCCGCCGGACACATCCCCCTCGGTGACCGCTGAGGCGTTCCGGGTGGAGCACACGAGCGTGGCTAACGGGCCGAGCTTGTCGACCTCCTGGGATGGCGGGATGACGCTGCGCAAGCAACTCATCCTCGGCGGCACCGCAGACGGGACTATCGGCCGACTTTCGGTCGGTGGCCTGGACGCGGTACCGGCTGGTGTGCGCGCCCGGATCACCCCACTGGGCGCGGAAGCGGGCCTCGAGATTCGCGCCGGGGATGCGAACGTGACGGCGCTGCTACGCGGCATCGACTCGTCGGGTAATCAGGTACTCACTGTCTCGGGCACGGGGCAGCTGACGAGCACGCAGGGCGCCGCGTTCGGCGGTACCACGCCCAGCAGCTCGGCGAGCCTTACGGTGGGCCCGCAATCGTCGGGGGCGATCAACACCGGACTGTTGGGCTACGGGCAGGAGTCGGCGCCGACTCGGGCGATTGCGCAGCTGAATCGTTTCCAGCCGGGCAGCTCCGATGCGGCGGCGATCCTCTCGGTAGCCCCGAATCAGATCATCGTGGGCCGGATTGCCACGGACTGGACGGGTGAGCTGGATCTGGGTGCGGCGTTGACGCGTCTGGTCACGCCGCGGGTTGCGTGGTTCCCGAGCGCCGCGTCGCAGTCGGGGAGCACGCCGTTTGCTCCGTTCCCTGGGATGACTGGGTTTGTGGGGATGGATCAGGCCAACGGCCTATCCAGCATCGTGGGTTCGCAGCTGCACAACTACGGGGCGCCGACGCGGGACGGCCTCACCCTCGCCTCCTACTCCTCCGCACTCAACACCTGGTCCGGCAACCTGCTCTCCGCCTACCAGGCTGAAATCATCTCGGGCTCACCCAGCACCGCGCTGGTCACGCAGCTCAACCCTTCCGGCCAGCTGAGCGTGAACGCCCCGTGGCGCGGGTCCGGAAACAAGCCCGTCCACCTACGCGACGCCCGGCAGTACATCGTGCACACCTGCGTGCGCAAATGGGCCGATCCAGGTGACTACAACGGCGGCCTGTTCGTCGGCTCGAACACCACGTTCACCTACACCTGGCCCACCATGACGGTGCGCTCCGCCTCGATCACGCAGCTTGAGGTGGAGATGCGCATGGAGCTGTTGTTTTTCAAGCAGAACTCCGGCGCCAACCCGGACCGGCAGGTCGCGCAGGTTCGCTGGTACTACCAGCTGGGCAACGGAGCATTCACTCTCGCCGACTCCTGGTATCAGGAAGGCGCCCAAACGGTGGTTGACTCGCAGTGGCCGCAGGCGCCAGGACTGCAAAACACCTGGACGGTGCTGGTGCCGGTCACCGCAAGCGCGGGGCAGACTTTCCGCATGCGCATGGTGATTTACCTCTACCAGTACGCCTGTGATGCGAAGCTGCGCCGCGCGGACCTCAAGGTCCGCGAATCCATTGTCGAAGTCTATTCGCCGTCGGAGTGATGAATGGATTACCAGCTACTCACCGATAAAGACAAGAATGATCTACTTCGGCAGCGTGTTCTCCAACTAGAAGCTGAGCATTACAAGCTGGAGTTGCTCATCGTGGAGTGCACCGACCCCGACAAGTCCGCCGAACTAGTAGCCCAGCAGTCGCGCCTGGAAGCCGCTATCGCTGTGCACACGAGGGAGCCGGCAGTCGAAGTGGCCGGCAGTGATATCACCTAAGCTGGCCAACATTGTTATCAGCATAGTCACCTGCGTGTGGGTGGTTTCCTTTGGCTTGTCTGTAACCTCAATGACCTATAAGCCCGATCCACAAATCAATGTGATTTTCATGGCAATTGTGGGCGGGGCGATGGCGCTCAAAGCCAAGCGCGGCGACAGCGACGAAAGCGGTAAAAAGTGAGCGTCACCATCAGCTATATCCTCAACTCGGCGATCTGGTCATTAGTTGGCATCGTCGTTGGGTACTCCCTCGGGCGACTGGGCAACAGCGTCAGTGACATCAGGAATGACGTCAACGACATACGAGAGAAGGTCATCGTGGAGCCGACCCTCGCCGAACCCGCAGCCGTGCCTGTGTCTCGGCGACATCGGCGGTCCTACTGGTGGTCGCTGCACTCCGACGACAGTCAGCACGTCTTGAGCTTCATTGTTGCCGTCATGGCCCTGGTCACCGTGATACTCGTGCTCTACCAAAAGATCCAGCTGGATCGCACCACCGCGTGCTACGTGCAGTACGCGCACGAGTTCACCAACGCATTCGCCGCCCGCGACCAGGACTCACAGCGTGCCCGCGACGCAGCTATCGCCAACAACGTCGCCCTGGGCAACCTCGTTAAGGAAGTCATCACTAACGCTCCAGCGAACGGCGGCCAGCCCAGTCCCGAGCAGCGCGCGACGGGCCTGGCCGCGCTTACCGGCTACTTCACCGCTAATCAGACCTACACCAAATCCCTACAGGCAGCCCAGCAGTCCGCGCACAACTTCCCCGTCCCCACAAACCACTGCTAGGAGGCGCAGTGTGGGATTCCCCGCCAATTGCATCCCCCTCATCTGTAGCCCCTCATACCCGAGCATGCCGTTCGGAACCTGGTATCTGACGATCTTCGACGTGATCCGCATCCTGTGCGTGATCTCCTGTTTGGTGCTCATCGGCCGGATCAGCGTGCAGTGGCAGCGGGCCTACGCGCACGGTGGGCAGCGAGCCCGCTACCTGGCGCTGGGACTGTTCGCCTTCATCGTCATCGCCACCGAGCTGGAAAACCTGGGCAACATCGCCTCCTACCGACTGTTCCTGTCACTGGTCGCGGTGCTTGTCGCCAACTGGGGCCTGCGCATGTCCCGCGCCGAAAGGCCGTCGGCACCGGGCTGAACACTCGCTGGTGCCCCGGCGTGCCTGCCTGTAGTCGCTCGATCGCTGGCCCATGATGGCCCGCGTGACACACGGCCATGCGCATCTGCCGGAGCAAGGCGACGGGCATGGGTGGGCACGTCACCGCCCGTCGATCCTTGAGCAGTTCGGCCGGCTGAGGGCGCAACTTCAACTATTGGAGGAGTTCATCGTGGCTTTCCAGGACGAGCTTGACCGGCTCAAGAGCGACGTCACCAACTACGCACAGAACATGCGCAACAAGGTGCAGTCCCTCCAGGACCAGATCACGCAGCTTCAGGGTCAGGTTTCCACCGCGACTACCGACCAGATGAACGCTGACGCGCAGTCGTTGAGTGACCAGCTTGACCAGTTGGAGCAGGCCCTGGCGCAGGACAACCCGGCCCCGTCTCCCAGCGACCCCGGCACTGGCGGCACTGACACCGGCACTGGTGGTGACACTGGCGCGGGTGGCGATACCCCCCCGTCCGCACGCCGACGGTGAGCAAGATCGGCAAGCTGCTTGAGGCCTGGGGCATCAAGAAGCTGCTCGACAAGCTGTTTAACCGCGACAAGAAACAATCCTGATCCGCAACCGCGCCGGGGGGCCCCAACCTCCCGGCGCGGTCCACAAGTGAGGCCCTGTGCGTTACCGCAGAGACATCCCGACCGCGCTACTCGACGAGCGCGGTATCGAGCTGTCTCACGAAGTCATCCACCACATCGTTGAGCACCTTCTCGGTGCCGCGCACCCCCATGACGACCCGCGCGGATTCGGCGTCGGTGACGCCCCCCTGGTCACCGTCTACCGGGAAGATGACCTCTCGCCGGGGCACGTGAGTTTCATTGGTGAGATCGACGCCGAGCCCAACGCCCCCTACCTCAAGCCCGGTTTCGACCCGGCCGCCGACCACCCCGAGATCGCCTTCCAGCCTTTCGAGGACATCCCCGCCGGCCTGGTCGCTGATCACGACGCCTACCTACGGTGGACTACCCGTGGACATCACGAAAGGCCCGAATCGTGAGCGTCGGGTTCGCCAACGCCGTAGCCGCGGGCCTGCGCTACAACGGCGTCACGGTCAGCTTCGAGCCCGGTTGGGACACCCGTGGCAACGGCTACGTGTTCCCCAACGGCCGCCCGCAGGGGCTAATCCAGCACCACACAGGCGACAACTACGGCGCCGGGCTGTCCATCCTCGTCAACGGTCGACCCGATCTCGACCCGCCGCTGTGTAACTGCTGCACCTACCCCGACGGCAGGGTGCACATCATCGCCGCATTCCCCGCCAACCACGCCGGGGCCGCCGCCGGATCTAGCCTCGGCCCGTTCACCCCCACCGGGTTGTTCAATCCGCGCGTGTGGGGCAACGAAATCATGTACCCCGGTTTGCAGCCCATGACCGCTGCACAACGCCGCTCCGCGCAAATCCTCGGCGGAGTGATCCTCGGTGTCCTCGGCCAAACCGACACCGGGTGGGTGCGGGGGCATTTCGAAACCTCCGGTGAGGGCAAGTGGGATCCGGGGTTGGGGGATGGCAGCGAACGCTCTATCGACATGAACGCATTCCGCGCCGGCATCTGGGCGGCCCTGACCGGCAAACCCTTGGAGGAAGCGATGATTTGGCCTCCGATCAAACTCGACGGCGCCGGGCACGAGATCTTCCCCATCATCGTCGGGTCCGCTGATGGCTACAGCGGTCGCAAGGCGTGGCTATCCGTCGTCGCGATGGACGTATCCGGGCCCGTGTCCCTGGAAATCCTCGCCCAAGGCGACGGAGGCGGCATTGAGGGCTGGACCTGGACGGAAAAGGACCTCACCCAAGACGCCAAGAACAACTATCGGCGCGTGGGGCGCGAACTCAAGTCGGGGACCACGAAGCTGGTGATGAAGTGGGACTTCACTCACGCAGTGGACGCCAAATTCACCATCGAAACGAAACCGACCTACTAGGGGGCATCGTGAAAATCTTTGGTCGTGAGCCCGCTCAGTGGATTCACCTCATCAGCGGGGTGCTGATTTTCCTCGTCCCATTCCTGCACCTCGACCCAGTAATTAACGGCGCTGTGTTGGCTGTCATCACCGCCGCATCCGGGCTGGTCACCGCGGCCACCGTGTCAGGGGAGCAGGCCGCGCCGCTGGTCGCCGGCCTGCTCAAGGCTTTGTTCGCGCTCGCACTCGCGCTGCACATCGCACTGCCGGACCAGTTGCAGGCCGGCGTGATGATCGTGGTCGAGGGCATTGTGGCCTGGTACCTGCGCACACAGGTCATCGCGCCCGTGCCACCCGATGTGCCCGTCGTTGTCCCGCCTACCGCTCCTCCCCCGGTGGTGACCACCACGCCATGAGGGAGCGGCTGGCGCAGGGCACGAACCGGATCATCCGAGCTAAGGACGTCACCGACGGCTCCGGTATGGCGCTGTCCATGGATGGCTGGTCCGTGATCGCCTACGCCGCCGCTGAAACCGTTGGCGGCCCCCTCCTCCAGGTCTGGTCGAGCGCATCGAATCGACCCAGCGGCGTGGGGGTAGCAACCGCTTCCGGACGTGATGTGCAGATCTTTGTCCAGCCTGATCAAACTAACTTCTGGGATTGCGATCGGGTGGTGGTGCAGGCCTACATCACTTCCCCCGACGGGACACAAACCGAACGGATCATCAACAGAACCTACGACTTTGACCGGAGAATCGCGGTGCCCGCATGAGTAACACAGCGACCCTGCTGCATCGGGATTGGGAATGCGCCAAAGGGTGCGGCAGTAGCGCCCGCACCTATGATGACGCGTTGCCCCATCATCCGTGCAAATACGCTGGTGGGTTGATGATCGCGCTCATCCCCGCGGGCACTAAGGCCGGGGTGAAGATTCACGAGCGTGGGGATTACGTCGGCAAAGACATCGTGACCATGGTTGAGGGCATTCCCGTGATGTCCACAACGGTGGAGCACGACGACGGCTACGACACAACGGTGTACGTGCCGTGCGCAACAGCAACGGTGGAGAGGGGGAGTCTTGCCCGGAGTAAGTGAAATGAGTGAGCAGGAACGCCGGGAGGCCGTTGCTGCGGTGCCCGTGCACGAGCACCTAGTGCGCTACGTGAAAAGCAAAGTCGACGGCGCGCAGGACAAGGTGAGCAAGTTCGAGGCGCACCTTTCGTCGCTGCGGGATGACCTCAAGCGCGCCAAAGAGGAACTGCGCGACGAGGAAGCCGCGCTGGACGAGGCCCGCAGGAAGGCTGAAGCCGTGCTCGCGGAGGGCCCGGTGTCGATCCGCGGTCAAGAGGTGCGCGCGCTGGCCGGCGTAGCCGGCGCCGCTATTGAAGGCAAGGGCGGTAACAGCTAATGGCCTGGTCAGCAAGTAAGGTCTTCCGCGCTTACCTCGCGGATGTTCTGGACAACACCACCGCTCTCGACTTGGGCAGTGATGCTTTCAAGGCGGCGCTATATAACAACTCGATCACGCCCGATGAGAACGTCACTTCGGCGAACTCCGCCTACAACGCTGGCCAGTGGGCAACCGCGCAAGAGGTCTACCAGGCTGGTCAGTGGCCGCAGGGTGGGCAGGCGCTATCGAGCACGTCGCTGAACTCGGGCACCGCTGATGTGGTGTTCTTTACATCTGCGAACATCGCTTCTGGCTCTGCGGCCACGCTGAACAACATCTACGGCATGCAGATTTACGACACCACGGTGGCCACGCCGGTTGCGAATCAGGGCATTTGCTTTAATTACTTCGGCGGCCTGAATGCTGTGACTAATGGCACATTCACTGCGGTGCCCAATGCCAACGGCCTTGTACGCATGACCATCACATAAGGGGGTGTGATGAGTCTCCAAACATGGCAAGAAACACTCATCACGTCGCAGGTCGACGGTGCTGCATTAGCTAACAGCGTTACCGCGACATCTTTGTTACCCGCGGCGGCGAAGTTCACTCTGCCGGCGAACTTCTTTAGCGCCCCCGGAAAGGCGCTGCGCGTCACTGCGCAGGGTCGTATCTCCACCACCACCGGCCCACCATCATTCACGTGGGATATACGCCTCAACAACACAGTGGTGTGGAACGGTGGCGCAGCGGTCACCGTCGCCTCAGTGACGAACAAATCGTGGGAATTGATGGTGCACCTCATTTGCCGCGCCATCGGTTCCACCGGCAACCTGCTGGGTGTTGGCAAGTGCACATCCTCCGCTGCGGTTGGCTCCACGGGCGGTAACGCGAACACGTGGGTGCTACCTGACTCCGCGCCCGCAGTCGGCAGCAACATCGACACCACCACCGCCTTGCAGCTCGATTTGTTCGGCACCTGGTCAGCGGCCAGCGCCAGCAACACCATCCAGCTGCACAACTTCATTCTCGAAGCACTCAACTGATCACGAGGTGCTATGACGTAGGGGGTTGACGTGCCGTATCCCGCGGTGCTCGTCGACGGGTCAACCCCGGCATCAACGGTCGCCACGGGGCAGGGCACTCCCTCCACCTGCACCTCGACGTTCACCCCGCCAGCGCATTCGCTGGTGGTCATTTTCGCTGCGCAGGGCTGGACGAACGCCTCCGGTGTAGCGGGTATGGCCATCAGCGACACCGGGGGCAACACCTGGACGCCGCTACCTGGAACCACCAACGGTGTTGTCGCCAATCCTTCCGCGTCGACAGCGGGTGGCGGTGTCGCCGGCTGGTACCACTACTTCGATCAATCACCGGGCTCGATCACCGTCACCATCACTTTCAGCGGATGGGGAACTAGCTCCGGTGGCCGAGTCCTCGACCCGTTGATTTTCACCGGGGCGCACTGGGATCAAACACCCGCCGCTATCGCCATCAAAGCGACCGGCGGACAAAGCAACGACGGTACATTCAGCATCACCCCGAACCGAATGGGTTCGTGGATTTGGGCGATTGTTGATAACCCCAACGTCAACACGACCTTCACGGCGAACGCTAATACCACGCTGGACTGGACAGACGCCTCTGGGCCCACCGATGGCGTCACCATCATCGACATTTACGCTAATTCCTACACGAAAAACCCTGGGCAGGCGATCACGCTCGGGGGCACGTGGGGGACCACCACTTCCATCACCGTCGCTTTGGCGATGGAGGTCATTCCGGCCCCCGTCAAGGGCTACCAGTCCACCTCGTGGCATCCCGGCAAAGGCCCGAATCGGCGCGCCCGCCACTACCAGACACCGCGTAGCTCCGTCAGCGTCATCGTCTCGGTCTCCGCCAGTCCCACCGCGACCGACGCAGACGTCACCGCCACCGCGGGGAATGCCACCTCAGCGATCACCGCGACACCTGTCGACGCGGATGCTGTTGCCACCGCACCCAGCCCGGCGCCCAGTGTCACCCCGGTAGCCGGGGGCAGCTCGGGCACAGTCGCGGCGCAGGCCCCCAGCACGAGCGTGACCGTGGTCGCCGGAGTGGCCGGCGCATCGGTCAGCGCGCCCAGTCCCTCGACTGGCGTGGCCCCGGTTGCCGCGGTTAGCGTCGTCAGCGCGGCAGCGCAGCTGCCCGGCGCGACCACGGCCTCGGTTGCGACGGCAGCTGGGGTAGGCGCTGCCGCCCAGACCCCCACCACCGCGCTCACCGCGCCGCTGGGGGCTGGTAGCGCGAACGCGGCCGGGCAGGCGCCCAGCAGCAGTGTCAGCGCCCCGGCGGGCGCCCCGGCGGCCACAGCCACGGCGTACGCGCCCGCGCGGAGTGTCGCATCGGGTGCGCCCACCGCGGGCAGTAGTGCAGCCGCACAATCACCGACGGGTCAGGTCAGCAGCTCAATCACCACGGCCACCGCCACGGCGACCAGCCCAGCGGCGAGCAAAACCGTCGCCGCGAACGCGGCCAGCAGCACAATCACTGCCGCCGCGAACGCGGCGGCACCCAGTGTCGCGCCCACCGCGACCGCCAGCCAAACCAGCGCCGCAGCTAACAACCCGACCGCCACCGGTACCACGGCGATCCCCACCGCCGCCGCGACCGCGGCCAGCCCCACCGCGCGCAGCGATGTTGCCGTCGGAGCGCCCACCACCGGGGCCAGCGCCAGCGCCAACACCCCCACCACCACCGTTACAGCGACCACCAGCACCGCCGCTGTCTCCACCTCGGCACCCACCCCCCTGCCATCTGTAGCCGCGCCGGCCGGGGGCAGTGGCGCCAGCGCGGCCACGGCGTCGAGCGCGAGTGTGGCGGTCCCAGCATCCACCTCCGGTGTCAGCGCCGCGGGCAACAACATGGCCAGCGGCAGCGCCACCACCCAAACCAATACGGCCTCGGTCACGGCCACCGTGGCCGCTGCCCCTTCAGTGGCCGCACCAGCGGGGTTAACAGGAGTTAACGCCGCCGCGGGCGATCTGACCGCCACCCTCGCCGCCGGGCTGTCCACCGCGGGGGCCAGTGGCGCCGCAGGCGCCCAGGCACCGGCTGTAGCGGCCCCAGCGGGCCCCGCCGCGGTCACGGCTGGTGCGCCAGCGGTCGCGGTCGCACTGGCCTCCACGGCCTCTACAGCGGCCGGAACGGCCACCGCGCTGCCGGCCACGCCGATAGTAGGAGCCCGGCCGATCGAGGCGGCTAGCGCCGTTGCGGTGCCCGCTGCTGCCACCTTGATCAGCGCGCAGCCGGGGGTCGCGAACGTCAACGCGCAGGGGATCGACGCGCTTGCCTCCGATGAGACCGTCACCTTCGCGCAGGCCGAAACCGCCGGAGTCACCATCGCCGCGCTCGACGCCGGAGTGGCATTGGTGAGCACACCACCCGCGGCTGGCGCATCGGCCGGGGCGGGGGTGGCGCGAACAACGGTGAGCACACCGGTAGGACTAGGCGCGGCCGGCGTCGCCGCTGGGAACGCGGCACCTCTCGTGTCCGGTCACCCTGGCGCGGGCACAGCTGACACCACCGTGCCCGCCACTAGCAACATCATCGCCACATCGGCGCGACCCGCCGCAGTCAGCGCCGCCGCGGATGCGCGAGCCGATGTGCACGTCGCGGCAGGTGGGGCCAGTACCACTACGCAGGCATTCGATCCGGCGCCCGTGGTGACCCCCCGAGTGAGCACAGCTGGTGCGGCGAACACCGCGCCGGCTGTGAGCAGCACCGGACAATCCGTGGCGCACGCGGGCGCGGCCACTACTCAAGTAGTAGCGCCAGCATTCGCACCGAGCGTGCAGTCAAGAGTCCCAACTACTCACATCGCGGCGGTTTCGCCGCTGAGTGGTCCCGCGGTAGCAGCGCAGGTTCAGCTGGCTGGTGTGCTCGCTGAAGCGTTGCGCGTCATCGGGAAGGCCACGTTCACGTGGCCGCCCGTCGCGACCAGCGTGAGCCTGCTGACGGTGGCCGCCGCTGTAGTGGACATCGCCACCGTGGCTATGGCAACAGTCGTGCTCGAAGACGCCGCTGACGCGGAAGTCGATGTCGAGTCAGTGGCGCGCGGCTATGCGGAATTGGTGCCCGCGGCGACGGGCGAGCTGGCTCTGCAATAGGGAACGCCCGGCCCCCTGGCGGGAGAGGGCCGGGCGTCTGCGATCAGCCGTCTACGGCTTGCTGAGCGTGCGGCTGTCGGCAGTCATTCGGCGGGATCGGTGGTTTCGGTGACCCGCGCCCCGTCGATCACCACGTCGGGGTGCGCGGCGAGCCAGTCCGCATGGTGCTCTTTGATGGCATCGCGCACGGCTGGCCACGAGTACAGCAGCCGCGGGGTGGGCGAGTTGACCTGCATGAGTGCGGCGGGCAGGGGCCAGTCGGCGCCCAGTTTCCAGCGATGCAGCGTGGTGAGCGGCACAGTGGTTAGGCGCTCGATACCACGCAGGGAGGTCACCTGGTGTTCGATGGCTTGCTCGGCGGTGTAGGTGGGCAGGTGGGCGAACTCTTTGCGGGTGGACCAGCGGGCGGCCACTTTGTCGTGGTAGGCGGATGCCTGCTCGATCGACCACAGGGGTACGCCTTGCCAGCGGTAGGCGGGGCGGGCGATGGTTTGCAGCCGGGCTCGGCGACCTGTGTTGGCCACGCTGTTGATGGCGGTCTGGATTGTCGAACTGGCCAGCCCGGTGAGGCTGGCTAGTTCGGCGATGGTTAGGGAGCCGCGCGGTTGCTCATCGACTTCTTGCGCGTCCTCCCACCAGATGGGTGGCTTCGTAGCTGCCATGGTCACGACTGAACCTCCGCCATGTTGTTCAGTCGCGCGGACTCTTGAGACGCACTGCACAATGCCATCCCAAGGTGCCACGCGAACTCGGGCCCGATGAATCCGTTTACGACTCGACGGCCATCCCCGTCGTAAATCACGATGGCCACGGAACCCTTGTGGGCTCGGGCGTTGAGCTTGGCGCCTTGTGTCCCATGTTCGGGGATCTCCAGTCGATGCCAGGCGCTCATGGCCGTGGTGTGGTCGTACGCTGGGACGATAGCCGCATCTGGGTTGCCCGCAGCGATGATGGCGGCGACGAGTTCTTTCACGTTGATGGCGATCTCGTTGCCGGAGCCGCCCTCGATGACGGGAGCGGCGGCGATGACCTGCTGTGCGGCGCGTTGCGCCGCAGCTTGATCAAACATGAGACTCCCTTAATACGTCAGGACGGGCGGAACGACTGCGATCCTACCAGAGGGTAGTCGCGCGATTTGTGGTGCTCCGGCCGGTGCTCCCGCCATGGGAGCGAACGTCGGACCGAGAACATTCGTCCCGGCCGGAACACCGCAGACTCTACTCTGCGACTACATCGAGGATCTTGTCGATCAGCGGCCTGCGCTGCTGCTGCTCGACGCGCCGCGCGGTGCGTGCGATCGGGAACTCTTTGCCGGCGCGCTTCCAGCTGGGGAAGTGTTCGCCGAAGGTTTGGCTGACCTTGCCATCCTTCATCAAAATCAGGTAGCCGCCGCTGGTCATGGTGAACGGCTTGGACACCCGGCCCATGAAGTCGAACCGGCCGCCCTTGGCGAAAGGATCGAACCATCGTTCGGTGACGAAGTTGGACACGGTGATCTGGTAGGAGTCGACCGTCACCGGGTAGGAGTCCGACTCCACCGGGTCACCCACCTCGCGGGCGATGGAGTAGCCGCGCTCAGTGTCGTGCCACACGTTGCAAAAAGGATCAACGAACGTTTCGAGTACCTCGTGTGAGAGCACGCTGGCCACGCTCAGCGGCTTGGACAGGGCGTCGCCGCCGTTGTCGAGGACCGGGCCGGCGAACACCTTCCCGTAGATCACGTCGCCGTTGGTGACATCGTGGTAACCGAGCGCATTTGCCTGGTCAGGGGTGTCGAACACGGTGATTAGCCACGATCCGGGCGGGGCAGTCTTCGGGTCGGTGCTGAACACCACGGGCATAGGCTGCAACCGCCACGCGGGGCCGGCATCGCGCTGAACCTGCGTCCAGCAGGCGCGGGTCATCAACGACACCTGGTCATTGGTTACGCGCGTGCTCGCATTGACGACTGTGATCACATCAACTCCAGGAGGCTAGGTGGTATCGGTCCCCGACGCTCCGCATGGAACGCTGGCAGGCTACGCACAGCCATGGAACTGTCGCTGTACGTGGTGCAAACGCGCCGCGCTGGGCATCGCCCCCGACGGCGTGCAGGAGCGCCGGCCTACCCTGCTATCACTCGCGCCGGAGGCCGCCCCTTCGGCGCGAGCTGCGGTATCAGGCCCACCGCGCCCCACACGCCTGCATCCAGCTCATTCGGGCTCTCGGGGTCACCCGGCACCCAACTCGTGAACCCATCCTCCAAACCGGGCAGACCACCCACGATGTGCGCCCGGTGCTGCTCGAACATGCCCGCCACCGGCTCGGCGCGAGTCTTCTTACCGTGCGTGGCGGTCACCGGCAGAATCCGCGGCAGATACACATCGGCCTCTTTGGCCACCATCCTCAGCATGGTGGAACACAGGTCGCCGCCTTGGTTCTTTTCCACCACCATGAGATCCGCCGCCCACTCCTCGGCGAGCAGCAGTGATCGCAGCGCCCACGCGTGCGGTGTGCCCCGCATCGTGGCGTCACCGAGGAAGTAGAGATGTGGCCCTTCCACTTTCGAGGGCGCGCCCGTCCAGCCGTGCAGCGGCGGCCCGCCGAGCCCAACAGCGATAAGTCCGCACGCATCGGAGGTGTCGTTGGCGGTGACCGCGGGGTCGATACCGATGGCGAGCCGTCGCAGGTTGGGCACGAGGTTGCCGTCGAGGATGCGGGTGGAGTCGATGAGTCGCGCGGTGACGAGGGCGCCTTCGACTTCATCGAGCATCTCGCCGTCGAGTTCTTGACGGCCCGTGGTCGTGCCTGCGTAGCGGTTCTCCATTTCCGCCAGGAAGGCGGGCGACAGGTTTGCGCGATTCTCGAATGTCGAACCGCGCGTGATAGCAACCGCGGGATCACCGTGCTTAGCACGGACCAGCAGTTCGCGCAGCACCACAGCGGAGCGCCGGGGAGTAGTAGTGATGACCATGCGGGGGCGCTGGCCGATACGCAGCGCCGGCATCAGCGCCTCGTCCCACAGCTCTTTTTGACCCGTGCCAAACGACGCCAGCTCATCGCACCAGGCGCCCGACAGGTTCCACCCGCGCAAACGATCTGGCGCATCGGCGGAGGCGAGCACGATGCGACTGCCGTTGACCAGGTAGATGATGTAGTCGGATTTGTTGTAATCGGCGAGATCATCACCGAGTGCCACCAATAGCCCGGACGGACCCTCGGTGCAGATCTTGCGCGCGTCACCGAAGGTCGGCGCGATCACCGCGTAGTCGCCCCGGTTGGCAATCGCCATCTCGGCGAGAGTGTTACTGCCGCAAAAAGTCTTCCCAAAGCCTCTGCCCGCCATAATGACCCAATACATCCACTGATCGCCCGCGGGCGGAATCTGCGACGGCCGGGCGGTCTGGCGCCAGCGTCGCGCACCCGGTGGTTCGATAGCGCGCAGTGCGGCGATCGTGGGCGAAGCGGCGTCAGCCCAGTAGGGCACCTCGGTGAACCCGAGCGCACCCCAGTCGATGCCCTCGGACAACGGTTTAGGGGTGAACAGGTCCACATCGGTCGGATCAACCGGAATGGCCTTGATGAACTCCAACGTGGCAGCGAAGATCTCCGGATCGGCGTCTACGCCGCGCCGGGTGTATGCGCTTCTCGCTGGCACGACCGCAGTATGAGCAGGCTCAGCAGTCCAGCATGACGTGACACGCGTCGAGCAGGTTGAGCAAGGCGGAGCCCACAGGCGCGCCGAGGCAGTCTTGCAAGGCGGGCAGGGTGAGGTCGAGATCGGATTCCAGGGCGGTGCGGTAGAGCTGCCCGGCGGCCATGCCTACGCGCATGCGGTGCTGCGCGGTGCCGGGTAATGGTCGGCCACCGCCGCAGCCGTAAAGGTCAATTGGTTGCGTAGAGTCACCATGCTTCACCAGCACCTCGCCCGTCCCCCGGATGTTCAAATGTGTTACGCCAAGCGGGGTCATGCAGGTGGTCCAGCAGTTGCTCTAGGTGTTCGACCGAGGTGACCCAACCGGCGAGTGCCCCCGCATCTTGCCACTTTTGCAACTGGGCACGCTGGACGGGTTGCAGATCGTAACCAATCCGCTTACATTCGATCGTGAGCATTCTGCCCTCAAGACAGCCCAGCACATCCGGCGTGCCCCGCACCCCGTTCTGCGTCATGTGCTTCGGGATCGCATAGCCGCCCCGACCGATGATCGCCGCCACCACCCGATCACGCACCGACTTCTCCGATGGAGGCGCAGCTACCCGACGTTTCGAACGTGGGGTCTCGCGTGGCCGCTCATCCAAGGACGGCACCACCGCGAACCCATCCAAGACACTCATCGCAGAGCAATCCTCACCGGCTTACAGGGTTGATCCGCACGCGGTCGGCGCACCCCGTCACTGCGCACCAGCAGAAACCCGCACCGCTTGCACCACAGCGATGACGCATTGAGATGCGATGGCATGCCCCACTCCTCGGCCGTCAGCGGTATATGCCCGTTCCAGTCCTCGGTCACAGCTGCCCCCTTTTCTTCGCACTCGCAACGTGCCGCAGCCACGAGTGATAGGCCACCGAGCCGGACTGGTATTGCCAGTGGCCGCGATAACCACATAAGCAACGGGGTCGCCAGCATGTGCCGAAGGAGCCGTGGTTCTCCTCGTCGAGGATGAACTCGTGCGAACCGTCAACCGTAGGAGCGCCGTTGCGGTGCTCATGGCAGGTGCACGCTCGGACAGGCTGATTCATCGCTTAATCCTGATCACCAATGTCGGCAATGGGCAGAAGTAAAGATGGTTCGGCCCGATATAAAGACCCACCCACCAGTCTCGGCTGTCGAAGTAAATACTCATCGCACACTCATTTCTGGCGGGCACAACTCACTCGGGCGCACGTGCGCCTCCGTCGAAGACAGCACCACGCACGTCTGCTTCGCCCTGGTCAAGCCCACATACATGAGTCGGCGCGTCGCATCCCGGCCCCGCCGATTACGCATCCACTCAGAATGCCCGGCCGGCGACAAGCTCGGGCTGAGATATACAACATCAGCCTCCGCGCCTTTCACGCTATGAATTGTCCCCACCGTGCACAGTGGCTCGTCGACCAGCGCAGCCGGACCAAACTGGGTAGCGATCCGGGCCGGATAGTCGAGCTTGCCCGGCTCGGTCGCCGTGCCCACCATGCCCTTGATGCCCTTCGCCGCGTTCAGTAGCCAATTCAGGGACGGTTCAGTGGCGTCCCCAAAAGCGTCCTCGTCGGCGAACATGCCAATAACCTGCGCCACGTCCAGCTCCCCGGCGGGGAAGTTCTTCGCTTTCGCTTTCGCGCCCTTCGCGAGCCGGGCCTCTTTCACCCCCACCAACTCCAGCCATGCGCGCACGTCATCGCCGGTCCACAGCCGCGAATCAGCCCCCAGGGCGCGCTCATCAAGCACCAGGTAGCGGTACAGGCGCTCCGCCGTGGTCATGCCCGTCGCTGAGTACAACGGATTCCAGCGCCCCTCCGCGGGCCGGTAGCGGTTGGCATAAGGCACCCCGAGTCGGCGCAGGTTCGAGATCAGGACACGCAGCATGTACTCGCACGAAGCGATGGCCATCACGGACCGCCCAGCGTGCACATCGTTGGCGATGGCCTCCGCGGTGGCCTGATGCTCGATCGGGTAGCGCACCGCGTAGGCGCGACCGTCGTAGTCCCGCGGCCGGTACTCCTTGTCGCGGCGAAATGAGCACTGCTCAATCCACGTTTGGGCGATCATGTGCACCGCGGCGGGAATCCGCCACGACTGCTCAAGTGGTGTATCGGTGATAGCGCAGTCGTCACTGTCTTCCATGAGCAGGATCGGGCCAGCGTCTCCACCGCGCCACTCATTGATGGCCTGGTCGTCGTCGAGGGCGAAGATGGTGTGCGGCGCCCGCCACGCCAGCAGCAGCGCCGTCTCCAGCGGGGTCATATCCTGCGCCTCGTCGGAGATCAGCACCTTTGGGGCGCCGGGCGCCTTCTGCCCCTCCAGGGCCTGCTGCAACGCCATAGAGATCATGTCTGTGTAATCCACACAGCCACCGGCCTCGCGTTTCCACCCATCCCAGGCTGCGGCGAAACGGCGCACATCGGCAGGCATCGCCTCCGGTGGGGTCAGTTGAGATCGCAGCATGTCGTAGGCGGCCAGCAGGGCATCGCCGGAGTCCCGGCCGCCCTGGTCGGCGTCGGGGGCGCCCCGGCGGGAGTCGGGGGTGATGCGCCACTCGAAGCCGACGCGCTTGTTCCAGTCGGCGATGACCTTTTTGTCGAGTGCGACGTCGGGGTGCCCGATGGCCCGGTAGGCCAGTGAGTGCAGTGTGCCGACGGCGTGATCGGGTAGGGATAGATCCATCTGGGCGATGGAGCGCGCGGCGGTAACGGTGAACGAGGTGACCGCTACGGCGTCGGCCCCGTGTTCGGCCACCGCGTCTTTGATGCGCTCTTTGAGCTTGGTGGATTTCCCGGTGCTAACCGGGAGGACCCCAAATACGCTCGATTTGTCCGCTAGCTAACAAGTGCACTGTATCGGGCGTGAGTTCTCCCATCTTCGACCACCTCCTCCGTTCGATAATCTGCGCGACACTTTTTGCAGCCGCGCGCCCATGGCTATAGCGGCCACACCAGGTCAACCATGCAGCCGATCACGATGAGCCAGCAGAGACAGGCCACTACATAGCTGATCCACCAGACGACATCGCGGTCGCGGTAGTAGGCGCGCACGCGCTTGATGGGTGCCTTCACAGATCCTCCTCGGGCGGACACTCAACAGGCCGGAACGAGTTGCAGTCTACCACCCCGCAGGAGCAGGCGGGGATCTGCCTGCGCAGCCACGCGCACTCAAAACACCCCGCTTGCTCACACACCCCCTCCACGCACGGCTCCGTCAACTGCCGAGTGCCCGTCACGAACGTCAACAGGGACTGCGTCGAGAGGTAGAACATCTGCGCGGGCGCCTCTCGGGGGAACAGCACGATCACCGTGGTCTGCCTGTCCCGGATCTGCATCTGCACCCGCGCACCCAGGCCGAGCAGCACCGGGGAATGCGCATACGCCTCGGCGACCAACTGCCGGGCGATCGGGAACACCTCACCCGTGATGCAGCTAAGAATCAGGTCAATCGCCAGCGGATTGCGAACCGGGTCGTAGATCAGTCGCCCCGACAGCGGGACACCTGTGGCGCTGACCATCGGCACGGTGATGTCCATGCGAGCTACTGTGGCAGCGCGAACAGGTAGGGGCAGCGAGCATGCCGGTTGCCGTGACGGGCGTGCGAGATGCAGCCCTCGCCGCGCATCGTGCACGCCGGGCAGATCTCCGCCAGCGGCTCATCGGGCGGGGTCCACAATGTGGCGATGTGCCCCATGCCCCGATCAGCAGCCCGGTCCATGCGGCGCCACTCATGCCCGCCGAACTGCTGGCCGCACACGGGGCAATCAACCCAGAACCAGCCGCGCAGGTGCGCATAGGCTCGGTGCATCCAGTCTGGAGCTATTCGTCGTCGCTCAGGTCGGCGTGCTTTGGTGGATCTGTCTTTGGCGTGCTGCCCAGCGGGTCGCTCGGATCTATCCGTGCGTCGACCGCCTTCTGCCGCATCAAAGGGCCGATGTCCCGACACAACTGGTCGAAGATGGGGGTGAAAGTCGGGGGTGGGCTCGGGGGACCAGCGGGGGCCTGCTCCGGCTCGGCGGACACCGGTGGTGTCGTGGCGGGTGAGGTCAAGTTGTTCGGTCCTTTCCGGGTCGTGTGCAGGTTCGGCGATCATGCGGCGACCTTGTTTCGTTTCAGGGTTTCGCGGGCGCAGTCGCCGGCCCAGTCGGGCACTTCGATGAGGCCGGTGGCGTACTTGCTGCGCCGCCAGCGGTTGTCAATGCCGATGATCAATCGGGCAAGTCCGACACTGCGTAGCCGCCACTCCTCGTCCCAGTGTTCGCGCAACTCTTCGCCGATACCGCCGAACAGATAGCCGTTGCACATGACGATCAGCCATTGCGCGGCGGCGTTGCAGTGGACGCAAAGTTTGAACTCGTCCCAGCCGCCGCGCGGATTGTCTGGGTGTTTCCCCGTGGCGTAGCGGTAGCGTTCGCCTTTGGCGATGATGCGCCCGCACTCGAAGCACAGGTGTGGTTTACGGGCGGTGCGCGTAGTTTCGCGGTAAACCGCCCAAGGGTCGCAGTCTTCTACCCGGCACACGGCGCGCTCTCCTTCCAGCCGCGGGAAAAGATCACTTGGAGTTTCGCGGCCACGGCCTGGTCGAGTAGGACGAACTCGCGCCGCGCCACGTGTTTGCAGGCGAGCACGAGCGCGGCCAGTTCCCGGTACAGGGTGGCTTCATCTCCGGTGCGTCGGGCGATGCCCAGGAAACGCCGGCCGGCTTTCACCGCCCTACCGGCAACCCGATAGGGCGCCTCGGTGATCTCCATGCCCTCGGCTTCCAGCTTTTCAACAACAAGCGACAGTGGCCGCTGCACATAGAACGCCACCATGTGCGCGGTGAGGATCGTGTCGACAATCTCCTCACCGAGGTGATCGTGCATGGGGATGGTGCCCAGGACGTGGTGAAGCTCTAGTGCCTCGTCGAGTTCGGTGGCTTCCTCAGCCAGCGCGAGCAGCTGACGCAGGATCATCTCGCCGCGATGATCGAGCTGATCGGGGAAGGCTTTGCCGACGTTGGAGCAAATCTCCGCCGCGGCCACATCGAGATCAAGCATGGGAGCCTCCTACCGGTGACGATTCACGCAGGGCAGCGGTGATCGCCTCGTGAATGGTTTCGCCCACCCCATAGGCCGCTGCCCCGACCATCGGAGAATCCTCAGCTTCCTGGCCCCATTCCAAGCCACAAACCCACCCATCACTGCGATTCTGAACAAGGGCGTAGCCGCATTGCGGAAACCGGAGTGCTTCGCGCTTGAGCCGAATAATCGACCCCAGATCAACGGTGCTGATCGGAATCGCGCCCTTCTGAATAGCTAGCTTGCGCTTGCCTTCGGTCAGGTCATAGTGGTCGTGCGCCGGATCGTGCTCCCGGCTCATAAGATCGCGACCCGGCTGGAAGTAGGAGCGGCGCAGTTTGAGTGATTCCGTAGCAAACTTATGCAACTCCTCGGGATCGAGCCGATCAGAGATCAGGTGATACCAGCGTGATCGGTGGGTGATGCCCACCTCAGCGTTGTGCACGTCAGCCTGAATCGCTACGTCATCGACGAAAATCATGAGATTGCCTCCTGTATAGCCGGAACTGGGTTGTGCACGAAACAGGCGCCGCGCACCGGACAAGCACCGCATGCTTTGCCAGGCTTCGGCGCATGCTCGGTATCGGCCTCCGCTTTATGGGCCACCTCGGCCACCAGCTGACCGTGCCGGCGGGCCTGATCACGGCCGATCGGGGTGCACACGGAAGTAGCACCGTTGATGGACGCCATCTCGACGAGCACGTTCGTCGTACCGTAGGTGCGGGCCACCGCAAGTGCGCCCACCCCCAGCTGCCAGTCCCGCGGCAGGTCGCGAGTCTTGGGCAGGGTGGTGCGGGACTTCCAGTCGCGCACCACGTGCGCCCCGTCCCGGCGGTAAATCAGATCGGCGCGGTAACCAACTGGCACCCCGTCGACGCGGATGTCGAGATCCAACTCCGTACCGATCAGTTCATCACCAGGTTGGGGGCCGCAGTAATGCAAGGCCCGGCAAGCGGTGTCCACCATCTCGGGGGTGACCGGAACGTTGAGTCGGGTTGCCTCTTGCTCCATGGCGTCGATCAGGGCGTCGTCGGCGGATAGCTCCACCATGGCGGGGTCCACGCCGGCCTGAATCAGGCGATGCGCCTCGGGCCAGCCAGCCGCCAGGCCAGCGTGCATGAGCATCCCGCGGAACGCCTCGGGCTCGGCCGGGGCGCGGGGAGTGTTGGCGACTCGGGTCAGCCACCACTGATGTGGACAGGTGACGTAAGCGAGCGCGGCCGAGTAGGTCCAGCGGCGGGTGATAGTGGCGGTCATTCGACCATCACCGCCGAGGTCTCCGCGTAGACGGTTTCCCAGGTCACCTCGCCGTCATCGGCTTGCTGGAGTGCCAGCTCGCGCAGTGTTTCCTCATCAGCGTCCACATCCGCGGTCACCGTGGCAGTCAGCTCCTCCTCAGTGCGCAGCGTGACTTTCCAAGTCACGGAGTGGCTCACGACTTCACCACCACTTCTAGCTCTGGGTAGCGGGGATTGTTTGGATCCACGGGCCACGAGTGCGTGTCGTCGAGGGTGTAGTCCTTGTCCACCCGGTAGCCGCGATGAGTCATCCGCGGGTGCTCGCCCTCACCGTGGCCCGCATCGAGCACGCAGCAGTAGGTGTGTCCCTGAATAACCGCGTACTTCGGGTTATCAGCCCAGGGCTTGATTTCAGCGCCGCAGCGCGGCACATCCCTGTTGATCGGCTCCAGGAACCTGCCCTCTCGGTCCCAGGTTAGGCCGCAGTTCTCGCAGTCAAAACAGTCGTCGACCGGGTTGGTTGGCTCACCGCAAAACTGGCAGTCGGGGGGCGGGAACTCTAAAGCCGGCACGGCCCTGCGCAGCTGTTGTATCTGCATGTTCAGCTCGTCAGTGTTCATCAGTCCTCCAGGTTGGCCGGAACTCGGTCACCACGGCCGGCTGGCCGTTGCGGAAGCCTTCGGGGAAGTCGATTTGCCACAACCCGATACCGGGTAGCGGCTCCTGGCCGGGGGCAGGTTCGGGCAGCGCGATGCCGGCGCGAGCGCGGAACTCGGCGACCAGCTGATGTGTGGCCTCGACACCGGCCCCGGTTTCGTACTGCTCGCGATCCTCCAGCTCCTCGACCAGCTCGACGAGCAGCCGCTTCTTGGCTACGCGGATGTCCCGCCTGGTAGGCATGTGGTCTCCTGCCTCGAAATGCCGGAACGGAGACTAGCCTACCATGGCACGGCGGGCGTAGGCACCCCGCTTCGGACCCCCCACCGGCACCGCAGTCGGCGCCTGACCCCCGTCATCCAGCAACGTCATCGCCCGACGCACACACGCCGGATGCAGCGGGCCATGCACCGGGTGATGCCACATCGACGAGCCCCGACACGCCACACACCCACCCAGCCGGCCCGCCACCAGCACCGACAACCACTCCACGATGTCGGCGCTTTTGTCCAGGCACGATGCATGAATCGGGCCCCAACGTGCATGCGCGGTCGCCACCGGATACCGGCACACCAAACACCCAGCCGGCGTGCACGGCGCCAGCGCGCTCACTGGATTCTCCGCAAACCCGAACGGGCATCCGCCGCGTCCCGATCCGTGGCCCGCAACCGCACGTGCTCCGCCAACTCCGGCGTGATCAACTCATCGTTGAGCAGCACCCACGGCGTCTCGTCATCCGCCACCTGATGCGCCTCGACCACCCGCATCCCCGACTGCACCTTGCAGCCCATCTCGTCAAGGATGTCCATCAACGGAGACGCCTTCGGCACCCCGAAACCGGCCTGCGCGATAGCCGTGCGCACCGAATCCAGCGGCACCCACACGTGCCCATCCGACAGCCACGGATCACGACTCGACCGCGCCGTGGTGAACACGCTCGTGCCCTCCGCGCGGCGCAGCATCCCCACCACCGCCAGGCGCACCTGCTCCGCCGGGGTGCCCTCATCGCACCAGCGAGCCAACTCCAGCAGCCGCAGAAAACCATCGTTACGCCACGCCCGGCCGCGCGCCGGGTCCACCACCAGCCCCAGGTCATGCAGGTAAAGCTCGCGCACCGCGTTGGAGTCGCCCCATTCGCCCTTCGGGCGCCAGCGGGTCGGGCGCACCGTGTTCGGGCGCCACCGTTTGTTGCCGTGCACCTCAGCGCGGGCGTTGCGCACCATCCACACCCGGATCTCGTCAACAGCGGCCATACGCCGCTCCTGAACCGCCCAGATCGCCACCCCCTCCGGCAGGCCCAGCTGCGCGGCCAGCTGCGTGCCGACGCTTTTCTCCGTGGCATCCGGGCCGCCGGGGGTGGACGGGTCCAGGCCCAACCGGGGCGCCTTCGGCGCGTCCGCGTGCTGCACCTCCGGAGGAGGACCTTCGTCTTCGGGCTCGGGCCGGCGCAGCGGCGTGACCGGCGCCGACGGGGCCTCAGTCTCAACCTCAGGTTGAGGGTGAGGCGTCGGCTCGGGCGCAACTTCCAACGAAACAGCGCTATCGCTGGGGGTTGGCTCGTCAGCTACAGCTGGCGCTGTAGGTGGCTGGCTGCTGACGTCCAGGGGGGGATCATCCTCTGGCGCAGTCGCCATCACCTCGTCAATGACCTGCTCCGCGGAACGCCCCGACTCCTGCCGGGCCGCGATCCGCGCCGCCACCTTCGAGATCGTCAAGTCCAGGTAGTAGCCGCCCCGCTCCGCCGGGTCGGCCTTCTCCACCTTCCGCCCGATCCGGCAGCGCCGCGCCATGATGGCCTGCGCCGCCGCCTCCGCGCCCAACTCCAAACGCAGGATCGCCGCCGCCAACGCTTGATCAATAGCCGAATCGTCATTGCGGTACCGCTTGTCATCCGCACCCGACCAGACGCGGCACAGGGCGTCATCCCAGCCCGACTCGATCACCGCGAGCAGCCAATCCGGCATCCACCCCTGATGCTGCGCGGCCTGCACCTGCGCCCACAAACCCGCCAGGTCAGCGCCCGCCAGGGAGCCCTTCGCCTCATGCGAAGACCGGTAGGGGTCCAGCAGGGAACACGGTGCCAGCACCGCCTCGATCTGCTCAATGTCGTAGCGGCGATTCGGGTCGCACTCCAGGATCTCCACCGGCAAGTCTTCGCCAGCGACCTTGCGGTTGCGGGTGCCGGGGATGCGCACTAGTCGAGCCAGATCCCCCGTCGGGTCGACCGCCCAACCACCTTTTTGTTTCGCCCGGATCCGCACGCTGGTCACGAACGACCACACCAGATCAGCCGCGCGCCTACGCTCCGCCTCAACCTTGGAGTCGTCGATAACCGGGGCACCGTCGTCGTCCTCGTCGACCGCGCCGAACACCCACGGCTGGGCCAGCCGGTAGAACGCCTGAATCCCGTGCCCCGTGTGAATCACCACGGTCGGCTCAAGACCCAAGTCGTAGGCCAGCGCCAGCGCGGTGGCCAGATCGGGCACGTAGGGCTTGCCCGACTCGTGGCCATCGCCAGCGATGTCAATGTCGAGGGATAGGAAGGCCAAACCCGTGACGTGCGCGGCGCGTAACCGGCCCACCTTGGGGTCGGATTGCCGGTTGTCGGTCAGTCCCAGGCCGACGTAGATCCCCGATGCGTCGGCATCCCCCACGGTGCGCGTCACCACGGTCGCAAGTGAGTCAGGATCAGCCCTCACCCACTGCGTCCGTGGTTCCGCGTCTTTCGCCGGGTAGATCTTGGTGATGGTGAGCCAACACCCGCCCAGCTGTTCGCCGGTCCCACCGAGCAGCGCACCAAAAAAGGTTTGCGCCTGCTCGGCAGGGTTCACGACAGTGCCGCTTCTTCCTGGTGGGCGAAGTCGCCGCCCAGTTCATCGTCATCAGCGAGGCCGCCCGGTATCACGTCATCCACCGACGCCCCGGTGCGCACATGGCCATTGGTCTCGCGACCCGAACCGGCCGCTGCCTCGATCACATCAGCTGGGGTGAGCATCTTCGCGAACTCGTGCGAGAACGCCAGCGCCGAAGCGGCCGGGGAGTCCTCAACCGGGCCCTGCCGGCCCTTGCGCGCACCGTCGAGCAGCCCAGCCACCCGGATCACGAGCTTGGAGTACGTCTCACCCTTGGTGATCTTCTCCAGGCTGAGATCGAACACGAACTGACTGAAATGCATCTGGTAGCGCGCAGACAGCTTCACCATCGTGGCGCGGATCACGGCCAGCGACGTGGGCGGAACGCTCACGATCGTCGGCAGCGTCTCACCCTCGCGGACCACAAACAGCAGAATCTGCTGTTTACAGGCCTTACCTTTGCGGCCTTCCTTCGGATGCGAGCCCCACTGGTTCATCGGGCAGTGTTCGCACGTGCGCACATTGCCCCGACCCTCCACCAGCACCGGCAAGTTACGGTGCGCGTACTCGCCGTCATCACCGAACGCCCCACCGGGCACCGGGACCTTGCCATCCACCGAAGAACAAATCGGTGGCTCATTGGTGGTCTCCGGCTCACCCTCGGCCGGGGGATCCCAGTACACCCGGCTGGGCTGCCAGTGCACCAGCATGCCGCGGATGGTGCGGGTGGTCTCCGGCTCACCAGTCAGGTCATCTGGGATCTCCCACGCGGTGGCACCCCCGGTGGGGAAACGCACCCGCGTGAGGTCGGTGAGCTTGATGCCTTCGTCGCCGACGTTGGCGTCGAGCACGTCAGACAGTGCGTCCACGCCCTCGGCCAGCACCGGGAAGGTGTCGTAATCGAATGTGGCCACGGCGCCTTCATCGCGCCGTGCAACGGTTCCCGCCATGTGTTGCACTCCCTTGTTCTCTCCCCGAGTGGCCGTCTGCCGACTCGGGATGGGTCACCACAACCCACCCGGCCGCACACGCAGGGGGCCACAACGCTAGCCCGGTGCATGTGCACGAGCGGGCTACGACTCGCCGTCGAGGACGGCGCTGTGAGCCCCCGCCAACCGGCGGCGCGCCCGGTTGGGCCGGCGCGTTGTGAAGCTCACCTTCCACGTCTCATACGCCTCGATAACCTCGGCAAGATTCTGTGGAATGGGCTTGCCTTCTTCCTCCAATCCCCGCACGAATGCGGACAGGCTTTGTGCGTTGTAGGACGGCTCGGTAATCAATTCCGTCAAGCCATCGGCCGCCAGCGCGGCGACCACATCCTGTGTGGTCACGGTCGGATCCTTTTTGCGCGCCCACACCTGCGACTGGAGGGAGCCGAACCGGTCATCGAAACCGATTTCGCTGATCCCCATGGCCGCGTACTGATCGACGAGGACTTCTTGACCTTTGGCGACCAGTTCGGCGACCTGCTCGGTGAGCCGCTTGAGTTCTTTACGCAGCGCGTCGAGTTGATCGACGCGGCGGAACAGTGCGCCGTCGACCACGTTGCCGCCGCTGCATCCCAGCAACCCGGCCTGGATGACAGCTTCGACGGCTTCGATAGCGGTGACGGCGCGTGCAACCGGGTCAACGGGCGCAGCAACAGACAAATCGGCCATGGGATCGCACTCCTCACTACAGGGCACTGCCGGAACGAGTCACACCCTACCAGCCGCGGGGTAGGGCACGCAACGTGCTCCTGCCGCGAGTTCACGCAGGGTACGGCGCCCCTCACGCAGCGCGCAGGGAAGTGCAGACTAAACAACCACCACCGGCGCCGCGCGACGCGGGCGCACCGGCCAACCACCCACCGCAGACTCCCGACAGCGCCGCGCATCCTCCGGCAACGCCGCAATCGCCGCATCACCCTGCTCGCGCGTCATGCGCTCATCGGCGACCTTGCGCTCGATCGCCTCGATCGCCTTCGGAGTCTCGAAGTAATCCGCCAAACCCAGCTGAGTTTCCTCATACCAGCGGATCTGCAACTCGTGCAGCGCCGCCGCATCCCCCATGCGGACCGCCTTGCGCGCCTCGCGCTCCAGCTTCGAAGGCCCGTACTTGCCGTTGGGCCAGTCTTGCTTGACCGCCATGCGCCACGCGATACGGCCCGCCATCAACGCATCCGGCGCCGCGCTGTGCGCCTCTACCAGCTCAAACCCGTAATGCGCGGCAGTGTCTTTGAGCTGCCGCGAACCCGGCCGCCACTGATCACAGCACTTGTCCAGCAGCAGTGTGTCGATCACCGGGCCGCGCAAGGTCAGCTCCTGGCCGCAGCAGCGCCGCAACTCCCGATCAAGAACAGTAAGATCATATGAGATGTTATGCCCTATCAGTGGGCAGTTCGAACCCCACGGGGCCAGACCCCGACTCAGGATCTCGTCAAGCACCAGGCGAATATCGCGCCCCTCGGCCCGCGCGCGCTCCGTGGTGATGCCGTGCACGCCAGCCGCCTCATCCGGGATTGGTCGGCGCGGGCGCGCGATCCACTCCAGTTCGGTGCGGTCCTCACCGGGGCGCACGTGCACCGCCGCCGCCTGCACGAGATGCGCCTCATCCGGGTCCTTTGCGTCCGTTTCGAGGTCAAACAAACAGAGCTTGCCCGTGATGAAGTGCGCCATGGTGTCTCCTCCCGACCTGGAACACGGCGCACTCTATCAAACGCCTACGACAATAAGCGCAGGTCAGAACTCGCCCAGTCCCTCCATGCCGATCAACGCCAACTGCGCAGCCTCTCTATCACGCTCCGGAGTTGCCCGCTTACGCGAACCCGTCGTCTCGGGCAGCAACCAACTCGGCACCCCCGGCTCCGGAGTGATCAGCTCGCCTTCGGTGTCCAAACCCGGCAACGACTCAGTAGACGGCTCCGCATCCGCCCCACCCCGCGCATACGCCGCCGCCACAATCGTGTCAATAACCCGCTCTTTCTTATTCAGCGACGCGTAAATGATCCCATCAATGGTGTTCTCCACAATAAGGTAATAATTCAGTGTCGGGCGAGTCTGCCCCGGCCGGTGCACCCGCTTCTGCGCCTGCTGAAAACGCCACAGCTCAAATCCCACCGACCACCACACCACAATATGTGCGCGAGTGAAATCAACCGCCTCACCACCCGAAGCGATCTGCACCCCCACCACATCACAATCCGGGTTCATCTTCGCATCCGCGTCCAGGCCATCCTTACGCGCGCCCGAGACCTCCGCATACCGCAACTGCGCAGCCTCCGCCACCCCCCGCACCGCGTCCAAGTCATGCCGGAAACGGCAAAACACCACCACCGGCTCCGGTTGATGCCGGCCATCCGTGCCGCCCCTACGGCAGCCCACATCGTTGAGCAACTCCGCCAGAGCGTTAGCCTTCGCATGCGACACGATCACCGTGTTGTTCTCGTCATCCCGCGTTGCCCCACCCGTCAACTGCGCCAGGCGCAGCAACTCCACACCCGAGTTCGCCGGGGCCACCGTCACCTCATCAGCATCCGGATCCACCGACTGGCCCGCGGCAACCATCGCCTCACGCAGATTCGCGATCCCCTTATCGCGCACATCGTCGTAGGCGCGCCGCGCGGCCGGCTCAAACTCCACCGGCACAATGTTGTGAATCATCGGCGGCAGGCGCAGATCCACCACCGGCAAATAGCAGATCGAATGAAACTTGCGGGAAAACTCGACACGCTTTTCTTTGAGCACATCGACCGGGAACTCCCGTGTGCCCTCCCGATTCTTGCGCATCACAATGTAACGCTGACAAAACAGCTGATAGTTCGTGCCGAAAATACCCGGATCCAGGGCGCGGTAAATGGCGTACACATCCGCCGGGGACTGCGGCATCAACGTGCCCGACAACCCCACCCGGTTCGGGATCTTCCCCACCCACGACGCCGCCGTCCACGACGAGCCCCCACTCGGGGACTTCAGCCGATGGCACTCGTCATGCACCACCATCTCGATACCCAAAGCGTTCATGTCCGCTGAAGCCATCGGATCCTTCGCCAAAGCCTCATAGCCCACCACCACCGCATGCGGTTTCCCGCAACCACAACGGGTCAGCGCATCCACCATGGACCGCCAGCGGGCCTCCAGAGACTGCCGAATCAGCGCGCCCCGCCTGCCGCGCACGTTGCCGTTCACCACATGCCACTCGATCGAGCTGTGCAGCCGGAACTCCCGCGGCCACACCCCCGCGGCCTTCGCGGGGGCCACAATCAGCAGCTTGCGGACCTGTTTCGCGTTCGCCCCACCCACCACCATGAGGCTTTTGCCCGTACCCATACCCGAGCCGATCGCCACAGCGGAGGACTCTTTGATGAAGTTGATCCCCCGCTTCTGGTGATCCCACGGGTTGGTGCGCAGCCACTCATGCCACGGCAGGCGCGGCAACGGCGCTGACTCGTCCGCTGCCGCCGCCCGGCGCGCCTCCCGGCCCTCATGGTCGGCAACCAGCGCCGCAACCCGTGGCGAAACCAGAGCACCCGATTCGGACAGCACCGAGAGCAGCCGGGCCGCGATCTCCGGCGAGGCCGGCATGTACCAGTAGCGGGCCTGCTGGCCGGCGTAGCGGGCACCGGGGATGTCCCGGATCGCCTCATGCCAGGCGTACACGTGGCGCGCTATCAGCCGCCCACGGGCATCAATACCCACCTCCGGAGGCTGATGGTGCAGCTGCGCGGTCATGACTTCGGAAGCCGAACAGTTTGATCGTTGAGCGCCCTGGACTGATCACGGGACTGGCGCTCCTGATCACGGCGAATGTAATGACCGATCAAAATACCACCCAAGCCAGCACCCGCCGCAACAATCATCACCGCGAGATCATGAATTGTCTGAATAACCGTCACGACTCCCCCTCCACCACTCATCAATCTCCGATTTGAACGCAAACAACACACCAGCCACCAGCCACAACATAAACAGCCACAACGGTGACCAGCCCCACCAAAACACCAAATAGAAACACACCACATAGTCGAGCACGATAAGCACAAAGATGCGAGCAGTCACGACACGAACCCAAGATTCAGCGACTTCGCCAACTCGATACCGCCATCCCGCGCAGGCAGGCACGGCCACTGCGTCGACCAGCCATCGCCCCAGCACACCTCACACACCCACGCCGACGGCGTGGACAGCGCATCGAAAAATGGTCGGTGATAGTGCGCCGGTAAAGCCTTTCGCTGATCCTCGGTTAACTCCGCAATCCACATCTGCGCATACGGGCTACCCGGCGGAGGCGCCGGCCACGGAAGATCCACCGGGCCCACGGGAGGCACATTGACCCGAGACATGCACTGCCTCCGCACATCCTCACCTGCCAGGTTCGCCTGGCAGGTTCGCCTGGCAGGTCGGGTCGTCGTGCACATGAAGCCGCAACCGCTGATGGAACCACGCCCAACCCGTGATGGGCTGAGCGCAGCTCCCACAACGGATCACCGCCGCCTCGGCAACAGGTCATCAACATCCATCACGCTGACGTGATTACTGGCCCGTGTCACCGCCGTGTAGAGCCAACTGCGGGCCTCTTCGTGCGCTCGCGCCACTTCCCGCTGCCCCTGCGCTGACTTGAGCCTGGCCGTGCGGAACACGTGCGACTCGTCTACCACAAGAACATTACTGAACTCAGATCCTTGCGACTTGTGACAGGTGATCGCCTGCGCGAACGTAGCCGCCGCGGTGAGCCCACGACCCGAGAACTTGATGTCCTTCTCACCCTCCGGACCGGTGAAACCCTCACGCCACACCCGCAACGACCGCTCCAAACCCTCGTCATCGCGGACAGTGAGCATCCACTTCTCGGCCCGCCGATCCTCCGGATCCGCCTCGCACGCCAACACCTCAAACTGCTGACCGTTGAAAACCCCAGCGTCTTTCGAGTTGGCCAGCACAATGATCCGATCCCCCACCACCGGAGCCGGCCCGTAGAACCCGAGCGCATCCCGAATCTTGTTGATCAAACGCCAGCGGGTGCGGTTCGTGCCACAAATCACCTGGTCATAACGCTCAATGCCCGTCGGCAACCGGTCATAGCGGCCACAGTTACCCACACTGGTCGTGAAACCCAGCATGCGCTGGCGCGGATCCGACTCCCGGATCATCGTGGCAATCCGCGTGATCGGGTGATCCCACGCCGCCCGGTGCACCTCCGTCAACAGGTAATTCGGTGCCGCGTTCGTGAAAAACCCCTCATCACGACCCACCGGGGGCAGCTGCGCCGGATCACCCAACACCAGGATCTTCTTACCGAACCGCAGCAAATCTGCGGCCATGTTCTCGCCCACCATCGACACCTCGTCGACCACGCACAACTGGGCGTACGCCAGATCCGAGTCCTCAGCCAGCGTGAACCGCATCTGCTTCGGCTTACGCTCCTCCGCCTTGATCTGCGTCTTGATCTCGGCGACCAGCTCCGCGCGCAGCTCATCGCTGATCTCGGGATTCTCCTCGATGGCCAGCAACTCAGCCCGAAGCCGATCCAACTCCGGATTCGAGTCCCCCAACGGCTTGTAAATCAACGAGTGGATCGTCTGTGCCTGCGGCCACCCGCCGCGAGTGCGCATCACGTGCGCCGCCTTGCCCGTGTACGCCGCCGCGCACACATCCGACAAGCCCAGCTGGCCCACCGCGTGACACGAGCACGTGGTCTTGCCCACGCCCGCGTAGCCGAACAGTCGGTAGATCTGCTCATGCTTACGGGCCGGGTTGGTGTACCAGTCGCGGATGTCAGCTAACGCCTCGGCCTGCTGCGCGCCGGGCGTCCAGACGGTGGTCGCCGTGGTCATCGGTATGCCTCTCTCATCGGTCAAGCCGGAACAGGGTACAGCGTACCATTGCTGCGGGATGGGGCGCTACCGCGCCCGCCACGGCCACAACGAATCGTCATCCAAGGCCCACGCCAGTGACCCATCCTCCGGGTACGCCGTACGCGACTCAAACCGACGCACGCTCTGCATCAACCCCCACACCGAGCGCACCCCCATCTCCCACTTACGCGACTCCTCAGACCAGTGCTGCTCCCACGTCACCGGAGTCGGAGCCGCCCACGGGCGAACCGACCGCACCGGCGCCGGCATCGACGCAGCCACCCCCAAACGCGCCGCGCAACTACACAACACCCACACCAGAACATCGGCCTCAACCTCTGATAGCCGCCACGCCGTCGGCATCGCCGTCGCCGCGCGCTTCGATGTCGCACCCCACGCCGAAAGCACCGGCCACCACATCGACAAGTTCGCTGACTCAGGCTCCACCGGCTCGCCCACGCGCACACGCACCGGCAGCTCCCCCCGAGTTGCCGCTGTGACCGTCGACGCGTCCCACACCATCAAGCCCCGCTGCTCATTACTGGGAACCCAGCGCGTAATCGACTCCCCCACCGCAACCATCAAAGCCAGCGACTCAAAGATCACCGCGTCTGGTGCTGTCGACCGCACCACCTTCGGCAGCTGCGCAAACGCCACAATCGCTGCCGTACGGCCCAGCCGATTCGGATGCAGCACCGCCGTTGCAGTCGGCTTCTCCGGCACCTCGCCCGTGATCATCGGTATCTGCCACGCCCGCGCCGCCGCCGCAAGCGAACGCCCATCAACGAACACCGCATCGCCATTGAGCATCGCCCCGGCCTCGCGCCAACCCGTCCGCAACTCCTCCGCACGCAGCCGCAACTGACCCAACAGATCCGCTCGCTGCGCCAGAGCATCACCGGCCAGCGGCAACGCCTCCAGAGGATTACGCGGATTGCGTGCGCCCCACCGAGCTGCGCGCAACGCCAGATCCGACCAGCCCATTACCTCCATCGAGTCCACCAGCACCGTCACGAACTCCGGATCAGCCAGAGCACGAGTCACGCCGATCGGCGGCCGACCCTTGAGGGCACGCATCGCACCGTCGATCTCGTCCAGAGTCTCGACGGCCAGAGCGCGTGCCAGGGGGACTGCGGTGCGCTCTAACTCGCGGGCAATCGCTGGGTGCTCGGTGCCCACGAGGGCATCCCGAATCATTGTGAGCACACCCATCCTGGTGGCCGTAACGGGCGTGTGGCTGAGTGCGGCGTGGACGTAGTGCTCAACATTGGCAGCCGAAATAGTGCCAGATGACATTTGTTACTCCTCAGTAATATGGCCGATCTCCGTATACTTGTTGACGCATAGATCTGATCAACTTGTGTCAGAGGATCGGAACCCTTGCCGGAACGTGACCAGAGCCTACCACACGCGTGCACGGACCCCTTCTAGGCACGTGAAGTGGGCGGTTCGTCCATGATCGCTGTCCACCCTTCGGGAAGATCAACATCAATGTTGGCGTAAAGGGGTCCTGCACGTGAGCCATCTGGCCATACATCCACGGCTCCGGACTTATCAATATGGCAGCGCAACATTGGGCCTGAGCGGCGCCAGGTCCGACTTAGGAGGGGTATACACATGAAATTGGCCACCCGCCCTTTGTCAGGTACCCAGCTGATGGACGCTCCCGACACCCCGTGTGTATACCCGTCGTAAGTCGGGATCTGGCGCTCAGGGCCGGAAACAGTTATGCCACAAAGGTTGAGTTATAAAGGCGCCGCTCGACCCGAGGTTAGATTTGTGCGCGGATGATCATGGTGGGCGCTACCCTCCCCACGTGCCCGACACCACCCCCGACAACCCGCTCGACGGCATCGCCCAACGCTTCGCCGACCACCGTGCCCAGCAGGCCGCCCTGACGGCCTCAGCACGCTCCTGGGCGCCGCAGAAGGCCGCCGACATGGATCTGGGCACCTTCGACTCCGTCGCGCCCCTGGAGGCCGAACAGATCGGCCCCACCTACGCCCGGCTCGCTGCTCTGTCGATGCAACGCCTCCGTGTGCTCTCCGCTCAACTCACCGAGCAGTACCGCGATCACGGCATGGCCGCCCTCGTGCGCGACAAACTGATCTACAACCCGGCCACGCAGGACGTGGAGGTTGCTGGGGAGGAGCCGACTGCGCTGGCCCGCATGGAGGCCGAGGAGCGCCGGGAGTTGCGCACCCTGCTCACCACGGCGGTGCGGCTGAAGCTGGAGGTGCAGTCCGCAGCCGCGCGCACTCAGCATGCGCAGCGCATGGCGGCGCTGGCGCAGTCGATGGCGGAGTTGGTGGGTTTGGATTGGGCGAATGAGGAGACCCGGCGGCTGGCGCAGCGGGCGGTGCTCCAGGCTGAGGCGCGCGTGTCTGGACGCGCCTAACCCTTAATGTGGTAGGGTGGGCGATGTTCCGGTTAGTTGCCTACCTGGGGAGACCCGATGACCGCCGCTTTCGCCGGCGCCAACGCCGCCGCGATCCAACGACTCCTGGCACGGCGCACCGTGCGCATCACTTATCTGCGTGGCCGTGACCTGTTCTCCGTGGATGTGGTCGAGGCGCACAACGTGGTTGAGCCGATCACCTGCATCGCGGTTGGCCAGCGTTTCGACGCGGAGCAGGCTGAGGCTTTGGCTGAGCGTGAGGCCGCCCGCGCCGCCCGCATCCGCCGACTCGACATTTCCCGATTGGATGTGGACTGAATGAGCGATGAGCGGATCCCCGTCGGCTGGCACGCTGACGGCACCCCGGCCTACCTACCGGATGATCTCGCCGAGCGGCATGACTCCGGCCCGTGGCTGGTGCCGATGAAGTCTGGTCGAGGCAAGTCGTGGCGCCCCGGCACGCGTGGCGTGGCGACCTACTACGACGGCAAAGACGGGACAGCCCGGCTGTTTCACGTGCGCCCAGCTCGCACCCGACAAGAGATCGACGATGAGGCTGTGCGCGCTTTCCTGAAGGCACGCAGCATCGCCGTGCCCGTCACGGTGCGCGTCATCCACTACCGCGAGTCGGACTGCTACCGGGTGGTGGCGCTCAACGCTGACGGCAACGAAATCGACTTGATCGGTATCTACACCGAGGGCGGTGAGGACGGCTACTGGCGGGCTGAGCAGGCCGCCGATCTGGCCGGCTTCGAACGACTGCTGCCGATCTCCCGGATTGATGTGCCATGACGCAGGGACAGCTGGCCATCGCGTTCTTCGTGCTCGCGTTTCTGCTGGCGCTCGCGGGGTTGCTGTGCATCCGGGCGGCGAACAAAAGGGACTTGTGGTGAGCGGTTTGCCGAGCGTGCCCGACGCGTACGACGAATACGTCTACTGGGTGGATCGGATGAACTTCGCCCCGTCCCATGAACCGTTCGGCGGCTGGTACGGCATCACCATGGCCTACCGGCGGGCCCGCGAGGCGTGGATCAACGCCGAGTGGCAGGTCAACTGCGCTTCGTGGCGGTGGGTGAGCACGGGGAGCTTGGTGGATCTCGTTGGGGGCGATGAGACGTGGGTATGGGATGCGTATTTAGTGCGCGAGCGGTGGAAGTTCGCTAATCGCCATTGCCGGGCATCGCATAAGGATCTTGTTCTGCGCAGTAAGGGAGTGGTGGCGTGATCGGCATCCTGGATGTGTCGCCGCACCAGCGGCGTCTACTTCGCGACGTGGCCGGTGAGGTGCTCCTCTACTGGCAGTCACCGCCCCCGGATTGGCAGGTCGGTGAACCTGACACCCCCGAGGGCTGGCAGGGCCGCAACGGTCCCTGCTGGGTGTGGGTCGGGCCGCTGGATCGGCTGATCCTGGCCACCCCCGAGGAACGGATCGACGTGTGCACGCTGGCTCTGCTGGGTTTGGTTGAGCCGCTGATATCCGGGTGCCGGGTGCAACTGTCCGACGATGGCCGGTTGATGCTCGACTGGCTGGCCGACGGGTGGCGGCCATGATCAGCCGCGATCTGCTCGGCCGGGCGCATGCCGCGCTGTCGGTGTCGCCGAACGGTGGCCCGTGCACGGGCGTACTGCGGGAGATCCTGTCCAGCATCGAGGGCCATGTACCCGAGCCGGGGTCGACCGCGGTGGCGCTGATCTCCGCGATGGGCTCGCCCACACTGGTGTACGTGTCCCCGAAGGGCGCCGTGAATCTCGGCGAAATCGACGCGCAGAGTTTGCGGAACCGGTGGGGGATGCACCCCGTGGAGCTGCGGTTTATGCAAGCACTGCTAGTGCATGCCCTGGGCATGCTGGATCAGGCGATCCAGTTGGACGAGACACCAGAGGGCTGAAATGGACTTCCAGGGCTGCCCGGTCGTAACGCGAGGGTCTCGGGCGCGTGGCGAGGGTCTTAGCCCAACCGCCGGGGTGGGAGCCCGGCGCTGGTGGGGACGGTCACCCGTTGAGATCAGGAGTAGCGCGCTTGACCGGTTGGGCGCGGGTTGCTGGCTCTGCTTCTGGTCACCAGTCTCGTACCTCCCGTGGAACGCGCACGCTCGGGGTCTTTCGCCGCTGGCGCGGCGGGTGTGCTGCGGCCCGAACCGGCCGGGGTGGGGGTCCGGCCATCTTCGCATCGGACAGGAAGGGTGGTAGCTGGGATGAGTCAAGAGTGCACATGCCATGTCCGCGGGGTGCACTGCGACGTGCATCCAACGAACCCACCGAGGTGGTTGGGATGTTGAGTTGCACCTGTGACGCCATGGATGGCGAGCACGAGCACGTGCCCGTGGAGATAGTCGAGTAGTCTGCGCGCGGCCATTCTGGCCTTGCTGCTGTTGTGCTGTAGTGCCTGCGTGACGACAACCCCCGGCCTGGAAAACCGGGGGTTGTTGCGTTAAGGGGATGATCGCCCAGCAGGCTAGTGGTATGGTCGTGTGTGTTCCGACCGACCGTGAGAGTTGAGGCCCGATGAGCCGCCAGATCGACGTTGATGGGTTGCAGCTACGCCTAGTTCCTTCGACGGTGCGCAGCCAATACTGGGTGCACATTCGACCTTCCGACCGGTCCATCGGCGTGGTTTACAAGATCCGCTCAAGGTGGATGTGGGCGTCGACGAAACCCGCGTTTCGCGGGGACGGTCGGCCCGGCCTGGAAACCGACGGGCTGGAGGACAAGGTGCCCGAGCACCTGTTGGGCGCCGGCTCGGAGTCCACGCTGCAACGGGCTTGTGAGGAGCTGATTTTGCATCTGCTCCAGACGCAGGCTCCCGCTTTGGGCTACGGCCCGCACCCGGATGTGGAGAGGAGTCGAGTATGCGTCTCACCGGTACCGTCCTCGCTGTTCTAGGTCTCATCGCTATGGCCGGACTGTTGATCGGCAATCAGATGCTTAAGCCGGATCCGGGCACTACGGGCGCATGGCTGTTCGACGGCGCCAGTCGCGGGCTGATTATCGGCATCACTTTGCTGGTGGTGGTGCTATTTGTCGCGTTTGGTTTGTTTCTCGCCTACCAGCATTTCATGGACACCTACTATCCGGATCGGTTTCATGAGCGGGATATGGCGCTCTTGGAGCAGATCACCATTGCTGATCGTGAGTCCGCGCGCCGGCCAGCGCGGTCACGTAGTTCGGCGCCTCCCACGGCGCCACTCCCGGTAGTACCGGATGACCATCCCACTGCGGTGGTCAGAGAATAGGAAAGGCACAGCACATGCAGCCACTCACGCACATCATTTTGCTAGTTAATCAGATTTTTGCGCTCATCGGTTTACCGATTGGGTGCGCCGGGCTCATCGGTTTGGTGTGGCAGCAAGAGATCCCTTCGGCTCGATTGACTACCTTGGCTAAGGCCTATGGTTGGACTGCGGCCATGTTCATGGTGTTCGGTTTGTTGCGCTGGTACACGGGCGAGCACGGGTGGATGGTTCTGAATTTCGCTGACGCGTTCATCGCTGGGGCCACGGTGCTCGCGGCGATGGGATTGGTGTGGCGGGATGAGCCTGACGTGTACGAGCCGGAGGCGATTGATGCAGCTCAGAACTCGAACCACCGGGTGCCGGTGCAGCCTGTGGTGATCGACGCTGCTGAGGGGTGAGGCGTTGTGGGTTTCACGCACACTATCGACTTTGGTAATGCAATACTTGAATTGGTTGAGGTTGGCGCCATTCTTATGTTGATCTTATGGGGGCGTCTTCTGAATAACCGGGTGCGTTTCCTGGAGGACCGGCAAGAGTACGTGATATATCTGTATCGGAACGGGCAGTTCACTCACTGGCCCACGAAACAAGAGGTTGATGTGTGGGTGGCTAATGGGAGGGAGGTGTGAAGATGGCAACGGTGACCACGGCTGATCCGAAGCAGCCCAGTCCCCATGATCCGGCTATTAGGGAATACATCGCTAATGGTGGCAAGCCGGGTGATCAGGTTGTCGTGACCGGCAATATGATTACTGGCTACTCTGCCACGAAAGCGGAGAAGTGATCACTTGTCCGCGTGAAGGCTGCGGGTACCGCTTCGACCCCATTGCGTGTCGCTGGCAGTGCCCGCAGTGCATGTTTCACACACCGTGCTGCGACGGCGCCCCGTTGCCCGATCCGAAGGACAATCCTGCATGGCCGCAACCCCCGTCGACATCCCCACAATCGTGCATGATCAACCGCGACCGCAGTTGGTGATCTGCGTCGGGCTGCCGGCGTCGGGCAAAACCTACTGGGCCACCCAACAGCTCTACCAGGCGTTCGCCCAAGGTCATCGCGGGAAACTGTGGCGCACCAACCGTGATGACTACCGGCGCATGATGCTTGATGCCATCTACGGTCGACCCCCGATCCCCGAGATCGAGGACGTCATCACGACCCTGCAATACCAGCAGATGCATATGCTCCTATCCGGTGGCGTGCACGTCATCTGCGACGACACCAACCTCAACCCGATCTACCTGGAACGCCTACTCAAGGTCGCCACCAACGCGGGCGCCATCCCCTTGGCACAAGATTTCACCCGCGTGCCCCTGGAGATCTGCATCCAGCGGGACTACTGGCGCGACACTGGCGGCAGCTATGTGGGCGAGACCGTGATCCGGAAGATGCACGAGCGATTCATCGCCCCCTACGTCGAAGCACCCGAGCACCCGTGTGTTGCGATGATCCGCGCCGCCGCTGGCCAACTCGTGGGGGAACACGCGTGAAACGACGCCTACGTGAGGACACGGAGCAACTTGCCGGCCCGGCCGAGAGGCGCAAGCCGTCGCCCCCGTGCTGGCTATGCAGCGGCAAGGGCGGCATCACTATCCACACGACAGCAACCGCGCAGTTCGGCGAGGGCGTGTGGGTGGCTGCGGTGGGCCCGTCGTCACTGTCGTCGGTGGTGAAGTCCTGCCCCGCGTGCCGACTGGCTGAGGCACTGGACATGCTTGAGGAGTCCCGCGGATTCATCGAGCGGATGGCGGCCATGCTCCACATGTAGCGTGGTATGCTGCGTGGTGTTCCGGCTCACGTGAGGAGACACCATGCCAGCCGATCCCCGCATCATCGGCACCAGCCTGCGCGGCTTCGTGCACGCCAGCTACGACGACCTCGTGGCCTGCTTCGGTCAGCCCGAGCCCAGCCCAGACGGTAAATGCCGCGCCCGCTGGATCGTGTCCACCCCCTACGGTTGGGGCACCGTCTACGACATGACTGGTGAGGAGCCCAACGCCGGCCCCATCGAATCCAACGTCAGCTGGCATATCGGCGCCCGTAACGACGAAACCGCCGATGACATCTGCGCGCAGCTGCGCAACGGCGGCACCTACGTCCAGCCCACCCGCTACGAGGTGTGCGCCCTCCCGCCCCACTTCAAGGCGTGGCGACACTTCGTGGTCGACGTTGAATACCGCGGTGAGGGCATGTGGGCTGTCATCCGCAACGGCATGTGCCTCGACAAAAACGGGCACCGGCAGTTTGAACCTAGCTCAAGCAACCGCACCGACGAGTTCCTGGAACGCTACCGCCACACCCTCGACGACGCGCTCGCCATCGCCCGCCGCGAAGCTCCCCGCGTGACGGTCAACCGTTTCACTGTGGCCGACGCCCTGGCTAACGGCCCCGAGTGGGGGTGAACCGATGGAGCAGGTGCCCATCCAGCTCGCCAACATCGCCGGCCAGATACTCGACTGGATCGGCCAACAGTTCGGCATTTACGGCGTCGACCCGGTCAGCGTGCTCGCCAGCGGTCTACTCATCGCCGGCATCTACCACTGGGGAGTGAAACACCACTCATGAGAATTTGCCTGCGCGTCGTTGAGGGCGTGGTGTGCGGCCGGGACTACGCCGGCCACCGCACTGTGGCTGTCATGACCGCCGCTTCTGCGCCCGCCGACATGGAGTATTTCGTTGACCTGTGCGCGGAACACATCGCCGAATACGACCGGGACCACGTGTAATGGCCGCTGATCTCGGATCCGCCGCCGGTCACCAATTCCACTTCGCCGTGACTGTCCAGGGCGCCTACCAGATTGAGGGCGACCCGAATTACTACGACTGCGAGCCCGACCCCGAGGCGCAGCCGTATCGGCTCACTGTGCGCGCCTGGTGCTTGACGGAGGCGTGCGAGATCGCGGCGCAAACTCCGTTCGGACTGTGGACCCAACCCGGCGAGGAGGAGACTAATGGCTCGGATCTACTGTGAAGTGACGCCCATAACGTTAGAGAGCAGTTATACAAACGATGATGGCGAGGAAGTGACTACTGAAATAGAGAGCGTCCGAGTCGAATGCGGGCGCTGCGGTAACAGAGCAGAGATTTACGGCGATACCGAGGCCAGCGTGCGGCGTGGATTTGCAACCCTGCGGGAAGGTTGTCCACGTGGTCAAAGCAATTTCTACACGGGGGATGACTGATGACCCGCGGCTACACCCACCTACATGTCCACTCGACTTTTTCGATGCTCGACGGCGCCGCCCGCCTCGGCCCCCTGTTCACACGTTGTCAACAGCTGGGGATGGACGCGCTGGCGATGACCGACCACGGCAACGTGTTCGGCGCCGTCGAGTTCGCCCGCACCGCCGCCAAACACGGCATCAAAGCCATCATCGGCATGGAGGGCTACCTCGCGCCCGGTTCACGCCACGACCGGTCGAAAACCACCCTGGACGGCTCACCGCTGGACGAAACCAACCCCGGTGAGGCCTACACCCATATGACCCTGCTCGCCGCCACACAAGCCGGCGTGCGCAACCTGTTCCGCCTGTCCTCCCGCTCGTTCATGGAAGGCTTCTACTACAAGCCCCGCGCCGATCGGGAACTGCTCGCCGAGTGCGCCGACGGGCTGATCGCCACCACCGGCTGCCCCTCCGGTGAAGTGGCGCGCCTGTTGCAGGCCGGCAAATTCGACGCCGCCTGCCAGGCAGCCTCCGACTACCGCGACATCTTCGGCGATGGCAACTTCTACGTCGAATGGATGGACCACGGCACCGACATTGAGCGCCGTACCGCATCTGATCTACAGCGTTTGATGCACCGCCTTGCACTTCCTGCGGTAGCCACCAACGACCTGCACTACGTGGGGCCCGACGACGCGAAAGGCCACGACGCCCTGTTGTGCGTCCAAACCGGGGCGCAGCTGGGCAAACCCGACCGGTTCCGGTTCGAAGGCGACGGCTACTACCTCAAGTCCCCCGCCGAGATGCGCGCCCTGTGGGATGACCAGCTGCCCGGCGCCTGCGACAACACCCTGCTCATCGCCGAGCGTTGCGAGCCGGTGAGCTTCACCGAGGATCGCACGCTGATGCCCCGGTTTGAGGTGCCGCAGCAATACACCGAGGCCACCTACCTGGAGATGTGCGCCCGGCAAGGGCTCAAAGACCGGCTCACCCCCGGTGCGCACGCCCAGTATTGGGATCAGCTCGACTACGAACTCAATTTGATCAACAAAATGGGGTACGCGGGCTACTTCCTCATGGTGGCAGACTTAGTGCGCCACGCGCACGAGGTAGGCATCCAGGTAGGGCCCGGCCGGGGGTCCGTCGCCGGAAGCCTAGTGGCCTGGGCGCTGGGGATCACCGGCCTGGATCCGCTCGCTCACAAGCTGGTGTTCGAACGGTTCCTGAATCCCGAGCGCCCCAGCATGCCCGACGTCGACCTCGACTTCGAAGATGAGCGCCGCGACGACATGCTCGCCTACGTGGCCACCAAGTACGGGGTGGATCATGTGGCGCAGATCGTCACCTACTCCACCATCAAATCCCGCGCCGCCGTCAAAGACGCCGCCAAAGTCATCCACGGCCAGCCCGGCTACGCCCTGGCCGACCGCATCACCAAAACCATGCCCGAGCCGATCATGGGCAAGGACATCCCCCTAGCCGGCATCTTCAACCCCGAGCACCCCCGCTACGCCGAAGCGGCGCAGGTCCGCACCCTGTACGAAACCGACCGGCAGGTCGCCGAAATCATCGACCTCGCCAAACAACTGGAGGGCATGCACCGCCAGTGGGGGGTGCACGCCGCCGGGGTCATCGTCGCCTCCCGGCCCCTCATCGACGTCATCCCCCTGCTCAAGCGACCCTCCGACGGGGCCATCGTCACCCAGTTCGACATGGTGGTGTGCGAATCCCTCGGTCTCCTGAAGATGGACTTCCTCGGCTTGCGCAACCTCACCATCCTGCGCCACGCACTGGCCAACATCGAGGCCAGTACCGGCACCAGCCTGGACCTGGACCGTATTCCTCTCACCGACCCCGCCACCTATCGGATGATCGCCCGCGGGGACACCCTCGGAGTGTTCCAACTCGACTCGGTGGGCATGCGCGAACTCCTGCGCCGCATGGGCCCCACCCACTTTGAAGACATCTCCGCCGCCTTGGCCCTGTACCGGCCCGGCCCGATGGGGCAGAAGGCGCACGTGCTCTACGCCGACCGCAAAAACGGGCGCGAACCCGTGCGACCCCTGCACAAAGAACTCGCCACCGCCCTCGAACCAATCCTGGGCGAAACCTACGGCCTGATCGTGTACCAGGAGCAGGTCATCGAGATCGCCCGCCAGCTGGCCGGCTACACCATGGGCGGCGCTGACCTGCTGCGCAAAGCCATGGGCAAAAAGATCCTCGCCGTGCTCGACAAAGAACGCGGCAAGTTCACCGAGGGGATGCGCGCCAACGGTTTCAGCGACGAGGCGATCACCACCCTGTGGGAGATCCTGATCCCCTTCGCGAGCTACGCCTTCAACCGGGCGCACTCCGCAGCCTACGGACTGATCGCCTACTGGACGGCCTACCTCAAGTGCCACCACCCGTGCGAATACCTCGCCGCGCTGCTCACCACCACCGCCGACAACCACGACCGGGCGCGCATCTACCTGGCCGAGGCCCGCCGGCTCGGTATCACCGTGCTGCCCCCGGATGTGAACCACTCCCGCGCCGAGTTCACCGTTGAGGGCATTGCCATCCGCACCGGCTTGGCCAGTGTCGCGAACGTGGGCGCCGCCGCCGTGGCTGACATCATCGCTGGACGCCCCTACGCCGACTTCCATGATTTTTGCCGCTCCGCCGGCAAGGGCGCGGCCAACACGCGCACCGTCGAGTCCCTGATCAAAGCCGGCGCGTTCGACGGCCTGGGGCATCCGCGCGCCGGCCTGGCCGAGATCTGCGGCCCGTCACTGCGCGGCGCCCGCGAGCGCGGCAAGCGCACCCAGTTCGGGCAGCTGGACCTGTTCGGCGGCCTGGTCGACGGCAGTCTGGAGTTGCGCATCCCCGACACGGAGTGGGGCTCCATGGAGCGGTTGGCTCATGAGCGGGAGATGCTGGGCTTGTACGTGTCGGGGCACCCGTTGCAGGGCAGGGAGGAGATTCTTGCCGACTGCACCGACATCGCCACCGCCCTGGAGTTGCCTGACGGGCAGGAAGTGATCGTGGGTGGAACGGTTGCCAATCTGTCGCGTCGTTACAACAGCAACGGTCAACCCTGGGTGACACTCACCCTGGAGGATTTGGCTGCCAGCATCGAGGTGACCGTGTTCGCCCGCACTTACACCAAGTTCGGTGCGGACCTGGCCGAGGACGCGATCATCGTGTTGCGCGGCCGGATCAACCACCGCGATGGCCGGGTGCAGTTCATCGCCGATGGTGCGCCTGCTTTGGAGACGGCAGCGACATAGGGGGCAACATGCCGGGGGGGCGGATGGGCACACCACCTTTGCGGGGCGCACTTCCGGAAGATGGGTCTCCTCGACGGACTTCCGCGGCGGAGGCCGAGCTTGCCCGGCATCGGGCTATCGCGGCACGCAGAGTGATCCGCACCTGCCCGGATGAAGCGGATCGGGTGGCGCTACTCGACATGCTTGGCCTATTGCCCAGTGGCTGGCCGCGGGACTCGCGGGGTCGCCCGTACCTGCCTGTGATCAGTGTTTCCGACTGGGTGGCACGCGTTGACCGCAACGGCTGGTTCCATGGTACCCTGGCACCCTGTTCCGGTCCGACTTTTCGAGTGAAGGTAGCCCAACATGGCGACGAGAACGCAGGTGGGGAATGTCCCCCTGATTGATGGCGAGGGTCAGGAATACCACGTCTATATTGAGCGATGGGCGGAGGAAGAGCCCAATCTGGTGCTCGTCGATGGCCCCGCGACTTACCTTATGTTTGACCCTTCCGCACCGGGTGGACGGCAGCGTATTCGCGATTTGCGTGACCGGCTCGACGAGGCACTGGCCGTGCACGAGGCGCATGTGCGCGAGCTGTACTTCAACCTCACCCCCGGCGACTACTGCGGTGGGATTCGGCTTCCTCTCGGAGACGATGAACCGCGCTGTTCGGCGACTCTGACCTGGTGGGAGAACGGTCGGTGGCTGTACGGGCGATGCTCACGCCCACAACACGACGACATCTACCACGTCAGTGTGGATGACCAGCTTGTGGTGCGTGCGGTGGCTCAGCGCGAATCCAGCAAGGCCATCAACGACGCGGTCGAACTGCTGAGGCGCGCGTGATCCCCCGGTACGCGCCGTTTCCGCACGGCAGGTTCGCCCGCCGCGCGGGTGGCTGGTGGACGCTGGCCACACTGGTTGGCTCGATTGCCCTGTGGTCGTGGCTCCTCGGCCCGGCGCCTACCGATCTCGACGCCGCGGTGGACTGGGCACTGATGTTGGCCACGTGGCTACTGGCCGATCTCGGCCCGAAGATCGCTTACTACCGCTGGTACGACCGGCAGTGGCAGCGGGGGGAGGCGTTTCACCCATGAGCTATCAACAGGTTTTCGCGTTTCTGGGAATCATCACTGCCCTGTATTGGGGCTATGACTGCTGGTTGTGGTGGAGGTCGAACCGATGAGCTTTTGGCAACTGTGGGCGATCACCATGCTCGGTTTGACCGTGCTCGACGAGCTGTGTTTCCGGGCGTGGTGCCGCTGGGCGTGGTGGCCGCTATGAGGGACACCCAGCCGAATAAGGGCATGGTCAAGGATTACGCCCGCAGCATGGCCGCGATGCTCAAGGAGTACCGCGTCTACTCGTGGTGGCAAGGCCAGTGGTGGCTGGTTGATCACGGCACCGACCGCAACGCAATGGTCGCTTCCGCCGCGCAGCGTCAGGCGTTTGTGACTGGCCCGCGGCTGCATCCGCGCACGCTTGCAGTGGTCGGTCCACCTATCAACTCCGCCGGGCGATTCACCGTATGTGTGCCCGGCGTACTGCCCAACTGAAATGACCTGGTTCCGGTCAACCCGATAGAGAGGAGACGGCAATGACTGCCGCCATGGAGGTAGAAGCAACAGAGCAGGAGTGCATTGAGCCGGACTGGGCTCGGGTGCTGCGCGTCATCGAGTTCCAGATACCGGATCGGCCCTTGTCGGATGCGGAGAAGCTGTGCGCGGTCTGGTTGATGCTGGATCGGGGCATGCAGGCCTCCGACATTCGGGAGCGCGTCAAGGGGCTCACAAAGTCGCAGTACGGGCAGATTTTGCAGCTGCGTACCGCGGCGACGTTCGGTGAGGAGGCGGCGTTGGCGCTGGCCCCACCGTTTGAAATGCGCTACTGGCTGGGGACTCCCGGTATTTACCGGCCGGGTTCGGATCTCGTCTTCATTGAGATGTTCGGCGACGTTGTTGAGTGAGGTGCTGGTGCGACCACCGCGCATGAACGCTGCCCGCTGGGTGGTGCTGGTTGCACTGGGTGTTGTGGCGATTTTTGCCGCGGATGCGGGCTGGCCGTTTCTGGGGGCGCTGGTTGTGTTTGTGGTGACGGTGCTGGGTTGGTGGGCGTGGCGGGCGGCGCGGCTGGATGCGCGGGAGCGGGTGCGGCGGGAGATGGAGGCCGCACCGCATGCGCCGGTGATTGAGCCGTTTCAGACGTGTCCGTCGTGTGCGGTGTATGGCTCGCCGTTGATCGAGTTGTGTGGGGATGGCCGGCGTTGGCAGCTGAAGTGCTGGGAGTGCGGGCATCAGTGGTTTGATCCGCCGACGCAGACGCAGGGTGTGGTCTTCGGCAACTAGTTGTGTAGCTGCAAAGTAACGCATGCCTTGTTCCGGCCGATACATAGGGTGTTCCGGCCCTACCCGCACCAGGAGTGATCAACGATGAGTGCCCTGTGGCGCGCCTTCACCGTCAACGCCAGCATCGCCACCGGCAAACTCGCCCTCGGCACCGTCACCGGCTCCGCCGCGATGACCTCCGAAGGCTTCCACAGCCTCGCCGACACGATGTCCGAGGTGCTCCTGCTGGCCGGCGACGCGCACGCCCAACGGTGGAGCAAAGCGCAGTACGCCTGGGCGCTGCTCGCCGCGGTCAACATCTTCTTTGCCGGTGGCATGTTCGCCATCCGCGACGGCATCAACGCCCTGCTCGGCGCCCAGGTCACCGACACCCTCACCTGGGTCAGCGTCGGCGTGCTCGTCGTGTGCATCGCCATGGAGTCCTACAGCCTGGCCGGTGCACGGGGTGAGCTGGCCGCCAAGCGCAATGGCCGCCCGTGGTTGGCCTACCTGCGTGAAACCGATGAGCTTGCGCTGGTCACCGTTGTTCTGGAGGACGGCGCGGACATCCTCGGTTGTGTGCTCGCGCTGGCCAGTATCGGCCTGCGCATCGCCACCGGTTCAGCGGTGTGGGATGGCGTGGCCAGCGTGCTGATCGGCATCTTGCTCACGGTGGTGGCGATTGAGCTGGGTCGACGCAACGTGAAGCTGTTGACCGCTTAACCGAATGACATGGTAGGCTGTGGCCCGTTCCGGTCCTTGGCCTCAAGCCTGGCTAGTCGACGCGGCGCCCGTCTGCCAGGGGGCGCCGAGAGAGGAGGTCTATCGAGAGCACTATCCCGTCTTTCCGTGTAGTCACGAGCCCGGCCAATCTTCCCCACCGGTCGGGCTCGTGATGTGTCTTCCTAGCGGATGGTGGGTAACGAGAGAACGGCGGGTACCGATGACTCTGCGTCGGGAAGTGCACACCGAGAGGGAGCAGCATGAAGGTTGCTGACGTTTTCACCGCCGGTCGGCGGGACTGGGATCGCAACGATTGGCGCGATCACCCTGGCACCTGGCACCGTGGCCTGGGCCGCGATCACCGCTGGCACTGGCACCACTGGGAGTGGAACAACCGTCGGCGCTGCTGGGAAGACCGCTGGTACTGATCCAGCTGCTCGGCAACGGGTCTCCGCTTCGGCGGGGGCCCGTTTGTTTTGTAGCCACCCAGTAACGAGGGGTGGTGGGTGGCCGATACACCGGGCGAGAGTTGTGCAGCTGCAAAACTCTCGCTAGGCTAGACCCGTTCCGGTCACCAGGAGATGAAAACCATGAGCACTGCCACTGCCTCCGCCGCCACCAAAGAGCAGCTCGACGACATCCGCTACCTACTCGCCCTGCTCGAATCCCGCGGACACACCCTCGACGAAACCCGCGCGGCGATGAACAAGGCCTGGCTCGCCCACAGCTTCGACGTCAACCTCGCCGCCGACATGATCAAAATGCTGCTCGACGCCCGCGACAACACCCTGGGCAACATCCCCGCGCAGCGCACCACCGACCAGTTCGCGCGCGTGCCCGACGGCCGCTACGCCGTACTCAACGACGCTGGTGAATACGCTTTCTACCGCGTCAAGCGCAACAGCCGAGGCGTGCCCGTCGTGCACATCCAGCTGTCCAGCACCTTCCACAGTCTTCCGCGCGACGTCGAGTACGGCGTACTGCGCAAAATCGCCGCCGACCCGCAGCAGGCATGCACCGACTACGGGCTCAAGCTCGGAGTCTGCGGACGCTGCTCACTGCCGCTCACCAACCCCGACTCCCGCGCCCGCGGCATGGGCGACATCTGCGCCAGCAAACCCTGGTGACGCGCGACGCCGGGCCCCTCACCGGGCCCGGCTAGTCCACCGGCGCGTCGAGACACCCGTGGCAGCCGTCATGCACCTCAGCTAGCCACACCTGGTAGTCCCTGCCCGAGCGGGGCGCGGGTAGATCGTAGGGAAGTTCCGAACTCAAGATGGGCTCACCGCTGGTCTGGCCTTGCTCGCTCATGGACAGTCCCCCGACTGTTCGTAGGCCGGTATGCCTCACGCTCTTGCTTGGGTCGATCCCAGTCATTGAGCATCACGAGACCCAGGCAGGCAATCAAGATGCTCGCGAGTGACGCGATTAGGCCACCCAGGTTCTTGTAATCGAGCACTAACGCAACGGTGAGTGTCACCCGTTCACTACACCAGATGGCGTAACCACCAACCGCAGTACCCTACTCCTGGTAGGCTGTAAACCGTTCCGGCCCTTGAGGAGGCATCATGCCCACCACCGTCATCCGCTACCGCGACCGCGCCCGCACCGTCAAACAGCTCGGCGAAGGCGACAAGTTCACCCTCGACGTCGAGCACACCGACGGCACCTGGAAGGCGAAAGACGACGCCACCTGGTACGTCTGCTACAGCAACGGATGGTTCATGGGCACCATCTCCGTCGACGCCGACGACGAGCGTCCCGAGGCCGGCTGCATCCGCATCTCCGTCGAATCCGGTGAGCAGCCCTGCGTCGTGCGCGACCAGGTGGTGCGCATCCGCGTCGGCGGCACCGTCGAGGTCAGCGTCGCCGGATGGGCCCGCGAGTACGGTCTCGACCAGGACCCGCGAATGGTCGCCTACGATGCTCGCGATTACGAGGCATTCAAGCTGGAACGCCTCATTCCCGAGCACCTGCGCGACGGCATCGTGTACGTGCCCGGCAAAGACGAGAAGTGAAGCTCACCGCCCTCGACGTCCTCGCCCAGCACCTCGACCTCGTTGAGACGCTGGGCGACGGGCGTTCCACTCGCCTCGCCGAATACCTCGACAAGGTTGCCGAGCTAGACAGCGTGGTCCGGCCCGGCGGCCACATCGCCCACGTGATCGCCCGCAACCTGCGCGACGCCCGCCCCTACTGGGTCACCGCGAACATGACCGCACCCATCGACCTGCGCGCTGTCGACATGCGCGACACCACCCGCCTCGACGAGGAAACCGCCCCACCCCGCAAGTGGGGTTTCGCCGTGTTCGAGGAGCCGATCAGGTTCACCGAGCTACGCGGCCGGCAGATCATCATGCACGTCGTGGCGTGGGGACCTTCCGCCGATCAGGACAACCACCCCGGCTATCTGGTGCAAACGTTCAACGACCTGTACCGGGAGCCGGACGAGATCGCCGCCATGATGAATCCGGTGACCCGCAATTTTGTCGGCCGCTGGCACGGTATCTCCTCTTACTGGATGCCCATGGGGCTGCGCATCGGCCCCAACGTTCTCGAACCCACGAAGCTGGACCGGCAGCGAGTAGAGGCCGAGGGGGATGTCGCGTTCATTACCCGCAACACCGGCCGGGTGATCCTGGCACTGTGGCAGATGCTCGGTGAAACCCTCTCGGATCACAGCATTGAACGGGCACCGCGAGCGCAGGCCCGGCGGATGGCTCGCGCAGAGCTACCCGGTGAGGTCACGGTGATCACACTGCGCCGGAAGTCGCCCCCGGTGGTCAATCCGGGCACGGGTACGTCGCCAGGGCACCGCACGTGGGTGGAGGATTACCCGAAGTGGGTGTGGGTGGGTTCAGGTGCGGATCGGCGCAGGGAGCGGCGCATCATCGCGGCGCATTGGTGGCCGAAGGACCCGAGCTTGCCGATTCGGATTAAGCCGAAGGTGAATCGGCTAGCGCGATGATCCGAAGATGGCTCGGGCGACGGCGCCGAGTGCGGTGATGACCAGGCCGATGAGGCCGATGATCAGGAGCCATCCGACGGCTTTGACGAAGATGCCGACCAGGATGCACACGATCCAGAGGATGAACAGGAGGCCAAGTAGGGCGATCATGCGCGCACGGTAGCCCGCGGTGACTGCTCTGTTCGGGTGGCGCGCCGCGTAACGCTACTTTGTGGCTGCGCGATACTGGTAGTGTATGACCTGTTCCGGCCACCAGGAGACATCACCATGGAACACATCGAAGCTCAGTGCGAGCACGGCGTAGCCCTCAACGAAGCCTGCATCATCTGCGATTCACGGCCTCGCTACGGCAGCGGTCACTTGCACTTCCGCGAACTCATGCTGTGTCACTGCGACCAGCCACCTACCCGCTAACCGCCACCGTTCCGGCCACACAATCCGAGAGAGGCAACAATGATCACCACTAAGGTTCGTCAGCTCACCGGTCACAACATCAGTGCTCTGCGCCGCGTCGAAGGCATCTACATCACCGAGGGCAAGACCTACGTCATCTTCGAAGGCACTCCCCGCGAGGCTCTTGCCGCCGTCGAACGCACCATGGCCGCGCAAGGCCAGCGCAATGGCACCTATCGCTCCCTGGAGGCCGTGCGCCGCAAGCTGCGCCCCGCCGCTCCCTACCTCGTTACTGAGGGAACCGTCACGGGCATCACCAAACTCACCAACTACGTCCAGATCGCCCGCTAACCGCCCCAAACCGACCGCCCAGCGCACCAACACCGCGCTGGGCGGTTTCATCTGTGCACACTGGAACACGCCGGGTTTCTGGCCCACCCACCGCAAACGGGCACCCGGTTCCATGATGATCGCCCCCAGTGACGGGCCTCGACCTCCCCCAGACACGAGGCCCGTCCCCTCCCCCGGAAACCCGCGCTACGGTGAAAACCGTTCCGGCCACACCCGGCCGGACAATTGGACCGTAGGAGCAACCTTTGATCGACCTCATGCAGGCACAGCGGCAAAACCTCACCTGCCGCGGATTTCAGCACACCTGGGACCACGGGCCCGCCCCCATGCAACGCGACGACACTCAAAAGCCCGTCGTCTGGGTCACTCGCGCGCACTGCACTTCGTGCGGGCTGAAACGCTGGCGCTACTTCGTGCCCGAGACCTGCGACCCGCTCGGTGAGTGGGAATACGCCGACCCCAACGGCATGCGCCGCGAAATGCATCTCGTCACTCAGCAGGACGCCCGCGTCGAGCTGGGTCGCCGCGACAACGTGGGGCAAGAGCAGCCACCCGAGGTGGCGCAGATGGAACGCAAGAGGCGCACCGGTACCCGGCACGGGCACGCGACATCCCCAACAGACTCGGGTAAAGCAACAGGTTGACGCCACGGCGGTGCGTGGTAGGCTCGACCATGTTCCGGTCAAGTCCTACCTACAGGAGACCATCGTGTCCGCGCCTACCATGCGCCCCGTCCCCCGTCCCGTTGTCGAGGTCCAAGAGCGTCGCCGCTCCAACGCCGCCGGCCCGCACCCCCGCATCAAAGGCTTTCGTCGCGGGCGCGGCGCCTGCCGCTCCGCCGCCATCATGGCCAGCCTCATCGAATGCGGCGAGGACTACTGATACCCCATGAACCCCGATCTGTCCCACCTGTCACCCACGCAACGCCTCATGTGGAACCGCTACCTCGCAGGCGAAGCCGTGCCCTTCACTGAGCTGCCCACCATTGATCAGCAATGCGAAGCCATCACCGACGGTGGTGCTGTGTGCGGCTGGCCGCTACTCATCGACGGCTCTTGCGCCTGGCGATGCAACCACGCCAACCCCGGCGACCTGGACGAGCCCATCGTCACCGACGCCATGGTCTGCGCTTTTTCCCTTGCCTATGAAGGCCGCCCCGCAGGTGAAGCCCCCATCCGAGACCAGCGCATTCGTGACGCACTGGCTGCTGCTCTGCGCGCCCGAGAGGACTAGCCATGGCCCGCGAACTCAAGGTTTACGCGGTGCGTGATTTCGCGCGCTCCGCGTGGCTGCCCCGCGACGTGCTCGACGCCCTCGGCGAACCCAACCGCCATCGGCAAGGCCAAATCCTCGTGTGGGCCACCACCGCCCGCGCCGCCTTCGAATATCTCAACAACTGCGGCCTAGACGTGGTGTGCTCCGCCCGCGAACTCGGTCCTGCCATGGGCTACGACACTCAAACCCTCAACGCCGCATTCCCGTGGCCCGAGGGCACCATCCTGGCCACCAACTCATTCGGCCGCGGCCCCGTCGTCGAGGTTGTTCGGCAAGCCGGTGACCAGCCTGAGCAAAAACGGCGACTACGCATCGTCGGTCACCTCGACCGGCCCGACCTGCCCATCTTCACCCCGGTAGAGCCGGTCGTCACCGACGCCATGGTCGACGCCGCCGCTGACGTGCTGGGCCTATGGGACGGCCCCGGCAAAGACCAGTTACACGCCGCCCTCGCCGCCGCGCTCAAAGCACAACGGAACACGTCATGACCCGCATGCCCGACCGCGATACGGCCCGCGCCTATCTCAAAGCTCGCGCCGCCGCCGCTGAACAGCGCGCCACCCGCCCTGCCCGATGGTGGGTGCACGGACTAGCCGCACTGGCTATGGCCTTTTTCGCCTACCGCCAAACCACCACTGGTCACCCGATCATTGCCGCGTTCCTCGGCGCCTGGGCGCTGATGTTCATTTACGCCGCTTGGTCACGTTGGAAGGAAACACGCCGATGAGCGCCCGCAACGAACTCAACAACACTATCGCCCAAACCCTGGCCGGAGTGCTGGCCATCGACCCTGAGCGCGCCCAGCTAGCCGCGCGAGCCATCACCAGTGGATGGCACGCCGCTCGCATTACCACCCCCAACAGCGATGAGCACCCCCTCACCCCCGTACGTCACGGGCATTACCTGCGCATCGCCACCGATTGGCAGCCCGAAACCCCCGGCGAAACCGCCGACCGGCAAGCGCGGGAAGCCGCCCGCCACTGGGCGTGGCTCGCCGACGACCTGGAGTGGGACGACTGGGAAGGCGCCGATGAGGTGGGTCCACCGCCGGAGCGGGTGAGCATTAACCAACTCCTCGACCAGGGCGCCTGGTGGCGTATGCGCGTCGCTGACCGGCCCGGCTCGGGACTGAGTCCGATCGGCCGGGCACAGCTGCCTACCGTGGCGGTGAAGCTCGCCGACATGACCCACGACCACCGGCTAGCCCTACTCGACTGGCTGCGCCAGCGCGCCGGGCAGTACAAGTCCCGCGCCGACTGGTTTTTCGCGGCCACGCCTGGCCCCAACGGCGACATGGCGCAACTTGCGTTCGAGGCTGAATGCGTCCGCCAGTGGGACACCCCCGCCGCTGAGTGGATCGAAGACCAGCCTTTGGTCAAAGCCCTGGTGCGGTGGACCACCCCGTACGCCGAGTCCCCGGTCACGTGGCTACCGATCGACGAAGCGCCGCACTACGAAGGCATTCTCATCGGTCGCTGGTCAGATCTGCCCGAATACCCCGATCAGCCGATCATCTGGGGAGCTGGGCTTGAGGAATGGGTGCCACCCGACCCTGACCGCGCCGGGTTCGGCAGCTTCGAAACTGGCCCTGACCAGTGGCGCAAATTGCGTGACGACGAATACTGCGAACACGACGTGCCACTGATTGAGGCCAACGGTCACCGGCTCGAATATTGCCGCTGGTGCGACCACGGTCACGGCCCCGGCGAAGGCGACGGTTGCGCCAGGTGCGTTGAGGAACTAGCCCGAATGGACGAGTGGTGATGCGCGCCCCTGACCTGCCTTGGAAGCACGTGCGTCCTGGTGATATTCGATCCGCGACGGAGATCCGGGCCATGCGGGATGCTCTGTTGTACCGCTCCCTGGCCAACGACCACGCCACTGCTAGCGGTGTTGATCCCGTGGTCGTTGTTCTCAGCTGGGTGTGCGACCCGGCCATGCCCGACTCCCGCCTCGACGAGGTGATCGGGGACATGGCTGGGCCGGCTGAGATCAGCGCGGAGGACGTCCTCTGCGGGCTGCCCGAGGCAACTGAGGACACGGAGATCGCCGCCTTGCTGCGGCGCCTACCCACCAGCGAAGTGCAGCAGATCGCCGCTGCTGCGCGCCGCATCGACCGACTGTGCAAAGCCGACATGAAGGGACGCATGCTGTGACCAGATTGGTCGAACTGGCCACGCCTGGTTGTGACTGCGGGCATTGCCGGCACCTGCCCACCGAACCACCCGCCGAGGGTGGGCACATCATCACCGGCACCGTCGACGGGGTTTCGCGCCGATTCTGGGTGCCTGACGGTGGCCCGCTCACCGTCGCCGTACCCGGTGAGAGATTCAGCCTCACGCACGCTACCCGCGGTAAATAGCTAGGCCCTGTTCCGGCCCCACTGAGGAGACCCCCATGCACTGGCCACTCGATCCCGCTGCGCAGTGGTGGCACATCGGATGGCTTCTGGTGGCCGCGATCGTGACGGTGCTGCTGTGATCACCGACGACATCCGCGCCAAGTTGGACGCTGGCACAGCAGTGCTGTGGTGTGCGCACTGGGAGTTCGACCTCAGCCGGGAATGCTCGCGCCTGTCGTGCCGCACCGCCGTGGGCTGGTCGGAGTCCCGCCGTATGCGGTGGGACTTGGTGCAGTTGATCGGCCAGCGCACTCAGCCGTACCGGCCGTGCCGGGGACTGCCCGAGGTGTACGTGTGGCCGGCGCCCGAGGTGATCCTGTCCGATCCGGGCGCCTGGTCGGAGGTGGCGGCGCTCGGGGAGCCGGTCGGCGTGCACCTGATCGAAGGTCAAGCCAAGCGCGTCTAACCCACCCGTGTTACCCAGTAGCGACCCTGCCGAGCATCGTGGTAGGGTCGTGGTTGTTCCGGCAAGCCCCGAAGTGAATCGAGTACATCATGTACGCCACCGGCCACGCCGCTCAGCCTTCCGTCAACCCGCTCGACGAGTTCGCGCAAATCCCCTACGACCCCGCCGACTACCGCCCGCGCCGCTCCACCCCTCCGATGCAACGCTGGTGGTGCGAGCCCGCCGTCAAACTCACCCACATCTGCATCGAGTGCTACAACACCAAAGCCCCCGGCGAAGACCGCTGCCACTACCACATCACTGAGCAGCGTCTACGCGAAGAACGCCGCGCCGCGCACATCGAAGACCTGTACGAGCGCCGCGGGCAGGCATTTATCGACGGTGACCTCGCCACCGCTCTGCAAATCGACGACACCCTCGAATGCGTCTACGGCATGCACGGCGACGAGCGCATGACCTGCTACCAGTGCCAATCCTGGTTTGGTCACGCCCACCACCCCATCACCAACGAAATCATGACCTCCGCCGAATGGGACGCCTACACCGCGGCCCGGCCCGGCATCTACGGGCGGCGATAACCATGCTCGGACTACTCCGCGACCGCGCCCCCGACCCGATCCTCACCGAAGATGAGTGCCGCGACAACGGCTACATCAGCCGCGACTGCCCCGAATGCTACGAGGCATTCACCGGGCACGAGGACGACCGCAACATCGGCATCGCCTACTACTACTGCCGCACCTGCGGCGACGAGTGGTACCCCGACCGACGGTGGCCCGACGCCCCCACTCCGCTGGATATCGCCATCAACCTCACGTTCGTGGTGTTCCTCGCTGTGGGTTTCGTCGGCTGCATGGTCACCGCCGCGCTGCTCGCTAAGCACACTGGCCGCATCCACACTCGCGACGACATGGCCCTGTGGTCCCTGGCCGGTATCCCCGCCTGGGCAGTGCTCGTCACCGTGTGCACCACCCTGATCCGCTGGATCACCTACGCCATCCACGCCGGCATCGACTACGTGTGGGGCGAGCCCCTGACCGGAAGGCGGGAGGCATGAACACCATCCGCGCCCTGATCACACTTCCGTTCGCGCTGCTCGGCCTCGCCCTGCGCATCCTGTTCCTGCCCGGCCTGGCGCTGTTCATCGTGTGGTTCATCTTCGGCTCGCACTCCCCGGTGACCGGCTGGGCGACCCTGATCTGCCTCGGCTGGGCGTATCTGGAGTGGCGCTCCGTGCGCGCCATCGGGCATGCCGGGGGTCGACGCCGCAAGCTGTACTGATGCTCACCCCCGCCGATCTTGGCTACCCCTTTGCCCTGCTCCTGGCCTTCGCCAACGCCCTGTGCCTCTGCTCACTGGTGGGGGTGTTCACCGCGCGGGCCATCTACCGAATATGGAGGTAACGCCATGCAGGAGCCGATCTCATTCGAGGGCAAACTGCTCAACTTGATCATTGAAGGCAATGATGACGAGGCACAGCGACGGATCCTCACCGAGATGCTGCCCGGCGAACAGGCCGCTCTCGCAAAGCACGCCGATTGGTTGGCGCATCTGTGTCGTCGGCCGCAGCGCATCCGGGACGCCCTCGCCGAGGGGTGCCGTTGGTCTCGCCGCTGCACTGGCTGCGCGGCCGGCTACTACGACTCTGGATATCGGCATGGTCGTTCCGTCAGCAGCAATCCTCACTTCGACGCTTTTCACGGCATCTGCGCCCAGCACCGCCCGGCTGCTGAGGAGAACGGGTTCACTGTGCTCGACCCGCCCGCGGAGGTGAAGCTGTGAGCTACGTCGACCCGCCCGCGATTCGTTGGATACCAGAGGGCGAGCACGTGGGCTTCTACGTTTATGTGCCCTGCTGGGGCAAGTGGCGCCGGTTCGGCCTGAACGGCGCGGGCGAGCCGCTCGGCTTGAAGCCGGTCGACGCGCTGCCGGAGGGCAGCGAAGCGTTGTATTGCTTCACCGACGTCGGGCACGTGCTCGACGCCTACCGCGAGACCATCGTCGAGGACGACGAGGCGATCACCGAGTCGGGCGGTATCACCGACGAGGGGCACGAGCGGGCGAAAACGTCGGTACTGGCTGAGCTGATCGGCTCGGAGGACTACGCGGTGATCTGCGCCGACGAGCGGTACGCCCAGAAGCGGAGGCAGCACCATGATTAGCGTCGCTGCTGCTCTTGAGGTGGTGCGTTCCCTGGACGGCACTTTCGGCAAGACGTGGGAGCGGGTTGCCGACGAGCTGGATACGCGGCACTGGGATTACGGGCTCAAGGCTGAGGTGGCCGCCGACGCGATGGCCGAACTGATCCGGGCGTTGATTGCCGAGGGAGCACTCACCGACTAGTTGTGTAGCTGCAAAGTAATGCGCCCTGTTCCGGCCGCGATACACCGGGTGTAACCAACCCGCAACCGAGGGACCACCAACGATGATCTACTTCACCAGCAAGGCCGCCAGCAAAACCGCCGATGGCGTCGCAACACTCAGCCTCACCGTGCTCGCCATCGCACTCGTCTGCATCGGCGGCTACTTCCTGCTCGGCCTGCTCGTCATCGCCGCCCTCGGTCACCTCTACCGGAGGCACTGTGAACACCGCGACCGCAGCCGATGACCTCGCCATCACCATCGACGATTTCGAGCTAGACATCATCGGCGCGGGCAACCACCGCCCCGCCGATGATGCGCCACTGTGGATCCGCATGCTCGCCGCCTGGCGAGCCGAACAAACTGGGGGACAACCATGCGCCGCGCACTACTAACCATCTGCTGCACACTTCTACTCGCCGGCTGTACCAATCAGGCGCCCGCATTCCGCGTCACCACACCACCCGACGCCGGCATCAACACACCACCCACCGACGCCCAACTCGCCGCACACCGCGACGACCACCCCGGCGTACTCACCATCACCCCCAACGGCAACCACGTCACCGGACTGCCCTACCCAAGCCTGTGCGTCCGACCCACCGGCGCCGACCCCAGTCTCCCGGTGCGCGCCTGCACCCCCGGCTCCGTGCGCTCCGACATCACCCAAGACAACATCGACCAAACCATCTGCAACCCCGCCTGGTCGACCCAAACGATCCGCCCACCCAAAGACGAAACCGACGCGCTCAAAACCGCGGCGATGCACGCCTACGGCGTGCCCCCCAGCCAGCGCGCCAAGACCGAACTCGACCACGACGTGCCCCTATGGCTCGGCGGCTCCGATGACGTCACCAACTTCTGGCCGCAGGTCTCCGACATCCCCAACGCCAACCCCCCGTACCGCAACACCAAAGACGACATCGAGGGCTGGCTGCACGACGGCGTGTGCCAACGCAAGGTCACCCTCGCCGCCGCGCAGTGGGCAATAGCCATCAACTGGCACACCGCCATGGCGACCCTCGGCCTGCCCATCCCGCAGCGCAAGACCACCCGCTAGCCGCACCAACACCGCCCCGTGTGGTGATACCCTTAGCCATGTTCCGGCCTTGAGGAGACTCCCATGTGCAAACCACTACTCGCCCTCGACACCACCGCATGCTGCGAGCGGCCCATCAAACTCTGCTACAACGCCGAGCTGTTCCCCATGGCCATCCACCTGGCCATCTACCAGCACGACCGCTGGGTGCGCTGGATCATTGATCGCGCCACCTTCGCCGACGCCCAACTGCGCTACGTCAACAACCTCGACCTGTCCGCGCAGCGTATGGGCGCCACGTTCGTGCTCGACCTCCATCCACCTGGCCAGCGATCTATGCGACTACTGCTGGATAACGAGCAGGTCTACGACTACCTCCAGTGGACCTACAGTCTCGTACCCCCCTGCCGCGACCCCCGCGCCTGCTACGACCTGCGCTGCAAGGAATGCCGCGCCCTCGGATCTGATCTCGACATTGACTGCGACCTGCTCACCCTCATGCCCGGAGACGCCGGATGACCCTCGACACCACCATCTACATCGCCAACCCCACCCACCTCCGCGAGCTGCGCGAGTTCTGTGCTCGCCAGCTCGACATTCCCGAGAACATCGAGTGGTACGAGGCGCCCAGCGACATCGCCCCGGAAGTCACCCTGCTCACCCCGCAGAATCGGGAAGCCTCCACTAGCGGCAAGGGGCATTTGGCGATTCTGCTGTACCTGGTCGATTCGCAAAACCGCGCTCGCCGAGCTGAGGTGTGCTGGGACACGGGTTCGTTCTACCGCGGCCCCAACGGGGAGACCGCTGTTGAGCTGCACGATCAGCTCACCGCCGAACTCGGCGAGTGGCTGGACGCGCACGGCATGACATGGCACCGCAAAACCCTCACCTAGGAGCACTGTGAGCAGCCCTGACGATGACCTTGAACGCCTCCCCGAGCCTTCACTTAATGGCGATGTAAGGGCACCCGTCGACGACCCTGGCGCCGATGATCGGTCCACCACCGAATCTGGCAGTAATGGACAGGAACAGTGATTCATCATGAGCCGCTACCACGCTGATTTGCCGAGCCATTCCTACTTCGGTGACGAGGTGGCCCGCCACCTGGTGACCGCCGCATCTGTTCACGAGGCATCCCACATGACGGTGGCCGCCCTGGGCGGTTTGCCGATGACGGATATGTCGGTGATGCTGCATGTGGGCGGCAAACAGGACATGTCAGTGTCGGGGGTTACTAGCATCGACATTGAGGAAGATCTTTTCGTCAAGATGATTGACGTGAAAGACGAAAAGGTCGTGCACTGGCTACTGGCATGCGCCGCGGGACAAACCGGCGAAGCATTATGGGTGGAGAAAACCAAACCCGGCTACGACCGCGCCCGGTCGCTGGAGTATTCCTACGACGGCGCGTGTTCAGATCGGGAAATGTTCGCTCGCGTGGTGCGCCGCTTCGGTGAACGCATCACCTGGGAGGACGCGCAAACCAACGCGCGGCGCCTGTTGCTCAATCGGTGGGAATGGGTGATGAATCAGGCGCACAAGCTGTACCGCTCGGGGTTCGAGGATCTGCGACGCGTCCAACTGGGTTAACGAGTTGCGCAGCCACACAGTGATGGTATGGTGGGGGTTGTTCCGGCAAGCCTGTGAGGAGAATCCCGTGGCACTCGACCCCCGCAATCAGCCCGTCCACCCCGCCGAACTCATCCCCCTGCGCGCCCTCGACTCCGCCATGCGCGCCTTCGGCGACGCAGTACCCAACCCCTTCGACATCCCCCGCAACAGCAATGTCGGGCAAGCTATCGACGGCGTGGCTGCCGCCTTCCAAACCGAAGCCACCCGCCTATTCGGCGAGGCCAAAGCCCGCGACCTACTCGACCTCGTCCAAAACTCCGACGACGACCTCGACACCTGCATCAGCCGCGCCCTGGGACGACGCAGAGTGCACGTCTTGCTCTGTGAACGGCCCGGCGAAGACACCAGCATCGTTGCAGTGCTCGATGGTCCTAACGCAGGAGTAGAAGCGCTCAACTGGATGGATGAAGATCACGGCGATGCTGCTGTTCGCCGCTATTTCGAGGTGGTCGACGTCTTCCCCGCAGACCGTCCCGCAGCACTGCCTAGTGGCATCAGTGACAGCGACCTCGATACCATCGCCATGGACATCTCCGGCATCCTCTCCCACTGGGCGCACCGCGGCATCGACGTCGACTCTGGCGACATCCGCCCTGCCCTGGCCGCTTTCCTGGGTGACGTGCTCGACAACGCCGCCCGCACTGCGGAGAGCTGACCCATGCGCATCCTCGCCGTGGTGGGTGCTGTGCTCGCCCTCCTACTCGGCTTCGGGCTCGCCGGCCACCACAACCCACTGCCCGAACCACTCCCGGCCGGTGTCACCACCGGCTGGCCACCCGCGTCCGACGACCACGGCTGCGGTATCGGCATCCACTACGAAGACACCTTCGCTCTGACCGATGCGCAGCTCCAGGCGGCCCGCGACTACGTGATGGACCACTGCTACGGGGGGCACACCCCGCCGCCCGGCACCGTCTACTACTGGCACCACTGAGAGGCCCCCGATGGCTGACTACTGGGTGATCATCGAACCCCGCAATGACGAGGCCGCGAGGTCCGTGGGCTTAGACCCCGACGTGCTCGATGCGGTCCTCGTATCCGACGTTGAGAACGAGACCGTGGCCGGCGTACAAGCCCTCCGCAAGTGGGTCACGCTGCCCGGCCACACGCCGCTGCAACTTGCTTACGTGCGTCCCGTCGCGACTGTGATCGAGCCGCCGGCTGTGACTTGGATTGAGCTGGGGAGCGTGACTGACGACGTGACTCTGCCCGTGACTGAGCCGCCCCCGCGAGCGTGACTGAGAATGTGACTGAGCCCCCGGCGTCGTCCTTGCCGGGGGCTCAGTCGTGTTGCGGGAACCGGAATCTCGCGTCTACCAATCCTTGGGCACCGCCCGTGGATGTGTGATGTGCGGCAGGCGTTCGGCGCGGGGCACGCGAATGCCGGCCCGCATCTGCCAGTACGCCCAGCGGTTGAGGATCTCGGGTTTGTCGCCGCATGTGCGGCAGCGTTTGCGGTTGCCCTCGGCGTCAGGTTTGGGGCAGTCGCCGCAGCGGTTGATCGGCTTGATTTGGGCCTTGATGCACTTGTAGGCCACCCACAGCACCCCGGTGAGGATCAGGAACGCCCACCCGGCAGTGCTGCTGTGTGTGTGCTCGGGAGGTGGCTGCTGTAAGAGCCACATCGTCACCATCTGTAGTCACCACTTCCTGTTCGTGACGGCCCGGAGGTTTCCGGAGACCTCCGGAGGGTTCCGGACTGATTTTCCAGATTTCCTAGAGTGGCCTCGCGTTTTCCGACTCTCCGGAGGCTTCCGGAGACCTCTGGACTCCAGAACCCTCCGCTACACAGCGTTAGCAAGCTCGGGGATTGGCATACCCGGAGCCAACTTGTAGTAAGACTTCTTACCTTCCACCTCGACCACCCGCTTGGACATCCGGGCTGAGTGCATCCGCTCGTGCACCCACGACGCCTTGCGGTGGCACGCGGCCATCAACGTCGCCGCGGTTACCCCGGCGTCGCCTGCCGTCTGCAACGTCAACCAGAACGCCTTGTCGGCCATCTCCGTCGGCCACTCGGCCTGCTGCGCCGCGAACGCCTCCTGGGCCTGACGCAATGCCGCCGCATCCGCTGCGTTGCGCGGATGCACGAGGTCCCGCAGTGGAACCCGCACGCCGGTGATTTCCTGCCCGTCGATGATGACCGTGGTCGGATCTCCTGTACTAGTCACGACCTGCTCCTTTCCGTTAGTCACGCTTTCAGTCACGCTGTTAGTCACGGTCTCAGTCACGCCCTGAGTCACGTTTTCAGTCACGTTCTGCTGGGTGGGCACAGGCACGGTGTCGTCGTCCCGTGCGCCCATCTCGTCGGCCTCGTCCGACCACTCGCCAGCGTCCAAATCGCCGTAGGACTCCGGCCGGTGAAGATCACGCATCGTCCACCGCCTACGCGCCTCGAAGGCCTCTCGACGCACCGGCTGTGTCGCCGTGCCCACATCCACCGGGCAGCGCACGTGGTAGTACGAATCGACAATCTCGTACACCTGCTCCGGCTTGAGATCCCGCACCCGCAACGGAATCGGCTTCATCGAACCCATGTCCGAGAAGAAGCACCAGCCCGCCCCCGCCGGCCCGATCGGCTTGTCCGGGAACGTCGCGTCGATACCCGTGGCGTCGGGCAGGATCACGTGCTGGTGGTTGGTGCGCTCCACGCGGAAACAGAACCGGCGCAAAATGTTCGCCTGGATCTGGCTGGATCCGATGGCCTCAATCGTCGGATACTGGGTGGCGGCGCACAGCAGCACGCCGACCCCCGCGCCCATGGTGCCGATCTTTTCCACCAGGCTCAGCGCGTGGAACTTGTCGACCTTGAGGCCCAGCACCTCTTTGGCCTCGTCGATGTAAAGGATGATCAGTGGGTGGCGGCGGCTGACCTTCCACACATCCCAGCCGCGCTCCGCCGCGTACGTGGAGCGGTAGTCGATAACCCCGTCTAGCCACTCCAGCATCGCGATCGTTTCCGCGACTGCCGGGCCCGAGCGGCCACACACCAGCCACTCGAACAGCGGCGCCCACGGCCGCAGTGCCATGCCACCCTTAGCGTCGATGCCGAGGCGCACCACGTCGTCGCACGGTGCGGTCTCGCCCAGCATCAGCCGGTACAAACCACTCTTGCCGGAACGGGTGGCGCCCGCGGCCAGCGTGTGGATACCGCCGTACTCGGGGTGCCACCAGTGAACGTTCAGCAGTTCGTGGTTCTCGTAGTTACCCACGTACATCTGGTCGCAGATCGAGCGCATGGTGGGTGCGTCGAATCGCAGTGGCTGTTTGCGCAGGGGGGAGTTCGTGTTGGCCTCCAATTCGATGGCGTTGGGGTTGATGTTGTCGTCGTCGTCGCGCACGGGCTTGAGTCGTAGCTGCCCCGCGGGCACATTCAGCGCGCCCTCTAGGCGTTCCTGCATGCCTTTGATCTGGGAGAGGGTGTAGGTGCCTTGTGGCCACGACAGGCGTTGGGTCCATCCGGTGGCCGTGGTCACCTTTTGTGACATCCACGCTTTCGGGATGCCCAGCATGGACGCCAAACCAGGCCAACTGTCGTGCTCGGCCTGGACCCGTACCTTGTACCGCTCCCGTTGATCAGTCCAATAGCCGATCCATCCCAATGAGGTGGCGATGAACCATCCGACGACGAAGGCCCGCCAATGCTCGGCCGCCCAGTGCGTTTGCAGAAGGAACATCCACGCCGCCCCCACGGCGATGAATATCCGGTAGAACAAACGCTGCGGTGCGTGGGTAAGCGTCACTGTCCAAATGAGCAGCAGTAGGGAAGCGACTGCTACCCACAGAATGGTGTGCGGCCACAAGGGGAACATGAGCGAGTTGCCCACGCCGACCGCCCCGACGACCGCACCCGCAACCCAAGGGTTCAGCAACAAACGACGCTCGTTGTACCAGTCGCCGAAAGTCTGCTCGGATGTGATCGCCGGGCTGTAGCCGACGCGCCTAGACATATTGATGAGTCCCTTCTCCCCCGACTCTGTTTATCGTCAACTTCCTTTGCGACCGCTGGACAGGTACTTCTCACCAGGGTCAGGAATGCCGGAGCGGTAGTGGTTTAGCAGTGGTCCGTAAACCCGCTCGATGGCCATGAGCACGTTGGTGAAATGGTTCGCGGTTTCCAACGTTTGGGCGGATGCGGACAGCAGTGGAGTGACGCACTCGGGATGGAACTCCGCGGCCACCAACTGCGCGGCGTGGTCCTGGAGCATGGTGGCGATTTGCCCCATGGCTTCCCGAGTCGCATTCATTTTCACGATCATGTCGTCGTGGAACTCGGGAATGTCCTGACACCACGCGCCCCACGCCTGCACGAGCGCCGCCGCGAGGCCCGGCCCCGGGCCGCCACTGCTGTTGCCTGATGGGGTTGGGGCACTGCCATTGGTTGTTGCCGGTGCGGTCATCGCCGCCCCCTTTCCTGTCGCTCCGCCACCGTTGGCGGGTTTGGGTACTGCTACTGGTTTGCTGGGTGCTGGTGCCGGCGTCTTGGCTGGTGCTGGTGCTTTGGCGGGCGCGGCCGGCGGTGACTGCGCCCCGGCGGCCGGATCGGGGCCCGTCTTGGCGTTGGATCGGCGGCCCTGGCAGTCGTGCTGCTCACCTGGGCGGATCTTCCAACCGCACTGCACGCACTTGGCGTTGCGGCCAACCGCGGCGCCGGCCTCCCGCCCAGCGCGGTCCCGCGCCCGCTCGTGCCACTTCATGTCCTGCTTGCGCCGCGCCTTGTTCTCTTGCCGCCACTGGCGCCCGCGAGCCCGCGCGTGTGCCTTCGCGGCCATCGGCCCCATGGGGGGCTTCTCCTCAGCGGCCGGCGCGGCTGGCTGTGCAGGATGATTCGAGTGGTCGATCTTCCCTTTCGCGGCGGCCGCCATGGCTGCCCCGAGCGCAGCACCACCCGCAGCAGCGGCAGCTGTGCCCCCGTTCGACGCCGGTTTAGACGCCTTCACCTTGGGTTTCGCTGCCGGTTTGGGGGCAGCTGGCGCGGTCGGTGACTGCACCTTCGGCACCGGTGCCTTCGCTTTGGTCCCGTGGTTCTGCGCGCACGCGTGCTCGTTGTAGCCGCGAATGTTGCGGAAGTTCTGCCCGCATCCGAGGCAATGAGTGTGCTGATCAGCTAGCGCGATCTTGCGGAACCCGGTGCGCGCCTTCGCCCGAGCGCGGGCCATCTTCCGCGCGAGCATCGCTCGCCGCGACGGCATGCTGTGCGGCCGGTTCGCTTTAGTGTCCGCGCGGCGACGCCGGATACCGTCAGCTTCGCGCCGACCAAAGCGGTACAGGCCGCGCACCGCGCGAGTCGACCAATGCCGGCCCATCCACTTCGATCCGCGCTGCCCCGCCCACTGTTTGAATGTCTTGGGCTTCTTTGGTGTGGTGGTGTGGCGGATGGTGGCCGTCTTGCCGACCCGCTGGCTGCGGTTGCGCGGTTTCGTCTTACGAACTTGAGTCTGGGTTGCCAATCAGGCCACCTCCCGCAGGTGTGCCAGTACGTCTCGTTTCCACTCCGCCAGGTACCGGCGGGCGTAGGAGTTCGCCTCGATGTGCTTGTCAACCTCGGCCGCGGTCACCTCGTCGAGCCGGCCCGCTTTGGCCTGCTCGATCAGGTAGCGCAGCGCGGCGTCGCGCTTCGGGGATGGTTTGGCAACCCGACCGAGCGCGTCAGTGGCGACGGCGCGCAGAGGTTTCTTCGGGTTGGCCTTAGTCGTTTTCGGGGCTTCCGGGGCGCTATCCAGTGCTGCGCTCACCCGCGCGCGCGCCTCAGCGGCGACCTGCTCAGCTTCGGCGATCTGCTGCGCGAGCTGCGCGCGTTGGCGTTCTGCGTCGAGGTTGGCGCTGCGCTGGCGGGCCTGGGCGTCTTCCCAGAGGGCGACTTTTTCCCGCTCCGCTGCGAGACGCGCCTGTTCGGCCTGGGCCTGGGCTTGTGCGGCCACGATGGCGGCTTGCGCCTGTTCGCTGGCTTCGATGCGAGCTTGTTCGGCGGCTGCGCTGGCTTCCCGCTCGGCGGCGGCGGCCATGCGCCACAACTTGTAGGTGAAGCCGCCCATGCCGGTGGGCACGCAGCCCATGAAGAACAGCACCAACGCTGGGGGGTTAAGCGTGCTGGGGAGCACGTGCTGGATGCCGGACACGGAGATTTCGATGGTCATCGCGACGGCGATGAGGTAGCTGGCGAGGCGCTTGATGTGCGCGTCGAGTCCGGTGCGTTCGCGGAGGCGGCTGGTCACGAGGATCACGCCGGAGGTGGATGCGGCGGGGATCCAGGAGATCCACGGGTTGTGGAAGCACGCGTTGGTGAGCTGGAAGGTGCTCGCTGCGCCCCAGAGCAGAAGTGGTGCGGCCACGATGGCCATGAAGCCGTTGGTCCAGCCGTCGAGGTAGCGGACTGCGCCAGTCGTGGCGGTAGTGCCAGTGTGCACGTGCTCGCTGACGGTTAGTAGTGGTACTGCTCTGCCGCTGTGATCAGTGGTGGTTGTCACGCAACCTCCCCCCCGCATGCCGTAGGTGTACATCTACGGCTGGGATCGTAGCAGCATACTGCTAAAGTCTCAGCCGTAGGCGTACACCTACGGAGGAAAATCATGGAATCGGGGATGCGATGACTCAGCTCGGATATCTGGGCATCGCGGGGCAACTTCGGTCGGAGATCGCCCGCGGTGACTACCCGCCAGGTACTTACCTGCCCTGGCAAAAAGAACTTGCGGACCGTTTCGGCGTCAACATCGGCACTGTCCGCAAGGCCATCCGCCACCTCCAAGCGGAGGGGCTGGTCGACCCCATCTCGGGGCACGGCACGAGGGTGCGTCAACGGCACATGATCCAACTGCCGGCGCACCGCTTCATCAACTCCACTGCGAAGGCGGGCCCCTGGGAGACGGCCTGCGCTGAGCAGGGATTGGAAGGCAACACCGTCGTCACTGGCGTCAGCTACCTCGAAGCGAACCCGCGGATAGCGAACGCCCTGGAGATCAGCGTGGGGGATCCGGTGGTGCGTCGCGCCAACCAGATGCAAATCGAAGGTCAGACCCGCCAGGTGCAGGACACGTGGCTGCCCATGTGGGTCGCGGAGGGCACGCCGTTGGCCGCGCCCGCGAAGGTGGTCAGCGGCATCTACGGTGGCTTGATCGCCGCTGGGCATCGCCCGTCCAAAGTCACCGAGGTGGTTTCCGCTCGGATGCCCACTGAGGCCGAGCGCAAGGATCTGGGGCTGCCGCTGGGATCTCCGGTGCTCGATACCCAACGCACTGCGCGTGATGCGCAGGGTCGGGTTGTGGTGATGACTCATCTCGTTGTTGCCGCTGACCACGTGTGCCTCACCTACGTCCAAGACCTGGAGGCCCTGGGGGGGTGATGGAGGCGCCACCGACCGGGGGTCAGCGTCGACAGCCCCGATCGGCGACGCATCCTAGTAAGCTTACTGAACTTCACAACTTTACAGTAGGCCCTACTACAGCCCAGCAGAATGATCAAGAGGTGATGGCCGTGACGAGAACAGGACCAACCTTGCGGCAATATCAGCTCGCGGAGGAGCTAAAAGACGCTCGCGAATCCGCTGGTATCACCCGACGCCGGGCTGCCGAGCACCTTCGCTGCTCCATCGAGAAAATCGGGCACTTCGAACGGCGCCGCAACGTGCCCTCCGAGCACGATCTGCGCGCCCTACTCGACCTCTACGGCTGCCCTGATCGGTTCGATGAATTGTGGGAACTCTGCCAACAGGCACACGAGCGCAGCCCGCTCGCCTACCGGCGACTGCCCAGCTGGCTCAAGCTCTACCTCAACCTCGAAAACGAGGCCACTGACCTGTACCGATTCTCCCTGGAGCTGGTGCCTGGCTTGCTCCAGAGCGAGAACTATGCCCGTGAACTGACCCGTGTTCACGGGCTCGGCTCACGCGAGGCTGACCGGCACATCGTCGCCCGCATGGAGCGCAAACAGCGTCTGGAGTCCGGCGACCTGCGCTTGTCCGCGGTCATGTCCGAAGCCGTGCTGCATATCACCGGGCACATGGGGCTGGCCGGCACGGAGCAACTGTGGGCGCTGCTCAAGGCATCGCAGCTGCCGAGTGTGGAGTTGCGGGTACTGCCGTTCGCTGCGGGTGCGCATCGCAGCATGGATGCCTCGTTCACCGTGATGGCCTTCTCGGCGGTGATGATGGGCCCCGTCGGTTATTACGATCATGCCGGGGGTGGCACTTTTGTCGAGGATGAGCCTGCCGTGAACGATTTGTGCAAGAAGTACGAATACCTTGCGGCCCAGTCTCTTGATCCTGCGGCCACTTCCGCATTCATTGAGGAATTTATTCAGAGGAGAACACTGTGAACGGTTCAAGGCCGGTGTGGATCAAGTCGTCCTACAGCGGCGGAGACTCGCCGGATTGTGTCGAGGTCGCAGCACTGTCCAACGGTCGGGCAGTGCGTGACAGCAAAGACCCACACGGCCCGATGCTGATGATCAGCTCGGCGCAGTGGGCAGCGTTCACGACCGGGGCGCGATCGGGCGCCTTCGGCTAAATCGGGAGGGAGATGGTGATGTTTCAGCGACTCTTAATGCTCTGCGGTTTGGGGAGCTTAGGGTTGCTGGTGGCCGGGTGCCTGTTCGACGGTGGGCAGGCACCCGCTTCACAAGCGCCCGTCGTAGTACCTGTGATCAATAACCAGTCGGATAACAGCGGCATGATGGTGCTGATCGCAGTGATCATTGTTGGTCTCGTGGTTGGTCTCGTGGTGGCGCTGGTCGCCTACCTGCGTGCCGATGGTCGGCGCCGCGACGCCGAGCACACCACGCAACGCATCCTCGACGCGCTGCCAGACGAGGTGTACGAGCAGATCGGCCCGCGCCGCGTGCTGCGCACAGCGGGCCTGGACGTCGAGATCCCGGCCCGGCGTAGTGTCTCCGCGCCCACGCCGGCACGGCGCGCGATCGGGGGTGGCCGCTGACCCTTGCCCCCAACGGGGTCCGTGGTATGCTTGCACATGTTCCGGCAAGTTCTCTTGAGGAGTCATCATGGCTTTCACCCTTGAGCAGTGCTGCATCCGCCCCTGTAGCGCCGTCGTGCCCGTCGTCATCAGCCGCAACGGCGGCCTACCGAAGATCGCCGCTGATGGCTACAGCGGACTCACCGACGACGGCGACCCCGTATGCCGCGACCACTTCTGCCCCACCTGCGGCAACGCCCACTCCGACGCTGAGGCGTTCGAGCTGTGCGAGTTCTACGGCCGCCCGAAGGTCAACCTCACCCCGTGCAATCCCGCACTGGTCGTGGTCTCCCGATGACACGGGCACGACCCGCAGCAGTTGAGTCCCCGGAGCTGGCCTCCATCCGGGCTCAACTGCTGCACCTCGAACGTCTCGAAGCCCAAATCGACGCCGCCCGTCGCGAACTTCAGGCCCGGCGCGCGGCCATCCTCGAAGATCAGGAGGGACTTATATGTCACTAATCGCAGAGAGTGTGATCAGCGATGGCCGTTGACTGCATCGACGAACAGCACGCCCACAATCGCGCCGAGACTCAGCAGACCGCTCTGTTGCGCATCCTCGCCCAGCTGGAGGAGATGGCGGCTCAGATGGACGGCGCCACCGACCACCTGCCTGCGGTCCTGGCGGACAGTTCCCGGCGCGCCGTGGAGCGCATCAGCTACGCCCTCGAAGATCTGCGCGCTGCCGAGAAGTACCTCGGGGGCATCACTACAGCTCGCCGCCAACAGCGCGCAACAGCCCGTGAACGGGCCGCTGCGGCCTGTGAAAGTTAGTAAGCCAACTGGATGAAACGCAAGTACAGTGCGAGTGCACATGCAGCATGCCGTGTGTAACCGTGCTTAGCTAACCCGATGCGCTCACACTGACCTCACGCCCAACCCACCCCGGTTGGGCGTGAGGTGTGTCTGGGGGCAGCGCCATTCCAATCGAGGGGACACGATCAGGAAGGTTGCGAGTTAGCTATGCCACGCCATCGAGCGCACCGATTCAACCTCTGGGGACCGAAATGCGGGTTGCTCCAACTGACGACAACCTTCGGCCGGGTCCGCTTACCACTGCGGCCGGAGCTGGTGACCATGGTGGCCCACCTCCTGACCGAGCAGCACCGAAAGCCGGCGCCGCTGCCCGCTGGGATGCGCATCGAACGGCGCTCGCCCGCGAAATTGGGGCGATTGTCTGCGCCGCTGCGGCCCTAGCCATCGCCGTGTGGTCGCTTTACGCCCTCATCGGCACCCCCGCACTAGGTTTAGGCGCCGCCGTGACGCTCGCCGCAATATCTAGGGGTTTGGCCTACCACAAGCCCGGCTAAGATCCCTCCAGTACCGCCACACCACAGCGGTGCTTGATGCACTCCCCCCAACCGACGCGCCGCGCCCCCGCCCGGCGCGTCGGTTTATTTACCGCCCCACCGCGTGGCTACATTGACTCGCCGCCGATCACGGGAGGTGAGCATTGGCCCGCAGACGCGGCCCCACTGCAACCCCAGCCGCCACCAGCAAAACCTGGTTCCCGGCGCTGCGCGGCATGTTCTCCGGATACACCACCGGAGGCGGCTCGCTGGACTCCCGCATCGTGTCCGGCCCCCGCGCTTACGTCGTGCCCGGCCAGCCCTACACCGTCGACTGGGACACCGACCGCGCCGTCCGTGAGGGCTACGCCTACAACCCCTACGTGTTCCGCTGCGTGGAGTTCATCGCGAGCAATGAGCGCGCCCGGCGCATCGTGCTCCGCAAAGAGGACTCCCGCGAAGGCCCCATCCTCAAACCCGGCGAACTCGACAAAGACCAACAGGTGCTACTGCGCCGACTCAACCGGCGCGCCAACGCCTGGGAAGTCGCGAAAATCTTCCGCCACCGCCTGATCGCCCAGTACCTACTGTCCTCCCGCGGAGTATTCATCGAAGCTGTGCGCTCCCGGCGCGGCTCCATCCACTCCATCTACCTACTCGACCCCGACCGGGTGCTCCCCGTACCCGGCCGGCGCAAGCGCAACCCCGACGACCCCACCGAGGTGGGCGTCATTACCCCCATCGAGTCATTCCGGGTCACCACCGCAGCCGCCAACGGCGCTCCCTTCTTCGACTTCCGGCCCCCCTTCGACCCGCAAGCCTCTCCCGATGATCAGCCCTCGGGCATCGTGTGGATCCGCTCACCGCACCCCACCATGTTCGAGCGCGGCATGAGCCCCATGGAGGCCGCCGGCCTGTCCACTGACCTGGACCGCTACGCCCGCCTCTACAACCGGCGGTTCATGCAGCAAGATGGCCGCCCCGGCGGCGTGCTCGCCGTCAAAGGCCCCATCGAGGACCAGTTCATCGACCAACTGGAGCGCCGCTTCAACTCGCCGGAGAACACGGCCCAAACACTGGCCATCGAAGCCGACGACATGACATGGACCGACACCTCGGGCACTCCGCGGGACATGATGTGGGGCGACACGATGGACCGCACCAAGCGGGAAATCTGCGTCGCCTTCGGCCTACCCGAGTCGGTGATCTCCGACTCGTCGGGGGAGACTTTCGACAACGCCGACGCCGACTACGCCAAAGCGTGGGAACACGGCCTGCTGCCCCTGTTCGACATGCTCGACGCGCAGCTCGATGTGCTCACTCCCGGCGGCTACGACGACGACACCTACCTCTCCCATGATGTGTCTGACGTGTGGGTGCTCGGCCGCTACCAGCGGGCCCGCGAGGACCGGGCGGTTGCTGATTTCAACAACGGCATCATCACCATCGACGAGGTACGCGAGGTCAAAGACCTCGACCCCTGGGATGTACCGGCCTCGCGTGTGCTGTGGATCCCCGCCGGCCGGCTCGCGGTGGGTGATGACAAGCCCGCGCACGACGGTGACGCTGAGGCCGCCGGCCGCGCCCCCCTGGGTGGCCAGCCAGCGACCCTATCGGCGGGCGGTGGCGGGGAGCTGCCGCCAGGGTTCGGCACCGGATTCGACCCGACCGCGGATCTCATGGGCGGCCCGGTCGATCCCTCATCGGCGATGGACGGTGGCGGGGGCACTGGTGGCGACCAGATGGGTAGCGCCGACGCGGGTGACGAGGGCGCGGGGCCACCGAATCAGCGGGCGCTCGCGCAGGCCGACCGCACCGGAGGCGCGACGTTGACCGCCGCCCCGCAGATGAAGGCATTGGAGGGTGAGCAGCGCGGCGCGCGATTTGCTTACCGCCGATGACCTGGCGGATTTGCCGCTGACGCAGGTCATGGTGCACGAGGCGCCCCCCGATCCGCCGCAGGGACCGATCCGGGATGCGCTGGCCGATGATGCGGCGGCGCGGGTGGACCGGGCGGTGGCCGCGATGGATGCGGCGGTGTCGGCGTATAACGATCGCCTCGCCGGGGTGGTTGAGGCCCGGTTGCGGGGCCCGCGGGCTCGCAAAGGCACCCGCTTTTGGTCCGAACAGGTGAAGTCTGTATCTGGGGTGAGGGTGGATGACTCTGTTAGGACATACAACCGGACTGAAACCAAGGCCCTCGACGGCGACTACATCCTCCCCGATAGGACGGTCGATGAGATCGCTGACGCGGTGCGGCCGGTGGGACTGCGCATCGTCGCCGACGCCGCTTCCCATGTCGCCCAGTCCCTCGGGCGACCCAATGTGGGCCTGGCTGCGTTCGACTGGGCGACTGTCGAGCAGGCAGTAGATTCCGCGGTCCAGCAGATGCTCGCGTGCTCACGCCGGCAGGCGCAGATGGTGCGCGCCGTCATCATGGAAGCCAACTCCACCGCCGAAGACCTCGACCACGTGATTGACCAGGTGTTGGCGGCGGTGCGGCGTGGTGGTAACTGGAATCTGATGTACGGGCGGACGCTGGCGACCGCGCTGGCGGGGGATGCGGCGCTCGCGGCAGCGAAGGCCATGGGTGTGACGCACATGCAGTGGATTTCCCGCCGGGATGACCGGGTGCGGCCGACGCATCGCATCGCCGACGGGCAGGAGCGGCCAATAGGCCAGCCGTATCAAGTGGGTGCGTTCCGGCTGCGGTTCCCCGGTGATCCGTCCGTGCTCCCCGAGGGCATCGGCGAGGTGGCCGGGTGCCGCTGCGGGCTGTTGTTCGCGAAACCGCTGGCCGGTATCGAGCATGCGACGACGCTGGCGGACTCGGGCACACCGGATGCGGCACGAGCCCTGCTGGCGGCCCCGGCGGTGGGTGAGACGTCGAATGATGACCCGGTGATTGGTGGCCCGTCGGTTCCGGCGGTGCGTGTGCCCGCTGATGTGGTGGCTTACCGCACGTTGGATGAGATGCCCCCGGTGACGCCGGGGCAGCGGATCTCGTGGCCGCGCACCCTCACTCTGGCGTTGGCATCGTCTGCGGCGGTGTCGACGGCGGTGTTGGCGGTGTCGATCCCGGCGGGCACGGTGGTGGGTTTGGCCGGGGGTGCGGTGGTGTTGCCGGCTGGCGCGTCGCTGGCGGTGGCGTCAGTGACGGAGGGGTTGATTGTGGCGATGCCGGTGATGCCGGCGGAGGTTCCGGCGCCCGCGCTGGTGGGGGCATAGAGAAGGGCCGAGTGCACGGCGTTCCTTCCGTGGGTTTCGGCCCTTGTGTTCAGAGTACCACTGCCAGGCTAGCGGCGGCTGCGATGAGGCACAGAGCGCCGGTTGCTGCGAACAGGGTGATTGCTGCGCGTAGTGTCATACCTACTTATCGTAGAAGTGCAGCCACCAAGTACCGCCACAACCGGGTGATCCTTATAGCAGTAATACTCTCCCGCGCACGAGGCGAACGAGCTGACCGCCAGTGCCAGCACGAGGATCCACGCTCCGATGCGCTTCATTGGTGATCACGCCAGCAGATGGGCACCTTGCCTGCGACGACGCAATGAGCGTGCGGGTCGACGATCAATCGCCATACGATGATCCCGAAAAGGACGAGGATGAGCGCGATCACGGCCGCCGCCACTTTGCCGCTCATTGCCGCGTCCAGTGTTTGCTCATATCGACTGGTGTCTCGCGCACGGTGCGGATGGCGCGGCCCACGAACTCAATCTCGGGCCAGTTCTCCTCCACCATTTGGATCGCCTGACGCTCCGCGGCGCGCAGCTGCATCCGTGCCCAGATCGGATTTGAGTCGATGTAGAGGGACTCGGCGGCCGGGTAGTCGCCCCCGCCTCCGGCGATGATTTCTTCCCGGTGGCAGGAGCGGTAGGAGCGGCCCTTGATTTTGTGGTCGACCATGGCGCCCGCGGCGCAGCCGGAGTAGCAGAGCACGGCGATCTCGTATCGCATGGTCATGTTCATGTTTTTGTCGCTGAAGTAGGTGGCGCCGCATCCGATGACGGGGCCGAACCATCCGAGCTTGCCGAGGTGGATTTCGACGAACACGGGCTCGAAGCCGAGTTCTGCACCGATGACGGTGTGCCCGGCTTCATGGACGGATACGAGCCAGTCTTCGCGTGCATCGTAGGGCTGAGGCATGGGGGTCTCCTGGTGTTGCCGGAACGCTGCTCAGCGTACCACCCCCTTAAGTTTGCAGCTACACGATTGTGCTAAGTTCGTGGCTGCACTACTATCAAGGGTGTTCTGGCCAACCACTGAGGAGAAGACATGACCGTCGCCATCGCCCCCCCGCCCAACCCATTCACCGCCCTCGGCACCGCCGTCACCCACGCCCGCGAAGCCTCCGATGCACTCGCCGCCGCCGGACTCGCCAACCTGAACGTCCGCAAGGCTCCCATCACCCACAACGGCTACCAGGTCGACGGCAAATACCTCCTCGTCCACGACGGACCCGACGGCACCGACATCCCCTTCCCCAACATCACCGTCGGTGAAGACTTCACCGTCTACCAATACGAGGAAGTCGCCGCCGTCCTCGACACCGTGGCCGCCGCTACCGGCGCCACTTTCGACCGCGCCGGAGACCTCGACGTCGAGCACTACCGACTCCTCGGGGCCCGCGCCTTCATCTCCCTCAAACTGCCCGACACCATCTCCCCCGGCGGAGACCCCATCGAGGCCTATATCGCTGCATTCATGTCCCACGGCGCCGGCTCGAACGTCATGGCCCCCACCGGTACCCGCATCTTCTGCGCCAATCAGCAGCCGCAAATCTCACAAGAGACCAGCCGCGTCATCATCCGGCACACCAAGCGCATCGACATGCGGCACAAGATGGCCGCCGAAATCCTCACCAACTCCGCTAAAGCACTCACCACCGCGAAACGCGACGCTGAGATCATGCTCGCCCAGCGCACCACCGACGAGCAGTTCCGCGCCATGATCGAGCGCGCGTTCCCCCGCCGCGGGGACGCCCCCGCCACCCTCACCCGCTTCGAAACCAAGGTCGAGCAGATGATGGTGATCCGCCACGGCGACACCAACCGGGGCATCGTGGGCACCGCGTGGGGCGACTACCAGGCCATGCTGGAGTGGATTCAGTGGCACCAGAAGATTCAGGGCGAGACCGAGGCTCAGAGTCCGGCCCGACTACGCGCCCGTCGCGTGCTCGTTCCAACGGCCCCGGTGGTTAACAGCCAGATCGCGGCGCTGAATGCAGTCCTCGACGTCGCCGACATTCAGCTGCCCCTGAACTGACCCCCGACCGGAGCGGCACCCTGCCTGTTATCGGCGGGCAGGGTGGCCGCTCCCCCACCTGTGAGGACTCTCATGCCGATCGTCGCCAGCCTCGATGAACGCTTCCCCTGGCTCAACCGAATCGCCAACCGCCTAGCCCACCAACTGACCGCCGCAGCTATCGCCAGCGCCATCGCTCAAATCCCCGTGATGCTCACCCATCACGCGAGCCCGGCATGGCATCTTCCGGCCGAACTGTTATTCCTTTTTGCGCTGGCCTGGCTCACCGTCACATGGCTGGCCAACGGGTACCACCACCAGGCGCTGTGCACCATCTGCCCCGAGCAGGTCCCCCTCGATATCGCGGAGGTGGCGCGGCGCCGACGGCCCTGGCTGTGGATAGCGCACTCAGCGCTGTTTTCCCTCGCCTCGTTCACCGCGCTCGGTTTCCTGTTCTGGCTAGACACCCGCCCTGATGACTGGTTGTCCTACACCGGGCATGCCGTTTTCTATCTGCTGCTGGCGATCGAGGCCTACGCGATGCAGCAGCATCGCCTACTCCAGCCGTGCTGCCCGTGGTGTGACTGGGACGAAGGTGGGGAGCACGAGGACGTGCCCGAGCCCACACCCCCGTCGAACGCGCCCAGCCCGAGCCCGACGCAGGTGACCGCATGACCCGCACTCGCGGCAACAAACATCACCGCAATCGCCAACTCGAAGGCCCCCGCATTCAGGGGCAGCCCATCCGGTGGGCAGACGTGCCCGAGTGGCTGACTGCCCTGTTCACCAACCGCATGACGATGTGGCAGTCCGGTCAGTTCGACTCCTGCCCCCACAACCCCACTTTCCGCAGCAACATCCCGGTGCGCATGGTGGCCTGGAATCCGCGCCTGGTCACCTGCCCCGGCTGTGCGCACCTGGGCATGCTGCCCGCGTCGGATCCCGAGAATTTTCGCTGCGACGCTTGCAAGCGCACCGATGATGAGCTGCACATGGGAGAAATCACCTTGGATCGGGTCACCATCGCCTACGGCGTGTGCTCACATTGCCGCGCCGCGATGCGCTGAGTAATTAACCGGATAACGCGAACAGCCCCCCCATTGCTGGGAGGGCTGCTCCGGTTCCGGCCAGTCCGAGGAGTGGCTACCGGGGGAGGCAAGCCTCAAACCCCGCGCAGTCGATACCCATGGACCAACGCTGTCGAGTGTAGCAGGCAGCTCCCGCGGTTTCTATCGCTCGCGGCGCGCCCACCAGCGGCTCAACCTGCTCGCCTGACACCATGCGCGACATGCTCATCACGTCCGGTGATGGTCCTGCCGTTGATCTCGGGGACCGGGTGCACTACCGCTCTCACGGCAGCCCGGTAGGCATCGACGGCACACAGATATACCAGCCGCGCTGCCGCGCCGCGCTGGTCTCTGGCGTGCTCAGCAATAACCTGCTGTCCCTGTTCGTCATCAACCCATCCGGGGTGTTCTTCGACGACTGCGCCTACGACCAGCAGATGACCGGCGGCACCTGGCACCTCCCGCACGCTGGGGCGAAGCCCTGTGACTGAATACACGGGCGGATTCCTCGGCCTGGTCCCCGACAACGCCGGCCAGCTGGCCGTCGATGGGGGCGACCCGCCGGAGCAGATGCACCTCACCCTGCTCTACCTCGGCGACAACGTGGCCGACTGGGCGCCCGAGCAGTCCGCCCGGCTGCGCGAACTGGTCACCGCATCGGCGCCCGCGTTCGACCCGGTGGATGCCCGCATCATGGGCCACGCCATCTTCAACCCCGACGGGGGCGATAGCGACGACGGGCCGCAGCCCTGCGCCGTCTACCTGGTGGGTGACTCCCCCGCGCTCAACCCGCTACGCAAGTGGGCACAGTGGGTGACCACTACGCACGACGACTACCCGACCCCGCCCGCGCAGCATGATCCCGTGATCTTTCACGTGACTGCGGGCTATGGCCTGAACCCTGATCAGCTCACCTTCACCGGCCCGGTGCGGTTCTCCACACTGCGCCTCGCCCTGGCCGGCGACGTGCTCGACGTTCCCCTCGGCGATGCGGAGGCACCCGTGATCACTGAAACGAAATCCGGCGAGATCACCTTCACCCCGCCGGCCGAGATCATCGAGGTGGCCGCGATCCTGCCCGGCCCCGTCGCCCGGATCGTCGCTGAAGGCAAAGCCCTTAACACGCGCGGCGTCGACTGGGTGGGCGCCAACTGCGGTGAGATCGGCCTGATGTGGGCGGCGTCGATGCGCGAACGCGCCCTCGAAGTGAAACGCGACATCTCCACCGATGAGCGCGAAAAGCTCGCAAAACAGGGGCACACCCTCAAAGGCACCAAGTCCTACCCAATCAAGACACTCGGTGACCTCGACAACGCCTACCAGTCGTGGGGGCGGGCCAAGCCCGGCGACCGGGATGCGCTCAAGCGCCTGCTGTTGAAAGAGGCCCGCCGGCTCAATGCCGGGCAAGAGATGATCGACAAGATTCAGGATTTGGGCAGCGGCGAGGACGATGGGGACGCCGACGACAAGTCCGAGCACAAGGGGCTCAACATGGGCCGCCGGGTTGGTGCCGACGGTGACCCGGACGACGACCCCGCGCTGCAATCCATCCAAGACCTGCACAACGCGATCGGCGCGCACCACAAGCTGCCCCCGGAGAAGCGCAAAGCCAACGCGCGCCGGCTCAAAGGCGCCGCGAAGCGGCTCGGCGCCGACCACCACATCACCCAGCGCATCGGCTCCCTGGAGCAGGCCACCACCGAAGGCAAGTCCCTCGAAGACGGCATTGAGGTGAAGGTCGCTTCCCCTGATCCGCGAGCTGCGAAACTGCGCAACTTCTGGGCCTTCAACCCGAAGGGCCGCAAGAAGTGGCGCCCCGGCTCCAAGGGCGATTTCAAGCGCCTACGCCGGCACCTCGCGAAGTTCGTGCACAACCCGAAGGTGCTCAACGGCCTCACCGCGAACATCCACAAGATGGCCACCGGCCAGTGGCCCGGCAAAAACGCGCACACCCTCAAGGGCAACGTGGGCAAGCCACTGACCATCGGCGTGAAGTTCGACTGGTCCGAAGACATCGAAACCAAGGCCGCCGCGATGGCCGTCGACACCGACCCAGAGATCGCCGCCCTGTTCGACGGTATCGACGACTGGGGTCAGCAGTTCGATGAGCCGTGGACCGCGGGCTACATCGCCGACCTCGGTGACGAGGCCGACGGGCCCGACGGCGAGCCAGATGGTGACGTCGACGACGGCACGGGGGTGCTGCTCGACACCGCCCGCCACGCCCAGCTGGCCGCGCGCATGATCCCCGACTCCGGCCCCGGTGGCGACGTCCCGGACGCCAGTGCAGATGGCGGCGATGCGGGCGAGGACAGCGGCAGTGGGCTGCCTGATCTCTTCGATGTGGGGTCGGTGAGTGCATGACCACAACCGAAACCCGGCTGGAGCTTGACGAGATTGAATTTCCGGCCGATTTGGGGGAGTCGGGGCGCCTGGAATGGAAGGCGCTGCCGAACGAGGAGACGTCATCACCCCTGACGGGGGTGATCGGTCACGACGACTCCAGAGGCACGATCACCGCGATCGTCGCTGTCTCCGGCGTGCCCGACAAGGTGGGCGACGTCATCGTGCCCGGCAGCCTGGGTACCGCGGTGAAACGCTTGAAGCCCAAGGGTGTGACGGATCACAACTGGGGGCAGAAGGTCTCCAAGCTGGTCTACTCCGAGGAGCTGATGCCCGGCGACCCGCGCCTGCCGAAGCAAACCCCGGATGGTAAGCCGTGGCCAGCTGCCGCGGGCGGCTTGCTGATCAAAGCCCAGTACAACATGGATAAGCAAGCCGGCCGGGATGCTTATTCAGACGCGAAATTCTACGGCCCCGAGGAATGTTTTTCGATCGGTTACAAGGTGCGCCCCGGTGGGGCGAAAATACGCCGCGGTCTGCGCTACTTACACGATTACGACATTTATGAGTGGTCGCAAGTTTTGCACGGAGCGCACCCACTGGCCACGTTAACGGGGGTGAAATCCCTCGCTGAACACGTTCGGCCGCAGCAAGACGACACCGACGACTGGTATCCTGATGGGTGTTCCGGCAGTTCACCCGTCGAGGGGACCATCGACGTGAAGGCACTCCACGGCCTCGGCCGCCGCGTTGTCCGTGACTCCACGTTCTGGGGTCTGCCCATCGGCACCCCCATCCGCCCCGGCATGCGCCCCCGCGGCAAATCCCACGCCACCGCCGCCGACATTGAACGCACCACCGCGCCCGCCGAGGCCGCGGAAACCCTCGACACCGGCCCTGCGATCGGTCATGCCGCCCACGCCGTGGCGGCAGCCCCGGCCGAGTCTGGCCAGCAGGCGATGGCTACCGGGGCTGCCGCGGTCGGCGACCATACGCCCACCCCCGCCGCGGTGCGACCAGGGGTTGCCGCCGCGCTCGCCGCGCTGCACAAGCGCTACCAGGACTTCGCCTCACAAGACCGCGACCCCGGACAGGTCGGCGTCGGCAACGCGGCCATCGCGAGCATGAACATGCTCACTCAATTCGCCACCCCCGGCGCCGACGTGCACGCCTCCCCCGATGGGCAGTTCGCCGCGGTGAAAGGCGCCGACGGCAACTGGTTGATCGTCGACACCGCCAACGCCGGGCTCATGCCCGTCGCCCCCGGCAACTTCCCCCCCGCGCAGATCGACGACGCGCTGGCGAAACTCGCCGCCCTACCCATCCCCTGGGGTGACATCAACGCTCGACGTAAGCGGTGGACGAAAGCCTCGGTCAAAACCAAAGACCAGCAGGCCGTTCGGGACATCCTCGCCTCACTCACCCCGTTCGACACCACCAACGTCGACACCTCACAGGCCCGGTACGACGCCGAAGGCGCCATCGCCGACGGCAACGTTGATGACCTCGCCGACGCCCTCACCCGCATGGGCCTGCCCGACGATCAGGACCCGCACGACGTCGCGCAAACCCTGCTCGTGCTGCCCTCGGATGTGGTGGAGAAACGTCTCGACGCCATCCAGGCGCAATCCACCACCCAGCGCAGCATGGACGCCTCCGCCGGTCTACCCACCGACGAGCGGCAGCGCGCCGCGCACGAGGCCGCCCAGCGCGCCGCCACCGGGGCTCTCGACGATCATGCCGCGCCCGCGCCCGGCCCCGAACCCGAAGCCACTCCCGATGAGCACGGACTCATCGAAGGCCCCGACGGGGAACTAGACGTCACCCCCGAAGTCGCCGACCGGCAGGATCGGGTGGAGGCCCTGCTCGCCGAGGACGACGCCGCGCTCGCCAACAAAACGACCGCGCAGCTCGGTGACGCCCGTAAAGATCTGGTCGCCGAACTGGCGTTGCAAACCGAACTGGATCGCCGCGATAAAGCCGCTAAGAACGCGGTGAGCAAGTCGGGCGCCCCGGAGCCGAGCGTGGGGGGCACCTCGGACACCGGGACGCCCGCCGAGCCTAAGACGCCCACGACCCGACCAGGGTTAGCCGGCGCCGCGGAAGATCTGGGCGATTTACTGAACGCCCCCGAGCGGGACGAGGCGGCCATCAAAACCGCCGCGGATCGGTTCGGGAAACTGCTGGCCAAGCATCCGGCTGATTCCCCGGCGTTCACGCAGGTGCGCCGCGCCCTCGGTGACGGTGATGTGCACGCCGCCATCGCCTCCGGGGCGCTCACACCGGGCATGCTGTTCACCGCCGCGGGGAACCTGCGGGAAGGTCGGCGGGTCAAGCGTAATGAGCAGGCCCGCGCCCGGCGCGCCGCGAAGCGCATCGAACGGGACCGCATCCGCTCCAAGATCGGCGCGATTGATGGGGAGCTGCGCGGCCGGGGTGAAGACCCCGAGACCTACGGCGGGCACGTGGAGGGTGTTACGGTGCCCGCGGCGCGGGTGGCGAAAACTCCAGAGGCCGGGTCATCTCTTGCGGAGACACCTTCACCTCCTGGGTCTTCGGCTTCAACCCCCGCGCCGTCTAAGACCCGCGCGGAGACCGAGCTGCCCGGCACGGCGCGCGCTCGCACTTACGCCCTTAACGGCGTGGCCCAAAAGATCCCCGGTGGTGGCGGAGGCGCAGGTTCCCGCGTTGTTGACGGGGTAGCTGTTCACCGAGTGTGGGCCGACAGCGACGAATCCGCACAGAAGGTCATGGGTGCGGTTCGCGAGCTGGGCTGGCCCGGTATGACCGTGCAAGACCTGGGCGTAACTAAAACCTCGTGGGGCGACAACCACGAGATCGAAGTGCGGGTTCCACTACCCAAGACCGAGGACGAAAAGAACGGCGCCATCGCCGACGAGTTGGCCGCCCGGCAGCGCGCCCGCGCCCACGTGCCCGATGTCGAAGGCGACACCCCCGCCGCGAAGGCGCAAAACCACATGCGCGCCGCCCGCGCCGCCGCCGACAACGGCGAGTTCGACACCGCCCACGGGCACCTCGACCAGGCGCAGAAACTCAACCCCGAGCGGGCGCGACTGTGGAACAAGGCCCGCGGCATCATCAATGAGCAGCAGCGCCGTCACGAGGGGGAAACTGATGCCCATGGCGCAGACGAGTCCGCTAGCCGCGCTGGCGGAGCAGTGGTACCAGCAGTACCTCCCGCAGGCGTACGACGGGATGAGCCCCACGGAGAGGGCGACGTTCTTCGGGACGCTGGGGGAGCAGGCGGCGCAGGAGATCGAGCAGGTGAGCGAAGCCCTGGCGGGGGACGACCCGCCGAACGAGACGTTCGAGGAGAAGGCGGGGCGGCTGAACGCGGCGAGGGCGCAGGCGACGGAACTGGTGATGCGGCAGACACTGCTGGCGCTGCTGCCCCCGGACTGGCCCGAGACGAACGGGTACCCGGACCAGGCGACACCGGATCCGCAGATGCCGCCGACACCGGACGCGACCGACGTGAACCTGGCGGAGGCGATGGCCGAGTTCAGCGACGCGGCGAGCGAGCTGGCGCAGCAGAAGCGGGACGCGGCGAGGGCGAGCCAGCCGACACTGCCGGCGAAACCGGAGTACCTGAGCAGCGCGACGGCGGAGTAGACCACCCGGTCACCGAAGGCGAGCGGGAAGACCGGGGGCAGCTCGACGCCGCCGGGGGTGAGGCCCCTGCATCGGTGTCCACGGATCTGCCCGACGAGCAGCCCGGCGTGGACCGGGGGCAGGTTGATGCGATCCCGTCGGAGGGTGAGGACTTCCGCCCGGTCAACGCCGATGACCTCGCCCCCGCCGGGAAGCGGGCGAAACTCAACGCGAACATCGCCGCCCTCGAAGTTTTGCGGCAGCTGCAAAACGAGCACCGCCCGGCGACCCCCGATGAGCAGCGGGTACTGGCCCGCTGGGCCGGCTGGGGTGGTTTGCCGGAGGTGTTCGACGACACCAAACCGGAGTACGCCGCCGATCGGGAGCGCCTACGCGGGCTGCTCTCGGATAAAGAGTGGGCGGAGGCCCGCCGCAACACTCTCAACGCCCACTACACCGACGCCAACGCAGTAGCCGCCATCTGGAAGGCCGTGCAAGACCTCGGCTTCGACGGTGGGCAGGTCTTGGAGCCAGGCTCCGGCTCGGGCACGTTCATTGGTTTCAAGCCGCACCACCTCGACGTCGACATGGTGGGTGTGGAGCTGGACTCCACCACCGCGGCGATCTCCAAGGCCCTCTACCCGAGCGCCACGATCCGCAATGAGTCCTTTGCGGACACCCGCCTACCAGCCGGGTCGATGGATGCCGTGGTGGGCAACGTGCCCTTCGGGGACTTCGCCCTCACCGACCGGGTACACAACCCCGGCCGGAAACTCTCGATCCATAACCACTTCATCATCAAGAGCCTGGCGGCCACCAAACCGGGCGGTATCTGCGCGCTGCTCACCTCCCGCTACACGATGGACTCCAAGAGCACCGACGCCCGGCGGCGCATGGCCGAGATGGGTGACCTGATCGGCGCCGTCCGGCTGCCCACCGGCTCACACTCGAAAACCGCCGGTACCAGCGTCATCGAAGACATCCTCATTTTCCGGCGCCGTGAACCCGGCGCTGAACCACTCACCAGCCAAGACTGGATCAACGCCCCCGTCACCCACCTGGGCGGGCAAGACATTCCCGTCAACCAATACTTCCTGGACCACCCCGACCACGTGCTCGGCGAAATGACCGCCGAAAAGGGCCGCTACGGCACCGGCGACATGATCGTGCGGGGTGACCAGGACACCCTGCCCGATGACCTGAACCACGCCCTGGAAGGCATCACTAGCGCCGCGCAGACAGGCGGGGTCACCGCCAGTCCCCGGCTGGAAGGCACCGCGCAGATCACCGAAGCCGCCGACGCGCACGACGGCTACATCGCCACCGGCCCCGACGGCGGGTTCACCCAGATTGTGGGCGGTGCCGCGGTGCCGCTGGATGTGCCCGCCAAACAGGCCGAGGAGCTGCGCGCCCTGATCGGGCTACGCGACACCCTGCGTGAGCTGTTGCAGGCCGAATCCACCACCGCCGCCGACACGACGCAGATCCGGCAGCTGCGCCGCGACCTCAATGACCAGTACGACGCCTACGTCGCCCGCTACGGGCCGATCAACCGCTACAGCCTGTCCAAGACCGGCTCGCGGGTCACCCCCGGTCAGGGTGGCTTTAGGCGCGACCCCATGTCAGCGATCGTGCGCGCCCTGGAGGTGTACGACCCCGAGGCCGGCACCGGGTCGAAGACCGCCATCTTCACCAAGCGCGCCGTGGCCCCACGCGAGATCCCCACCAAAGCCGACACCCCCGAGGATGCGCTCGCCCTGTCCCTGGACACCTACGGCGAGGTGAATCTCAAGGCCATCGCCGACATGCTCGGCACTGATGAGTCCACCGCCCGCGAACGGCTGGGCACGCTGGTGTTCGAGCAGCCCCCGTTGACGGAGGCTGAGCAGAATCAGGCGTGGAGCAACTACACCGCCGATGTTGATCCGCTCGGTGGGCTTGACGGCCAACCGCCCGCGCTCGAATCGGTGGGCGAGTCGGTGCGGGCCGCCGGCAAACTCGAACCCGCCGCCGCCTACCTGTCCGGGAATGTGCGCCGCAAACTCGCCGCCGCACAGGCCGCCGCCGAACACGACCAGCGTTTCCAGGCCAACGTTGATGCGCTCAAGGCCGTCATCCCTACCGACCTGGGTGTCGACGAGGTGGATGGGCGCCTGGGCGCGGCGTGGATCCCCGCCGATGATGTGCGCCAATTCCTCGCCGACCTGATCTACGACGGCAACACTGACCCGGTGAAGGTCGCCACCTCCGGTGGCGGCATCTGGACGGTGACCGGCGCCGACTGGGGCAACAAAGCCACCGAGCAGTGGGGCACCGACCGGATCTCCGCCGGAGAGATCGTGCAGGCCCTGCTGGAGCAGCGTTCCATCAAGATTTCCGACACGATCGACGGCAAGCAGTACCCGAACCTGGAGGCCACCGCCGCCGCGCAGGCCAAAGCGGAGGAGCTACAGGAGCGGTTCTCCGAGTGGCTGTGGGAAGACTCGACCCGCGCCCAGCGGTTGCTGCGCAACTACAACAACCAGTTCAACGCGGTGCGGCTGCGCAACTACGACGACATGGACCGGGTGTTCCCCGACATGGCGGAGGGTTTCACCCCTCGCCCGCACCAGGTCGCCGCGGTCAACCGCATCGTGTCCGAGCCGGCGGCGCTGCTCGCGCACGTGGTGGGCGCGGGCAAGACCGGCGAGATGGCCATGGGCGCGCACGAACTCAAGCGCCTCGGCATGGCTAAGAAGCCCGCCATTGTGGTTCCCAACCACATGAAAGAGCAGTTTGAGCGCGAGTATTTACAGATCTACCCGAATGCGAAGATCCTCGCCGCGGGCACGGACGATTTGAAGGGTGATCGGCGCCGGGAGTTCGTGGCCCGCGCCGCCACCGGGGACTGGGATTGCGTGATCCTCACCCAGAACGCCATGGGCATGGTGCCCATGTCGAAAGAGGCGATGCAGTCCTACATTGATCGGGAACTCGCCACGATGCGCGCCCAACTGGAAGCCGCGAAAGCTGAGGGCGGCCAATTCGGCGACCAGGCGCAGCAGAAAACCATCAAAAAGATGGAGAAGGCCGTCCTCAAAGCGGAGGAAGCCCTCAAGGCAAAACTCGATAAGCAAAAAGACGCTGGTGTCACCTTCGAACAGACGGGTATCGACTACCTGTTTGTGGACGAGGCGCACATGTATTCGAACCTGCGCACCCTATCCAACATTCAGGGCGCGGGCGCCACCGGTTCGGACATGGCCTCAGACCTGCACATGAAGATCGAACACCTGCGGGCCAACAACCCCAGCGGCCGGGTGGTCACCTTCGCCAGCGGCACCCCCATTCGCAACACGGTCACGCAGGCCTACATCATGCAACGCTTCCTGCGGCCTGACCTGCTGGAGGAAGCCGGTATCCACTCGTTCGACCAGTGGGCGGCCACCTTCGGGCAGACCGTCGATGAAATGGAGTTGAAGCCAGAGGGTGCCGGGTTCCGGCAAACCACCCGGTTCGCGAAGTTCCGCAACGTGCCCGAACTGCTCCGGCTGTTCCAAATCTTCGCCGATGTGAAGATGGCCGATGATCTGAAACTGCCCACCCCGAATCTGGAGACCGGGGCAGTGCAAAACGTGATCGTGCCCCCCTCTCCGGAGCTAACGGCCTACATTGCCGAGCTGGGTGAGCGGGCCGAGGACGTGCGCTCGGGCGCGGTGGAACCCGAAGTCGACAATATGCTGAAAATCTCCACCGATGGGCGTAAAGCCGCACTGTCCATGGCTCTGGTCGGCCAAGAGCACAAGCCGGGCAAGGTTGAGGCCGCCGCTGACAAGATTTACGACATTTGGGATAAGACAAAAGACCGTCCCGTTCCCTGTGACATCAACGACCCCGCCGGGGGCGACTGCCCACCGCCCGGTTCGATGCAAATCGTGTTCGCCGACATGGGCACCCCCACCTCCGACGGGTGGAACGCCTACGACGCGCTGCGCGACGCCCTGGTCGCTAAAGGCATGAAACGTGAGTCGATCCGGTTCATGCACGAGGCGAAAAACGACCGCGAAAAGGCGGAGTTGTTCGCCGCCGCCCGCAACGGTCAAGTGGCCGTGCTCATCGGGTCCACCGAGAAGATGGGTGTCGGCACCAACGTGCAGCGCCGCGCCGTGGCCCTGCACCACCTCGATGCCCCGTGGCGGCCCGCCGATGTGGAACAACGCGACGGGCGCATCATGCGCCAAGGCAACACCAACGCCACCGTGGCGATCTACCGCTACGTCACCGAAGGCTCCTTCGACGCCTACATGTGGCAAACCCTGGAGCGCAAAAAGAAGTTCATCGACCAGATCATGCGCAACAAACTCGGTGACGTGCGCGAACTGGAAGACGTTGGCGACACCGCCCTGTCCTACGCCGAGGTGAAAGCCCTGGCCACCGGCAACCCGCTGCTCATGCAGAAGGCGAAAGTCGACGCCGCGGTGTCCAAGCTCGCCCGGATGGAGCGCCAGCACAACCGCACGCAAACCAACCTGCGCAACGACGTGCTCACCTACACCCAAACCGCGCAGCGCAACCGGGCCCGCGCCGACGCCCTCGATGCGGCCATCGCGAAACGCACCGACACCACCTCCGGCGAGGACTTCGCATTCACCGCCGGAGGGCACAAGTTCACTTCCCGCGCCGATGCCGCTGACGGGCTCAAAGGCGCCATCCGTGACGCCATCTACAACCAGCCCTCATGGCGGCGCGCCGAACCCACCTACCTGGGTACCTTCGGCGGGCACGACCTCATGGGCAAGGTGCAGTCCTACTACGACAAGACCGGTGCCCGGAAGTTCGGCATCGACCTGTCCTGGGATGGTGTGGATAACGAACTGGGGCCCGTGGTGCGGCTTAACGACACCCAGATCGCCACTCTCGGGCCGGGCATCTTCACCACCCTGGCCAACAATCTCAACGGTTTCGAGGCCCGCCAAGCGAGGCTGCGGGACCGCGCCGATTTCCTCGAATCCGAGGCTGAGCAGATGCGCTCCCGCATCGGGCTGCCGTTCGCGAAAGCTGACGAGCTGGCCGCCGCCCGCACCGAGCAGGCGCACGTTGCCGAGGAGATGGCGAAAGTGGGCGTGGCCACCGGGGAGGATGGGCAGGAGAACACTGCTGCCACCGCCCTGGCCAACGCCCGCGCCGCCGCCGGCCGCGCAGCCGCGAGCATGGGTAACTGGCAGAAGGATGAGCGGAATATTCTGCGCCGGCTCGCCAACCCGGCCGCATCACCGGGCGCCGTGGTGTCCCCGAAGGGCACACTCGCCGCGGTGCCCACTCCGGACGGCACGCAGTTCATCACCACCGCGGACGGCAACAGCATCCGTGTCGGTGGCCTGGCGGGGCAGGTGGATGACCCGCAAGCCCTGCTCAACGACCTGGAGGCCCTGGACATCCCCTGGGATGAGGGCGCGTCCGCGCTGCAACGCCGCTGGTCAACGTACGTGCCCTACGAGCACGACTACGCGCTGTCGTACGAGGAGAACTCGAAACGGCGCAAGGCGCAGCAGGAGGAACGCGAGGCGCGGGTGAAGGCGGACAAGCAGCAGGTGGTGGACGTGTGGAAGCGACACCTCGTGCAGCCACAATCGGAGGGCAAGTCCCTGCTCGACGCGGAGTTGCTGGCTCGCGCGGCGCAACTCAAGGCTGAGCTGAAAGCCGACACCGCCGTGTCTGGGGCCCCGGACGCGGACGAGGAGTCGTTCGAGGATGTGGTGGCCGCCGATGTGCCCTATGTGATGGCCGCCGATGGTCAGCTGCTCAAGGCGGTCACGTGCCCGTCGTGCGGTAACACCATGTACTACCCGGCGGATGGAATGAACGGGCAGCGCGCGTGCATCTCCTGTGGTGCCGCGTTGCAGATGCAGCCGGTTCCGGCGACGGTGGGCTAGGGGGCAGCGGTGGATGACGTGATCGGTGTGCACGACCAGCTGCGCGCGGCGCTGGTGGCCCAAGCCGCCGAGGGCAAATCCGTGTGGTCGTTTCACCCGTTCCGGGTGGTGCGTAATGCCGAGTTTTGGGGCCAGCCGGTCGGCACCCGCATTGCGGCCGGTCTGCGGCGGCGCACTCCGCGCGAGCAGGAGCAGGGTGAGCATGAGGCGGCGATGGCGCTGCACGCGGGCACGCTGTCGGACATGGACCGTTGGATGCTGGGTGATCCGCACCGCCCGGACATTCCGGCGGAGGAGCAGGCCCGTCGGCTGGCGCGGGCCCGGCGGGTGCTGGCTTCGAATGATCCGGAGCTGCGGCGCCGTTGGTGGGCTGGGGAGGATGTGTAGGTTGCCGGGTCATGGCAGTCAACTACGTGCCCGATGAGCCTCCGCCGCTGATTCACCCGAATCATCCGTTGTGGGATGCGCTGGGTCCCGCGGTGCACCGCACGGTCGGGCGGCTGGCCGCCGCTGGTATCCCGATCGTGGACGTGGGCCATTTGTTCGAACTGCTGGTGCCGGATGAGTGGCCTCCGGCGAGGGTGGGCCCCGATGGTGCGGGGTACATACCGCAGACCACGGTGAGCGGTATTCCGGTGCGGCGCAGTTCCGCGGTGCGCGCCCCGCTGTTGACGGTGCCGCTGGGCGAAATCCCCCACATACAGGGTTTGCCTTTGTAGCGGCGTGTCGCTGGCCTGGTCGGTTGTTTATCTGATTGCCTCCGCGCACGCGCCTGGTGCTGACCGGTGCGAGACCTCGGAGTGCGTGAGGCTCGCTGTCAGCTGCCCGCACTCCCCCACCTGAGCACAAGGGAGTAGGCGCGTGCCAACTGACGCCCCCGTGCTCGACCGCGACGACAAGGATCTGATTAAGCGCGGCCGGGCAGAAATCAAGTCGATCAACGCGAAGCTGGATGAGATCGCCGCATCCGGCTGGCTGGACGAGCAGGGCAACATGCACGTCAAGCCGGAGGCTTTCACCGAGTACAAGGGCCTGCTGGACAAGGCTGAGGAAACCTACGGCGTTATTCGTGCGCTGGAGCGCAAGAGTGAGCTGGATGCGTGGCTGGATGCCCCCGCGGGCACGCCGGCCGCGTTGGCGCCGGGACAGTCGATGGTTCCGTCTGCGGTGGCCGAGTACAAGTCGCTGGGTCAGCGGTTTGTGGAGTCTGAGGCGTTTAAGAATCACCGCTCCTCGGGTTTCATGGATGAGGCGTTTGAGGTCAGCGATGTGGAGCTGACGTCGCAGGTGCAGTTCAAGGATGTGCATTCCGGCAGCATTGGCGTCGTTACGCATCCTGGGTTCGGCACTGTACAGCGGGCGCCGATGGTTTCCGCCCCGATGATCAACTACCGGGTGCGTGATCTGTTCCCGCAGATGAACACCAGCTCCGTGATGATCGAGTTCATCGAGGAGCTTGGGTTCGTCGACCCCGCCGACAACGCCGCCGCGATGGTTCCCGAGCGCGAAGGCGTTGCACCGAATGACAACTTCGGTCTCAAGCCGAAGTCGAACATTCGCTTCAACATCAAGACCACGCCGATCCGCACCCTGGCCCACTGGGTGCCGGCATCGCGCAACGTGCTCGATGACGAACCGCAGCTGCGCGGCATCATCGACACCCGCCTGATGTACGGCCTCAAGCTCGTCGAAGACGAGCAGATCCTGCTGGGTGACGGCACGGGCCAGAACCTGCTGGGCATCTTCAACACCCCCGGTATTCAGCTGTTCCCCAGTGGCAGCTACACCCCGCCCACCAACGAGTCTTACGTTGACGCCATTCGGCGTGCCGCGACTCGCGTCATGCTCGCCCAGTACGACCCCACGGGCATTGTTGTGCACCCGTATGACTGGGAGCGCATGGAGTTGACCAAGGACACCCAAGGCCGCTACCTGGTGGCCGGGTCTGTGGTTTCCGGTGCGGAGAAGCGGCTATGGCAGATGCCGGTTGTCGCCACCCCGGCTATTCCGGAGGGCACTGCACTGGTGGGTGCGTTCGGTTTGGGCGCGCAGGTGTTTGACCGCATGCAGTCGAACATCAGGACCAGCGACCAGCACGCCGACTTCTTCATCCGCAACGCGATCGTGGTGCTGGCGGAAGAGCGGCTCGGTTTGGCGGTTTACCGCCCGGCCGCGATGGTCAAGGTCGACCTGGCCGCCGCGAGCGCCTGAGAGGACTGATCAGTTATGGCCATTGTTGACGCCAACGGCAATCCGCTGACCAAGAGCACCGTTCAGGGCTACTGCACCGATGTGCCCGCCACCCAGACGGTGATCAACACCGATGTGTATGAGTCGTTTAACTACGACCCGTTCCGCTCGAATTTCAAGACCTTCGACGGGGAGCGCCGGCTCAAGTGGAAGGCCGGGCAGACCATCAACAAGTCGGAGATTGACGACGCCTACCCGACTGCCACGTTCGCCAGCATCTCGCCGGCTAGTGGCAGCGCCTCGGGTGGCACTCCGGTCACCATCAAGGGCACGCACCTTGATGGTGCCTCGGGTGTGACTATCGGTGGTAACGCGATCACCAATTTCAGGGTGGTCAACGACACCACGATCACGGGCACGACGGCTGCGCACAGCGCGGGCGCAACCAACGTGGTCATTCAGGATGATGCCGGCAACGTGACGGCGAACAACGCCTACACGTTCGTCTGATCGAGACAAGAAACAGCCCCCCGCCCTGCACAGCGGGGGGCTGTTTCTTGCGGGAAGAGAGGAGATCTCTCACTTTCGAGCTTAGCGCGCCGACCGGGGGCGCCGTCCAGAGCGCATCGGGGGTACGTGGACGGCGCCGTTCATGACCCTAACGCGCTGGTGGGTGTGGGGGCGCCGAGGCCACCGTCGCCGAGATCGGCGGCGTTGCCGGCCTGCATGCCTTTCATGAAGGCCGCGGGGTCGATGGTGGTCTTGTTTTTGCTCACCTTGAGTTGCGGGTTGCGGTCTTCGAAGTAGCGGTCCACCTGGGTGCGCCGGTCGACGAGCACGAGTTCGGCGCCGTTGGATTGGTGCGCGGCGTCGTAGTCGGCGGCGGCCTTGCGCTCGGTTTGGGTGAGTCGCACCTGCACCTGGTAGGAGAACCCGGCCCACCAGGAGCGGCGGAAGTTGGCGACGGTAGCGGGCGCGGCGGGGTCGATCCACCACAGCGCCGGGTCGTGTCGGGGCCGCACCTTGTAGACCTGACTGGTGGCCTGCAACAGCAGGGAGGTGAACAGTAGCTCGACGCGCTCGCGGTCGGAGGCGTGGCCGGTGACGTCGCACCACAGCACCCGCCGGCCGAGTGACCAGAACACCACCCGGCAGCGCAGCGCCTCGCAGACGGAGGCGAGCAGTTGGGATTTCTCGAAGCTGTAGGGGTCGGTTAGCTCGATCTTGCCCTCGCCGATGGGGTCATCGCGCTGCCCAGCTGCGACGAGCATCGCGTCGGTGATGCCGTGGGAGGCCATGAGTTCCATGGCCTTGGCGGTGAGAGCTTCGGCTTCTTCGGGGAAGGTGGTGGATTCGGCTTTGGCGAGCAGCGCGCGTACGCGGGTGAGGATCTTGATGTCCATGGGTGGACCTTTCGATGGGCAACCGGAACAGTCGCCAGCATATCACCTAGGGGGGCGGTAGCTAGCGGGCCATTCGTCGCGCAGCTGATACAGCTGTCGGGCCACACGCCACGCGGCCACCACCGCGACTGCCCACATCAAACGGCGAATAATGCGTTCCAGCTGGCAGTGCTGATCGCAATAGTTCACGCGCTGGATTCCCGCACCTCCAGGCCGATCGCCGCGTCCAGCTCGGCGCGCACCTGATCGGGGATCCCTATCTTTGGATCGTCGCACTGACCTAGTAGAGCGCACACACCCATAGCGATCGCATTGAGCTTACGCTGCAACGCCGCATCCGAGCGGCGCTGAGTGTTTTGCAGCAACGCGACCAGCAAGAATGTGACGATCGTGGTCGCGGTGTTGATGATGAGCTGCCACGTGTCGGCGCTGCGGAACAGCCAATATGAAGGCGCCCAGATGGCCACCATCAAAACGCACAGCGCGAAAAACCATGCTCGCGAGACGTACCCGGCTACCGCGGTGGCCAGTTGATCGAACAGGGACGGATCCCCGTCGACGTCGGTAGGCAACTGAGCGTTGGGCACGGTCGGCACCCTAACCGTCGTGGCGCTACGTACCCGCCCGCTGACACGCAGTAAGGTCCGCCCGTCTGAGGAGTTGCTGTGCGTTCCGGCCGCCAAGGTGCCGAACCACGACCCGAGGAGTACAGAGCGTGAACCTGCGACACACCGCAGCGGCCACCGTGGCCGCCGCGATCGCCCTCGCACCCCTGGCCCTGGCCGCCCCGGCAAGCGCCCAGATCGACCCCGCGAGCTGCGCATCCACCGCCACCGAACTGCTCAAGGTCCGCACCCACGACAGCGGCAACCGTGACCGGGTGACCGTTGCCGAGCGGCAGTCCAAGGAAGCCAACGACAAGCTGCACGCCGCCGAGGCCGACTACAAGCGTGACCCGAGCGCCGAGAACGCCCGCGCACTGCGCGAAGCCCGCGCCGAGGCCGACCATCGCCGCGCCTACCTGGCCGAGGTCAACGCCGACCTGAATCAAAGTCACGGTGAACTGGTGCGCATCTCCGTGCTCACCGACCACATCTGCGACGTCTACGGCAACGGTGGCGGCAGCAGCGACGAGCCCCCGGCCACCGTCGTACCTGTCGTGCCCGTGGTTCCCGTCGTGCCAGTCACCCCGCCCACCGACACCAACCCGCCATCAAGCGGCACCGGCTCAGCCTCGGACACCAGTCCGGGCGCATCCACCTCGCAGATCGGTGAAGTGCCTGGTGGCGAGGGCGTGCGCACAGGCGGAGGGGCACTGGCACCCTTCGTCGCATGAGAATTACCGCCGCAATTGCGCTGGCGATACTGGCCCTGACCGGCTGCTCAGCTGGTCAGGGCCCTTCTACGCCGGCTCCGACCCCCAGTTCTGCGGCGCGGGCGCCACAGTTGTCCCCGGTGCCCCGCGCCGCGCCCACGTTCATCGACATCCCCGCCATCCAGGTGCACTCCAGCCTGATCACGGTGGGGCTGGAAAACACCCCGAAACACGAGATGCAGGTGCCCGATGTGGAGCATCCGGGCCAGGCCGCGTGGTTCTGCGACCACCCGCACCCCGCAGGGCAATTGATCAGCTGTGATGGCGGGGTCGTGCCTGGTCAGGTGGGTCCGGCCGTGGTGGTAGGGCATGTGGATGGTTCGCCGGCCACCGCGAACGGCCCGCACCAGGAGGGGGTGTTTTTCCGGCTACACGAGCTGGATAAGGGCGACATCATCAAGGTCACGCTGGTGGATGGCACAGTGTTGACGTTCGTGGTCTATAAGACGGCGAGCGTGCCGAAAGACCAGTTCCCGGTGCCGTCGGCGTACGGCAACACGGCTAGCCCGGAGTTGCGGGTCATCACGTGTGGCGGTCCGTGGAAGGACTCGGACACGGGGTATGCGAACAACATCCTCGTCTCAGCGGTGTTGACCGAGTCGCATCACGAATAGAGGGGGCCACGGGCGGGCCGGTGATGGAGGGGAAGCCTCCCGGCCCGCCCGTGGTATGCTCACAGCTGTTCCGGCTGTGAGGAGGCCCCATGTGTATGACCCCCGGCCATGCGCTCATGGGCGCCGCATCCGGTTATTTCACCTGCGCCGCTATCGAAATCGCTGGTAATTTCGAGTTCTCTTGGTGGTTTCCGCACATCGCCGCCGGCATAACCGCCGGCTGGGCCATGTGGTGCGACATCGACTCACAAAAAGCCGCAGTCTCCACTTCCCTGGGATTTATCACCCGCGGACTGCACGAGCTGATCTGCTGGATCGCCGCCGGCATCTACTACGCCACCCGCACCGACAAAGACGCCCCCCAACCCAAAATCCACCGGGGCATCACCCACACCTGGCCCGGCGCGCTGTTCATGGGCGTGCTCATGCTCACCCTCTGCCTGATCTACCCCACGATCGCCGTGCCCATCCTGCTCAGCATCTCCCTGCACTGGGGACTGCGCGGGCTGGCCATCCCCAAAGACGCACACGGCACGCCGCGCGGCAACGCCGCCGGGCGGTTCCTCACCAAACGCGCCTACACGTTCCTGCGCATGGTGCCCATGCCCGGCCGCATCTTCCGCTGGTTGATCAAGCGCGGTGCGAAGCTACTCGGGTTCTCCAAACCGTGGATGCGCACCTGCTCACTAGGCATCTGCCTGCTGGCCGCATTCGCCATGTGCCACGACCTACCCGAACTCGGGCACAGGGGCTACATCGTGCTGCTCGCCTGGCTCGTCACCCAAGGCTGCCTCGTGCACATGCTCGGCGACTCCCTCACCGAATCCGGCATCTGCTGGCGCTTCCCGTTCGTCAACCCTAAGACCGGCAAACGCTGGCAAGAAACCAAGATCCCCACCATCACCATCCGCGGCAAAGTCTTCAAGCCAGCCTTCAAAACCGGCCGCGCCTTCGAGATCGGCGTCGTCTACCCAGTGATGATCCTGACCTGCGTTGCGTGCGCCCCCGGTGGCTGGGCCCTGCTGGTCGAGCTGAGCCAGCACGGTCCCGCGTGGCGGCAGAGTGCCTACCTCGGCGCGGCGTTACCGTTCGCCCATGGCCGACCAGGACAAGGACAACGAAATCCGCATGGGCGACACCGCGCCCCGAGACGTCGCCAGCGCAGTCAAAGCGCGGCGGGTCCAAACCAAACCCCGCGCCCGCACCTCACACGAGGTGGAACAAGCTCCCGAACCCGCCCTGTCCACCGCGGACCTGGGCGTCGTCAGCACCTCCGTCGGCGCGCCCACCTTGACCGGCTCGTTCGTGGCCGGCATGACGGCCTCCGCTGACTACATCATCGCCCCGGACGACGGCTACGAGTCGTTCTACCCGCGCGGCGCCGCCCAACCCACCTGCATCAAACTGTGGTCCCGCGGCCAGCAGGTGCACAAGGCGTATTTCGTTGAGCACGGTGGCACCTCAGCGGCCAGCAGCCCCACCGAGGCGAAGCCGGTTAACGCCCCCGGTGGCGGCATTCACGACGCGGCCGGGTTGTCCACCGCCATCAAATAGTCATGGCGATCATCACCGTGGAGCAGGTGCGCAACCACCTGTCCGGCCCGGCGTGGAATGACCAGCAGCGCGCCGACTGCCAACGCTTCATCGACGGCCGGCAGGCGCGGCTGCAAAGCTGGCTGCGGATACCGATCGACCCGATCGAGGTCACCGAACGGGTCCGCGTCAGCCCCACCACCGGGCTGGTGATGACCACCTACCCGATCCACACCCTGATCGCCATCAACGATGTGCTCGTCGTCAACGGAGTGCCGCCGGACCCATACGAGATCCAAGGCGAAACGTGGCTGTATGACACCAGCTACCCGAGCCAGCCGGCCTACATCGTGCGCCCCTTCACCCTCACCGACGGCACGGTGTACGCGCCCCCGGTGAAGGTGCACTACATGGGCGGTTGGGGTGATCAGCCCGACCTGGTGGCCACCCTGCTCGACAAGGTGGGCAACTGCATGCTCAACCGCCACGACGACACGGTGATCGCCCGCAATCTCGACGCGGAAAAACCCGTCAACCTCAATGAGGACTGGACGGATCAAGAACTGTTGATGCTGCGCGCCCGGCGCCGGCCAGTGGGGGCGAGGTCCCGGTGAGAATCAACGTGCGCGTAGGCGGGCTGCGGGAAGCGCGCAACAATCTGCACGCCATGCGCGAACGCGCCCACGACCTCACCCCCGCCTGGGAAGAAGTGCTCACCTGGTGGGCGGTCACCAACGTAGAACACTTCGCCTCTCGTGGTCGACGCTGGCGCACCCCGTGGCCGGCGCTGCGCCCCACCACGATCCGCCAGAAGCTCACCGCCGGATTCGACTCCGCGCCGCTGGTGCGCACCACCCGACTGCGCACCGGCATGACCGGGCGGCCCATGGAGCACGAACACATGACGCACAACAGCCTCAATGCGGGCACCGGGGCGAAGTACGCGATCTACCACCAGACCGGCGCCCCCCGCGCGCACATCCCCGCCCGGCCGCTGGTAAACCTGCGGGCGGTCGCCGCGGAGGGGGTTGTGGGCTCGTGTGTGCTGACGTGGATCGTCGATGGTCGGCCGAACATTGGCGGGCATAACACCCGACTGGAGCGGTAGATGGGGGCCCCGGACACCGCGCAGCACACCCTCGCCGTGCACGACATGAGGCGAGTCCGCGCCGGCAGCTCTCTCGGGTTCACCCTCTATGCGCAGTTCGGCGATGACCCCGCAAAGGATGATCCGTACCTGGGTGTGTTGAACAATCCGATCCTCGCGCAGTACGCGGTCACCGCGATCAACGGTGGCCAGCTTCCGTCGCCGATGCCGTGGTTGGCGATCGGCCGGCTGATCTATCCAATGCCAGGGATGAACAGCATTGACGACTTCATCGGGGTCATGGCAACCCCGGCGATTGCCCGCTGGGTTGCTCATCGCGTTGCCACCGCCAAGGTTTCGGAACCGCCCCCATGACCCAGACGCAGCCCGAGCACGGGGTCAAGGCGGTACGGGATGCGGTGGCCGCGATGCTGGCTTTCGATTTGCCGCTACGCATCGACCGCATGACCTACCTGTGGCAACTAGACCGCGAGGCGATCCCGGTGCCCGACGAGGATGCGATCACCAGCGGGGAGGCTCCGGACAATGCGCTGACGGATCGGGGCATCACCAACGACGGCAACCAGAAGTCCGGCGCCTGGGTGGAGGTCATCACTCCCCGGCTGTTGCCGCGCACGCGCACGGTGGAGGTGACGGCGAGGGGCGGCACCGTCAATCGCTACTACTACTCCGCCCGCATCTACGTGTGGTGCCTGGCGGGCCGGTGGGCCGAGGCGATGGATCGGCGCGACCGGCTGGCCACGGCGGTGCGCGACACCTTGTTTTCGTACCCGACGCTGGCGATCCCCCCGGCGGTGGGCGACACCGGTTTCCTGGTTAATTCGTCGTCGATCTCCGAGGAGTACGGCGAGCCGGTGCGCATGGGGAAGGGCAACACGCGCGTGTGGGCCCCGGCGCTGCTCACCTACGAGATCGCCCACGAGTACGACACTGACGCGGTGACCACCATCGACGACTGGGGCAGTTTCCAGCACATTGATTTGCAGGTCACGCTGCTGCCCTGGACTGGCCCTGCGGAGGATCCCGGTGACAACTAAAGCGAAGATGCGCAAGCTGCTGCTGAACTCGGGCCGCGCTGGAGTGGTTTACACCGAGTCGGGGTTGCAGCTGGGCGGTGGCGAACGGGTCGAGTTCACCGCTCTTGACAAGGTGGGGCAGGCCGCGGTGGATCACGGCTATCTGATGGTGGTCGAGTCCCCGGCCGCCGACACGGACTAGCCTGCCGCGGTGATTGCTCTTAGCGCAGACGAGGCCGCGCATTTGAAGGTGCTGCTCGATAACGCGGTACCGCGCGAGCCGGGCGGTTCCATGGACTGGGAAGGCGTCGGGCGTCGGATCGCCGAGTCGTATCTCGGTTATCGGCCGCGCTGCTCGTGCCCGCAGCCTTTGATGGTGGGGCAGCCGACCGCGCCGGGCTGCCCAGTGCACGATGAGTCCCTTGCTGATGGGCGTTGGGTTATGAAGGGCGCATCGTGGTTGCGCATGGACACTGAGCCTGCGCAAACCTGACGGCGCGTCGCGGCGAGTGAGTATCCGTAGCTCTGCGATGATCCGGCCCGTGCCGATGCTGCGGAGGCCATCATGGCTGTAGGCGTGACCGTTACCCGCACCGCGACCGCGGGTCAGATCTATCCCGCCCCGGTCCCGTCTGCGACCTATTTTGTGGTTGGTTTGGCGGAACGCGGCCCCGCCACGGATGTGGCGCGGGTGACGAGCCTGGCCCAATTCCAAGCCATCTACGGCAATCGGCCCTCCTACGGCAACCTGTATGACGACGTGACCACGTTCTTCGCCGAAGGTGGCGGAGAGGCGTACATCGCCCGCGTGGTGGGGCCAGCGGCTACTGCGGGCGCGCTGGCCAGCCCGTTGCAGGACCGGGCGAGCACCCCAGTGAACACGATGTCTTTCGCCGCATCGGGTCCCGGTGCCTGGTCTTCCGATGTGTCGATCTCCATTTTGAACGGCACTGTGCCCAACACGTTCACCGTGTCGGTGATGTACAAGGGCGTTGAGCAGGAGCGTTACGCGAACCTGGCTTCCCCGCAGGATGCGGTCACGAAGATGGCCGGCTCGAAGTGGGTGGTGGCCAGCGATTTGGCGTCGGCGACCACCGCCCCGAACAACAATCCGGCGGTGACCACTAACCCGGTTTCGTTGTCGGCAGGCTCGGATGACCGGGGGTCGGTGAATGCGGCGACGCTGGTGGCCGCGCTGGCTCGGTTCGGGTCGCAGTTGGGTGATGGGTGTGTGGCGATTCCCGGTGGCGGGGATGCCACGCATGCGGGATTGATTGCGCACGCGCAGGCGAACTCGCGGTTGGCGATTCTGGTGTCGTCTCGCGGCGCTGGGGCGACACAGCTGGCCACTCTGGCGGCCTCCTACGACAGTGAGTACGCGGGCCTGTTCGCCCCGTGGCTGCTCACCAAGGACCAGTACGGGGGCACGCTGGCGATCCCCCCGGACGGGTATGTGGCCGCGGTGCGCAGCCGGGCGCATCGCACGGAGGGCCCGTGGCAGGCGCCAGCTGGGGACCGGGCCCGCTCGATCACGATTACGCAGCCGGACCAGATTTTCGATGCGGTCACCGCGGGCGCACTGGAGGACGCGAAAGTCAATCCGATCATGCCGGTCGCTGGGGGTGTCCGGCTGTATGGGTGGCGTTCGTTGTCTTCGGATCTGGCGAACTGGCGACTGCTCACCGGTATCGACGTCATCAACCGCATCGTGGTCGCCGGCCAGCAGGCCCTGGATCCGATGCTGTTCGACGCGATCGACGCCCGCGGGCATCTGCTGGCGCGTATCGAGTCGGCGCTGACCGGCATCGTCAAGCCAATGGCCGACAGTGGGGGATTGTTCCCCTGGATTGATTTCGACGCCACGGGGCAGCCGACGGAACTAGATCCCGGCTATCTGATCACCACGGATCCGTCGCGGGATGTGGCCAGCGGTAACACGGTGCGGGCCACGGTGGCGGTGCGGGTGTCACCCACCGCAGTGTTGATCGAATTGACTGTCACCAAGGTCGGCGTGACCCGCCGGTTCTAGGAGGAGCACACCATGAAGGCGGCTGCCAACCAATTCCTGGTGACCTGTCCCGCGTTCGGTTCGCGCACGTTCACCAAGAAGACGGGCGGCGAGAAGCAGGCGGAAACGGCCACCTGGTATGACGGTGGCTCCACTACACCTGATGTGCTCGCCGCGTCTCCGAAGACCACCGACGTGGTGCTCACCAATGCTTTTGACCCGGCCGTGGACGGCCCCCTGCTGAAGATCGCTAAGGCGCAGGTGGGCATTCTGCGGACCACGTTGAGCGTCGTGCCGTTGCAGGGTGATATGACACGCGTTCCGGGCGGTATCCCCGACACCTACACCAACGCCCTACTTAAGGCCGTCAAGCTGGTCGAGGTGGATGCCAACGCATCGGACCCGGCGCAGTGGGAGCTGACGTTCGCTGTCGCGGACGTCACGTAGTCGATGGGCAGCGCGAGCTGACCCTGGGCGGTGTCCTCACAGCGTCCGGGGTCGGCTCGGGTTGCCCATCTACTGTGAGGAGCAAGTGTGAGCGAACAACCGACTGTGTATGACCCGCTGGGCGGTGGCGCGCATGCCGCCGGCTCGGGGATTACCACCTATGTCTCTCCGGAGCTGCCGTCCACTCTGGACGATCTTCGGGCCGCGGTGGAGCAGTCCGAGCAGGTCGCCGAGGTGGAGTTCCCCGACTGCAACCTGTCTGGGCCCGGTGGCTACATCCGCTTGGTGTGCTCGACGCAACTGTCTCAGCAGGATTTCAAGCGCATCCAGCTGGCCGGGCTGCCGCGCGAGCAGCGACGCAAGCGCATGCCGGACATCAAACAGATGGATGAAGTGGCGGTGTACGCGCGGTTGATCGTAGCGCAGTGTGTGCGGGTGGAGCTGCTCAACGGAGACGGGTCCTATCGGGCGGTGGACAGTGCGCAGGAGCGCCCGCTGGAGGATCCGACACTGCTGGCGCAACTGGGCGTGATGGATCCGGTGATGGGCGTTAAGCGGGTCTTCGGTAACCGGGATGCGCTGGTGATGCGCGCCGGTATAGAGCTGCAAGAGGCGTGCGGCTATGGCGAGGACGCGCCGGGCGCGGACCCTACGTAAGCCAGCATCCGCTACTGGCTCGTCGCGAAGCGGTCATCGAATACCTTGCTGGGTTGGGCGTGGTGCGGGAAGCCGCCATGGTGGCCCGGCTGTTTCGCCTGGATCCGGTGATGCTGCTCAACGATGACGCCGACGAGTGGCCGATGCTGGTGCGGGTGGCGTGCGCCCGCTTTATTGCCCGTCAGGAGGAGGCCGCAGCGAAGCGGGCAGCGTCACCGGGGGGCTGAACTGTTCGAAGACCTCGCTGAGTCCACTGAGGCGTAGCACGGTGGCGACGATGCCGCGGTTGGCGTAGCGCAGGTAGAACGCGCTGCCGGTGGCGTGTGCTCGGACTCGGGTGTCGATGAGCAGGGACAGCCCGCAGGAGCCCATGAAGCGCGTCTGGGTGAGGTCGATGACGAGCCGGCGGGGTTTGCGGGCTAGCGCGGTGTCGATGGCCTGGCGCACGAGAGCCGCTGTGTTTTCGTCGAGTTCGCCGAAGACGGCGATGGTGTCGTAGTCGAGGTGGCGGCTGACTGTGGTGCTTAACAGCAGGTTATTGGGCGTACTGTCGGCGGCCGGTTTGCGAAGAGGGTGGCTCATGGGTGGATTCCTTACCGGGGGCGCGTTGCGCCGGAAGGTGCCTCAGAGTCCTCTTTGCGGCGGCTATGCGCAGCCGCTATCTGGGTTGTGCGTGTCGGCGCGTGCACGGGCTGTGGGCGCTGACACCATCACCGCGTGACCTGGAGATGCGCGGGGAGGTGGGATGGCCGCTGAGGATGAAGCGCATCTACGGGTAACAGCGGATGAGGAGTCTCTGTCGGCGGCGCTGACCCGCTCCGATGAGCACCTTGCGAAGACCGATGAATCGTTCGCGAAGCTGGGCCGGGCTGCACAGAAGGCGGGCACTGAGGTCCAGTCGGGCATGTCCCGCAGTGAACGGGCAACGAATCGGGCTCGGGATGCGGCGGGCCGGTTCATTCCGGTGGCGAAGGCTGCGGGCGATGCGGCGCTGGGCGCCGGGGCGAAGGCCGGTGTTGGCTCGGAGGGTTTCGAGAAGTGGGCGAAGTCGCTCGATAAAGCGTCTAAGAAAGTCGGCGGCTTTAACGGTCTCATTAAGCTGGTTAAGTGGGGGACGCTGATCACGGGCGGTCAGATGGCCATCAGCATGCTCAATTCGTTGGGCGCTGGTGCTGTGATGGCCATTGGTCGACTCTCGCCAATGGTCGGCGTGCTGGGCGCAATCATACCGCTGCTGTTCGCTTTCGGCGGCGCTATGGCGATCCTCAAAATCAGCGGCAAAGATATTGGTGCGCTACTACGTCCACTGACTAATGATTTCATGGCGATGCGCTATGAAATCACTCAAGCGTTAGTGCCCGGCATTCGCCAATTCACCGATATTGTGCATGATCGACTAATCCCCACGCTGAAATCTGGGTTAGTCGGCATGGCATCCGGCATGGGCAAGGCAGCAGTTAATTTCGCACAAGCAGCCTCGTCCGGACGCAATGTGGAAATGATTAGCCGCATTTTCGCTGGCCTGAATCCGCAGGTCGCCACGTTCGGCACGATCGCTGGGCGCGGGTTCGGCGCCTTCCTGAACCTCGCCTACGCCGCATTGCCGCTGCTCCAAGCCATGATCGGTAGCGCGGATCGGCTCTCGGCCCGCTTCGAAGCCTGGACGCAGCGGGTCACTGACTCAGGCAAGGCCACTTCCTGGATGATGAAGGCGTGGGATCAGGCCACCAGATCCGCCCATACCTTCATAAACTTCCTAGTCGGTATTTATAACATTTTCACCATTGCCGGGAAGGTCGCTAAAGATAACTTTGGCGGTGGGCTGGCCTCGGCGAGTCAGCGATTCCGCGACTGGACGACCTCGGCTGCCGGGGTTGCCCGGATCACCAAATACTTCGAAGACGCCGTGCCCGTCTTGAAAGAAACGCTGGGTCTATTCGGCGACATTCTCAAGGGCATCGGCCATCTTGGCGCAAGCCCCGGTATGGCCAATCTCATTCACCAATTGCGCACCGAGTTTTTGCCTATGCTGAGCAACTTATTTCATAGCATTGGTGGGCAGACCGGCTTCGGTCCCGCGTTAATTGATTTCTTGTCCGCAATCGCAAGCATTCTGTCCAACATTCCACTCGGCGGGCTGACCGACATGCTGAGAATCCTCGCCGGGCTGGCCGCCACTGTGGCGTGGCTAGTGGCGCACGTGCCCGGCCTCGGACCGGCGATCGGCCTGTTCCTCACCCTCTGGACCGTGACCGGCGCCGCGCTCAAGATCGCCAGCAAGGGGCTGAAGGCCTTCGAATGGATCACTAAGCTCACCGGGCCGACAAAAGATCTCACCATCGCCCAAAAGTCACTCAAGCTGGTCTTCGAGGGAGTCTCTGGCGCCATCAAAGGCGTCGCCGAAGCCGTGGCCTGGTCCCTGCGCGCCATTGGCATCGCCATCGCTGCCAACCCCGTCGGCGCCATCATCGTGGGACTCTTGCTGCTCGTCGGCATCCTGATCTGGGCTTACTTCAAATTCCAGTGGTTCCACGACTTCGTGAACTGGGTCTTCAAAGGCCTCGCCGACGGAGCCGTGTGGCTAGCTAAAGCCATCGCGCAACCCTTCATCGACATCTTCAATTTCGTCAAATGGGTCTACAACGGCCTAGCAAACCTGTGGAACTCCATCCCCGAGATCAAGGTGCCCGACTGGGTGCCGGTGATCGGCGGCAAGGGCTTCACTCTGCCGAAGCTACCGCTGATGGAGCGCGGCGGCGTCATCGAGTACGAGACCGCCATCGTGGGCGAGCGCGGACCCGAGGCCGTCATCTCCGGCGGCAAACTGTGGGGCATGGTCGGTATGGGCGGCCCCGAACTGCGCAACGACCTGCCACGCGGCGGCTACGTAGTGCCCTCCCTGGCCTCCATGCTGCGCACTCCGCAGCTGGCGAAGACGCTGCCTCAGCCGGTAGCCGCCGCGGTGGCCGCTTCGGTGCCTGGATACTCCGAACTGCTCGATAGGCCCTCAGCGTTCGACACAGCCCTACCGCCAGTGGTGAATATCGACACCAAAGGTGAGCGCATCGTCGAGGCTGTGCACGAGCTAACCGACACCTTGCTCCGGCGCGACGCAGACGACGGCAAGATCGACAAACTGATCGCTGCGATGGACCGGCGCTCTCGCGATGACAACCGCCGCGCCCTGGCCCGCCGGTACAGCTACTAAGGGGGGCACGTGGCGCTTGCTGTTATCCGCGATCCAGTCACCGGAGTCAACTTCACCGCCGTGCCCGGTGCTCGCGCCTACTTCCTCACCGAGACCGGCTCACTGAGTTTCACTTTCCAGTTCGCGCCGCCGGTCATCGAGTACGGCACGCTGGAGCAGGACTGGGTGGAGGTTGACCGGGTTGGCCTGGTGCCGCTGCTGGTGCGCAAGGCCGACAAACTGGACACACTCAAATTCAGCATTCAGATCGCCTCAAAAACTGATGTGTTCGAGGAGCAGAACGGCTACATCGACACGCTGCGCAACATCGCGAAGTCCAATGAGCGCATCATGTTCCGCTACAGCGATCACGAGGCCGGACTGTGGCGCATCACCGCGCTGATTGTGCACTCCGCGATTCGCCATCCCACCAGCAACCGGATCATCCAGGGCAGCGCAGACATCACGCTGACCCGAGCCAGCGATCCTGCGTTGGGGGTAGGTCCCACCTCGGTGCCGGCCGCGCCGCAGCCAGCGCCAGCGAAGGCCGCAGCGACGGCCCCGGCAACCACCTACACCGTGGCGCAGGGTGACACGCTGTGGGGAATCAGCGCGAAGACCTACGGGTCGGGGGATAAATGGCCTCTGATCTATGACGCGAATCGTGACAAGATCCAAGATCCGGGCAACATCCATGCAGGGCTGGTGCTGACCATCCCGCCGGGCTGAGGGGAAACCATGGGCTGGGTACGCGATTTGATCATGCTGGCGATCGGCATTGTGCTCATCGTTCTTAACGGTCTGGTGCCATATCCGCTGAGCACTGTCATGTACGTGGTGGGGATCCTGCTGGTGGTGATCGGCGTAATCCTGCTGGTCGTGGATCTGATTCGCGGCGCCCCGGTCGCGTAGCAAACGGGGTACGCCCCCATGGCTTGAGCACTGACACAGCTACTGCCGAGGTGAGGGCGATGGCTGCGGCGAGCCGGTCATAGCGGGTGTGCACGGCTACGAGCATCGCGGCCAGCCCGTAACAGGACAGCACACCGGCCAGCGTGATCTTTCCAAGCAACCACCAATGGCGCACCAACCCCCATGCGCTACACGCGGCGAGGATCAACCCGGTGCACAGCACGAGCGCCACGGTGGGGATGAGTAGCCACGCGATGTAGACCCCGGCAAGCCCATCGAGCACACCGGGGCCCGTGTGGCTACGTAGCTCCGCGAGATCGGCGAGGCCGAGCACGAGCAGAACGCCGAGCCAAAGAGATGCGCCGACGGAGTGGGCGGCGATCAGCACGATTCGAGTTGTTCGAGATAGGCGCCGGGGGGCTAAGCCCGTGCGGCGGTGCACGCGCCGAGCTTTCCGCTGATGGACATACGGTCCTCACAGATGCACATGCAAAATGGTGTGAGCGCAGACCGTAACTGGTCAATCACTCTTCGGTAGCAGCCCCGCGCTACAGTGCGTAACCTGCGTGTCCAACGCAGCGCAACCGGCCCGCCACATAGGGTGCGCCCGTGGCAGCTGGGCAAATCAAACTCACCGGGCCTCAAGTCGCCCAGCTCGTCGTGGAAGCCGGCTTCCCCGAGCAAGACCGCGTAACCATGGTGGCCATCGCCAAAGCGGAATCCGGCTGGACCGTCGACGCCATCAACACCGCCAACTCCAACGGCAGCATCGACCGCGGGCTATTCCAGATCAACTCCGTGCACAGTCAGTACAACGCCCAGCAGCTGCTCACCGACCCCCGCTACAACACCGCCGCCGCCAAAGCCATCTACGACTCACAGGGCCTGCGCGCCTGGTCGACCTACAACAACAACGCCTACGTGCCCTTCATGGCCGAATCAGGGCAAGCTGTGGCCAACGCTGGCGGACTCACCGGTGCCCCGCCGGTCGCCGGCTCCGACCCGGCCAGCCAAACCGTCGTCTACGGCCCACCCGGCGGGGAAGAGACCCGCGCCGGCACCGGCATCGCGCTGCAATTCAACACACCCACCGCCTCCGGGGCGCTCGGCCCGTTGCAGGTGCTCGGCCAGCAAGCCGGTGAGGACGTCGGCCTTCAGGTCATCAACGAACCGACCTTCACCGCCGGCACCTCCACCATCCCGCACGTGTCGTTCTCCGTGCTCGACCCCAACTTCGGCCTCTCGATTAAGAAGCTGTTCGACAAAGGCAACACTGTTACCTGGCGCGATGCGTTCCTGCGCATCGACACCGTGTCCTACGTGCCCGGCGACCACGGGCAGGGGCAGGCCGATGTGGTCGCCGAAGACGACATCGTGCACGCGCTACGGCAGCTGCGCGGGCCGAAAACCGAGTCCAACATCGACGCGGTTACGTGGCTGTTCCAAGAGCTGAGCACGGTGGGCTACGACCCCACCAAGTTCCTGCTCGGGGAAAGCGTGGCCACCCAGTCCACTATCAGCCGCGACGTCTACGACCCCTCCATGGGGGTGGTCGACGAGGCCGAGTTCCCCTCAGCCTGGACGACGATCCTGCGCCTGGCGAAAGAGCTGGGCAAGTGGTGCTTCATCTCCGGGCGCCGGATCATCTTCGGTTCGGCCGCATTCTCCATGACCTGGAGCGCACCGAGCCCGATCCTGCTCGGCTGGGATGGTGCCCCGGATGCCGAGCGCATGATGGACATGCCCACCAGCACGCGCACCACCATCGCCGAGCGCGTGATGACGTTGCAGGTCTCATGCCGGGTGCCGCACGCCCGCGCCGCCGATTTCCGCCCCGGCGTACCGGTGAACGTCTACGGGGTAATGGGCACCGACGCCACGCGAGCCAACCCGCACCGCATGATGGTGTCCGACATTCAGCACGTGCTGGCCACCGACACCGACGGCGCCGACGTCACGCTGATCGAGCCGGTGGACCCCCCACCGCATCCCCCCGGCTCGACGCTCGATCCGAACAAGGTGCCGACCACGGCGGGCGCGGCCGGCATCTCCGGTGGGGGCGCGGACGGTCAGGTGGAGACGTTCGTGCGCAACGCGTTGTCACAGACTGGCAAGGCGTACGTGTACGGGGCGCAGCCCTCGGCGACGGACCCGAACCCGCGGGCGTTCGACTGTTCGGCGCTGGTGCAGTGGGCGGCGACTCGGGCGGGTATCGCCGGAGTCCCCCGCACTTCGCAGGCGCAATACGGGGACTGTGATTTGATCTCCGCCCAGACTGCCATCGCCACCCGCGGCGCGCTGTTGTTCGTCGACGACCTCTCGCACGTCGCCATCTCCCTGGGCAACAACTTCACCATCGAGGCGTCCAACGAAACACGCCCCGTCGGCCAGCTCAACGCCCTCGGTCGGGGCTTCACGAAAGGCGGCAAGCTGCGCGGTGCGAAGGGCTACGCATGAGCGACCCGGTTAACCATCCTGACCACTACAACGCTCACCCCAGCGGCGTGGAGTGCATCGCCATCACCGAGCACATGGGCTTTTGCCTCGGCAACGCCGTGAAGTACATCTGGCGCGCCGATAGCAAGGGCAACGCGATCGAAGACCTGCGCAAGGCCGCCTGGTACGTCAACCGCGAGATCGAACGGCGCGAAAAGGCGGCTGGCGCGTGACCTCACCACGCTCGGGCGGCAACTGGGGCACCATCAACCGGGCCACCGTCAAAGGCATCGGCCCGCAAGGCGGCGTACTCGTCGAGGTGCCAGCGTTCGCCCCCGGCGGCACCATGGGCCCCATCCCCACCTGCGTGCCCAACCTCGCCATCGGCGAAGCCGTGCTCGTCGCCAACATCTCCACCTCACGGGACACCCTCGTCGTCATCGGCCGTGTGCCCGGCCGCGCCGACACCATGGCCGAGATCCCCAACTTGATGGCCACCATCACCGCGCTGCAAACCGCGGACTCCTCCGCCGCAAGCCGACTAACCAGCGCGGAAGGGCGATTAACGTCGGCGGAGGGTCGGCTCACCACCGACGAGGCGAACATCGCCACCAACACCAGCAACATCGCCAGCCACGTGCACACATCCACGCCGGGCGCCTACGCGGTCGGCGGTAACGAAACCGTGGGGGGCACGCTGGGGGTGACCGGCGCGGCCACCGTTGGCAGCCTCAACGCCGGCAGCGGCAACATCACCACCACGGGCGCGGTCAACACGGGCACCCTGACCGCCACGGGGGCCGTTGCGGGCGCCTCAGTGGCAGCCACCAACGCAGCCACCGCGCACGGAGGTAACTGCACCACGGCATCCCTGATCGCCGGACAGCACACCCAGTACGTCTCCAAAATCATCGGCGCGGCTGCGGCGGTACAAACCCGCTCCAATCGTCAACCCGTCGTGCACGGGGTGCGCCAATCGGGTCTGTCCCTGGCCATCACCGGAACCGAGACGCAACTCCTCACCGCCAATTTCGTCAACAAAGAGGACTGCAATCACCTCTATAATTTCGCGATCGGCACATTCGTCAACGCCGGAGCGGGAACCAACGTTGAGCCCTCGGACGCCTATCTGCGCCTGAGAGTTGCCGACAATCCAGGCGGCACCGTCCGATTCGACTCGGGTCAGATTTTCCGCGCTATGGGTGCCGAGTACTACCAATACAGCAATCAGCGCGAACAGCCACGCACCATCATCACGCACGCCGACACCTACCTCTGGACGGCCGGCAGCGGCTTCCAGATCCAGATTTGGGGGCAGCTGCAAACGGTGCTCGGCTCGGTGCTGGACCTGGTGAACGGCTTCGTCATGGAAGTGGTCACCGTCGACTAGCGCGCCACCACCAGCGATCACCCCCCGACATGCCAGGATGCGGCGCGTGGCGCAGGTATGGGATTGGCCGTTCGCACTCGGCCCCGGCGGCAGTGTGGCCACCGTCGAACAGGACTCCGACCGCGATGTCGAGAACCTGATCGCTGTCGCGTGCCTCACCCGGCCCGGTGAGCGCCAGCAGGCCCTCTCGTTTGGGATCGCCGATCCCGTCTTCGTCGGGTGGGAATTGCAAGCCCTGGAACGGCACTGCCTCGACTTCGGTCCCCGCGTGGACCTCTCCGATGTGGTGATCTCGCGTACCAGCGACGTCAACGGGGACCGCGAAGTCGTCACCGTCACCTGGGCGCGGAAGCCGGCGGGCCGATGAGCCAACCCCTATCCCGGCCCCCAGCGGACCTCGGCGCCTACGTTGACCTGCGCATCTTCGATGTGCCGTCGCAAGACCTGATTAACGCCATGATCGCCATGTATGGGATCTCGAATCCCGGCTGGGTGGCGCGCGAGGGCAACACCGAAGTCCTGCTCATGGAAGCCATTGCGCTCGCTGTCGCCGAGAACGTGGTCGCTATCAACCGACTGCCCGGCGCCGTCGTCGAAGCCGTGCTCGGGCTCGCCGGAGTGCTGCGCGACTTCGGGGCGCCGGCCACCTGCACCGCCACGATCAACGTTGCCGACAATCTGGGCTACACCATCCCGACGGGCACGAGGTTCTACCTCACGCTGGCCACCGGGCAGGTGGTGGTGTTCCTGGCGCAATCCCCGGACACGCAGATCGCCTCCGGCCAAACCTCCGCGACCGTGAACCTGATCAGCCAAATCAACACCGCGGCGGCCAACGGGGTCGCCGCCGGAGCGCGACTGGTGCTCGCCGACCAGCTCAACATGATCCAATCCATCACGCTGTCCAGCACCGTAGCTGGCGGGCGCGACCCCGAGACCGACGTCGCCTGGCGTGATCGCGGCGTCGCCCGACTGCAACGCCTATCCGATGCGCTGGTCGTACCGCAGCAATTCAACGCCTTCATCGACGAGGACGTGCGCATCGGCCGCGTGATGACCATCGACCTGTGGGACGGGTCCGTGGGATCCCCCACCCTGCCCGGCACCAACCCCGGTCACATCACCTCCGCTGTGCTCGACCCCACCGGGCTACCGCTAGGCACGTCCGACCTCACCGACCTTCAGAATCAGGCGCAGGCCAAAGCCGCGGCGATGCTCGCCGTGCACGTCGTCAACGCCACCCTCGACAACCTGAATGTGTTCGTCACATTCACCACCGCCGCGGGCTACACCGCCTCCGCCGTGGCCGCCAGCGTTACCGCCGCCATTCGTAACTACGTCAACCCACTCACCTGGACTGCGGGCGCTCCAGCGCGGCACAACGAGTTTGTGTCCCTGGTCGACCAGGTGCCCGGTGTCGACTACGTGAACCACCTGCTGCTCAACGGCTCAACTCTCGACATTGTGGCCAGCTCGCCCCGCGCGCTGCCGCAAGCCAACGTCGTAGACTCCGCTGATCCGGTCGCCGGGGGCGGCTTCGAGGACCACTTCAACTCCGACACCTCCACCTTGTCGACCACGTTGTGGACCGCTGCGGGCACCGCGGCGATCGTGTCCAACCGGCTGCGCATGACCGCGCACTCCACCTACGCCGACTCGGTGACCTCGGTGGCGAAGTACAACTTCACTGGCCGCCGGGTGCAGGTAAAGACACCCACTGTGCCCACCGCCACGGCCGGAGAAATGCTGGTGCGGGTCTACACCGATGCCAACAACTGGCTTTCCATCGGCAAGTCCGGCGCCAACCTGCTGATGCGGATCCGCCTGGCCGGGGTCAACAACGACACGACCCTCGCCTACGACGCCACCAACCACGTGTGGCTGCGGATCCGCGAATCTGCACCAGGCACCGTCGTGTGGGAAACCAGCGCCGATGGCGCCTCATGGACGGTGCGGCGCACCGCCAGCGCAGGCCTGCCGGCCTACACGAGCACCAACATGGTGCTCATCGCGGGGCACACCTCCGCGGGCAGCACCGATGACCAGATCGTCGAGTTCGATGACTTCACCTTGATCTGATGGCCACCACGATCCCCACCCTGCCAACGGCGCCGGCCGTTAACTCTTTCGCGGCGCGCATCTTCGCCCGCCTGCCGGAGGCTTACCGGGTTGCTGATGCCAATCTTGGTTACCCGTTCCTGCTCTACATAGATGCCGTCACCTACCAGTTGGGGCAGATCCAAGACACCGTTGCCGGCATCCGAGGCAAGCGGCCTATCGGCCCGTCTGATCCGGAGCCGTGGTCACTGCACCCCTCGGAGGTGGACGCCTACCGGGATAACCGGCAAAACGTTCTGTCCACGTTGGGGGATCCGACCACAGCGGACCCGGCGTGGCTGCCGTGGCTAGTGCAGATGGTGGGCGGCGTGCTCGATCCCACCGCGAGCGTGCAAGAGCAGCGCGACACAATCCGCTACGCCACCTCCGGGTGGGAGGCCGGGTCGGTGCAGTCCATCGAGTACGCGGCCCGCACGGCGTTGACCGGCTCGCAGTACGCGCTGGTGCTGCCCCACGTGCTGCCGGATGGCACGGTGGGCACCCCGTGGGATGTCACGATCTTCACCCGCACATCGGAAACCCCGGACCCGTCAGCGGTGATCGCTGCGGTGCTGCGTAAGCGGGTCAAGCCGGCGGGCGTGGTGCTGCATCAGGGTTTCGTCGAGGCCCCCTGGGATGTCATCGAGGCGCAGCGCCCCATCTGGGATCTGTGGGAGTCCGATTCGCAGGGCGCCGTGTCGTGGGATCGGTTCGCCGAAACCGGGTTGTCGTACGCCTCGGTGCCGGGCAATCTGGTGCCGAATGCCTCATTCGAGGCCGATACGTCCAGCTGGACAGCCGGCGCGAACACAACGAAGTCGTGGCTGGCTGGCGGGGTGGATGGGCTCGGGCAGTGTGTGCTCACGGCCACCGCGGCGGGGCAGGTCAATCTCACCTCTTCGACGTTCGCGGTCACCGCGGCGCACGACTACCGGGCGGCGTGTTCGGTGAAGCCGTCGACGGGCACGCGCACAGGCCGCCTGATCTACACCTGGTCGACGGGTGCGACGAACACTGCACCGGATTTCACCGCGACGGCGGGTGTGTGGACTCGGGTGCCGATGGCGAAGTTCACTGCGCCGACGGGTGCGACGACGCTGAAGGTGGCTATTCAGGTCGATGGGTTGGGTGTGGGCGAGACGTACATCGTGGATGCGTTCGACGCTCGCGAATACCACGGCTAGTAGCCTGCTCCGGCGAGCGGGCCGCCGGAGTCAAGGCCATCCCCCCGACACCGACACCACCAGTGGTTAAGGGCTTGTGTTCGGCCGGAGTAACGCCGGGGGGCTTCCTGCCGGCTGCCACGAACACCCCTGCTCCGCACACCTCGGTGTGGCGCTCATGCGCCGAGGCTGCGGCCCGCTCGCGCGTGTCGCGCACTGCCTGATCTCCACACACTGTCACGATCACGCCCGTGGCCATTACTCGCACGACTCGCGTTGGCTTGGAGCAGTGGTCCAGCGGGCAGGACTCGCCGAGCCGCATCGGGTTCAACACCGACTTCGCGAATCTGGAATCCAGGGTTGCGCTGGATCAGCGCACACCGGGGGCGGCGCTGCCAGCATCCGGGCTGGTCACGGCGGAATACTTTGAGCGCACCCTCGATCTGGGCGGGGGCGCGACCGGCTATCACCTGTACCGCACGGACCCTGGCGCGACGTGGCGGGCGCAGAACTGGGTTCCGGAACGACTAATCGTCCGGCCGCCGGACACATCCCCCTCGGTAACCGCTGAGGCGTTCCGGGTGGAGCACACGAGCGTGGCTAACGGGCCGAGCGTCTCGACCTCCTGGGATGGCGGGATGACGCTGCGCAAGCAACTCATCCTCGGCGGCACCGCAGACGGGACTATTGGCCGACTTTCGGTCGGTGGCCTGGACGCGGTACCGGCTGGTGTGCGCGCCCGGATCACCCCACTGGGCGCGGAAGCGGGCCTCGAGATTCGCGCCGGGGATGCGAACGTGACGGCGCTGCTACGCGGCATCGACTCGTCGGGTAATCAGGTACTCACTGTCTCGGGCACGGGGCAGCTGACGAGCACGCAGGGCGCCGCATTCGGCGGTACCACGCCCAGCAGCTCGGCGAGCCTTACGGTGGGCCCGCAATCGTCGGGGGCGATCAACACCGGACTGTTGGGCTACGGGCA